TACTATAATTTAATATAATTATATTATATTATATTTACAGCACAACTCCTATTTTTGTTATTTTTATTGTATTTTAATATATTCTTATTATTACATAACCCCTATTTTTATAAAATGTGACACTTTCTTTTATCATACATAAAAATATCACATTTATCTAAAATCCCAACAGATTCATTCATTTTTTATATTTTAACTTACCAATATATATATACTTATATATAGGTAAGTTAAAATTCATTTTCTAGGTAAATCTGTTGGGATTTCATCAAAAAATCCATTGATATCAGTATTTACCCCTCGGCATATTTTCATCTCTGGAATATAATCTTTCTCTGACCTATAAACATTTTCATCTCTTAATTGCCTATTAGCTTTAACAATAGTACTCTTAGATAATCCTGTCAATTCAATCAAATCATCAATAGTATAAGGTTGATTCTTTACTGCCTCCTCAGTAGCTAACCAAGTTTTCAATAGCGGAATGAAGCTTCTCCCATGATATTTTTCTTGAATTTCTTTACATTTCCGCAACTTAATAATTGAAACCTTATATTTCTTCTCAACACTCCTATATAAAGACGCGGTAAAATATTGTTCATCTGTTTTATCAGGATAATAACCAATATAATCAGCATCCATTTCAACTAATACTTCCTTTAACTTATTAATATTCGCGGCGGATGGTAATACTCCAACATAATTTAAAAAATCTTTATAACTTCCTCTAAAAGTTAACAAAGGCGTTAAACAAACTCCTACTAATACCAAGAGATTCCAATCTATCATCTTTAACATATCATCTTGTAAATATATTTCTTTCTTTTCATCAAATATAGTTAAAGCTCTATTATCTTTAAAACTCATATCATATTCTATTGTATAATCCGCGGAAATGCCTCTTCCTTCTTTATTTAAAATAATACCTTTTTTTAATAAACTTTCCGCAGTTCTTTTATAATTGTTTTTTAATGTTGATTCCGCAATTCCTAAAGCTTCACTTACTTCTTTTATATTCATTATTCACTATGCTCCTTTATATAAAAGTGTCACAATTTTAAATAATTATTCTTCCGCAAGTTAAAAGTTTGTGACACTTTTTCCATTTTTTATATAAAGAGTATTGAACTTTTAACTTCCTAAATATAAATAATTTAAAAACTCAATACTCTTTATATAAAGTCGATGCGAACAAGTTCGCATCTCTAAGTCTTGGATTTTCAAATGAGAATTCGGGATTAAAAGATTTCCGCTTCGCTCCAATCTTATTAATCCTCTCATTCTCTTTGAGAAATCCAAAGTAATATCTTCTTTAATTAGGTAAAAACTTAATATAAGTTCCTCTCATTCCCGCACTTTTAACTTCAAAAACACCAATCAAATCTAGTTTCTTTAACATACTACTAATACTTGTGCGGGAAAGGTGTATTTCATCTGCAAAATGTGAAACATTTACACAAGTTTGTTCTCCTTGAACTAATTTCTTTAAAATTGCTTCATATGCCATGTATTCATTAGGAGTCAATATCTCCTTTACTGTTCTTTTGTTACTCATTTGTTTTCTCCTTTTTTATTCAAAATCATCTGGGTCAAGATGTTCATATCTAATTTCACTATCATACCATGTTTTTATACCATATTCCGCGGAAGCCGCTCTTCCTACTTTTTCAATAATTATACCTATCTTTTCTCTATTCTTCTTAACATCTTGAAATCTTTTCCTTAAATAATTAGGTTTCACACCTAATTCTTCTGCTAATTCTTCTAATGTCACGCGGAAACCCTCCTTTAAGTTTCTTCAGTCAAGATTAAAGTTTCACCAATCTGCGGTTTCCGCTCAATCTTCTCTGTTGGTTTATACATTTCATTACAAATACATCTATTATCTATATGAACAATGTCTTTTATACAAAAGCCATTGGAACTTCTATATTTACAATTTACATCACAAACAATATTCATTCTTTTATTCCTCCTTACAATAATATTATATCAAATTTTTTCTTTTTTTTCAAGTGGATTTCTACATTTTCACTTACAGATAATCGTCTTTGTCCGGAAATTAAAAAATCCTTCGTTTTCTCTAATTAACCCTTATTTTTCTTACTGCGGCTGTTGGGTCTATAAAATTCATGATAGGCCCCTACAAGTTTCTTTAAAGAGCGTAACGCCGCTTGATTTTTATAAAAAAATATGATATAATTTATGTAGAAAAGTAAAAGGAGGACATATTTATGCAGGCAAATGAAAAAGAAATGTGTAAAAAGGCTAAAGAATTATTCACAAAGAAACATAAGCCGACTATTGATGAAGCATTTAACAATGCCGTAGAAAGTTTTGATGTACTTAAAGATAAAATCACAGAAATGCGCGATTCTTTAAAAAATTTAGATGAAGAACTTTATAAAAATGAAGAAGTAAAAAAGTTAAAAGAAGACCTCCTTCAGACACAGGCGGAATTAGCAGAGTATAAAGAGCGTTATTACAATAGCTTCTCCATTACAACATATGAAAATTATGGTTTAAAAGAATGGTGGCAGCATCATAGAGCGGAAGCACATATACAGGAACGTGGAGAATCAACTTTAAAACCAAAAGATAGATTCTTTGTATTTAAACCAGGTATTAATGGAACCGTAGCTACTTGCTATTGTGCTAAATGCGCAAAGATATTATATTATAACCATAGAGATTTAAACTATGATGAACTTTTAGAATTAATGCGACAAAAGGGTGTTTCATACAGAATAACTAAATATCCTTGGGAAGGAGAAAATTAATGTCAGGAATCTGTTTTATTAATAATAATCCCACTAAAGTTATATATACTGAAAAAGAAGTAGATGAATCTCTTTTTCAGCTTGAGTGGAATATGAAGAGACTTTTAAAAGAAAATAATGAACTAACTGCAGAAAATGAGTCTCTTAAAAGTGAGCAATATAAAGACGCGGAACTCGCTAAATTGAAAAGTGAAATAGATAGATTGAGAAAAATCTTAAATCAGTCTTTTACAGTAAATGAGAGAGAAAGAGAATCAATAGAAAAATGGTACAATGAACATAAGGATAAAATGCATAATGGAAGAAATTTTGGATATGTATATGAATTTACCCCAACAGAGATTGCTACTTTTGGAGATTGTATTTGTACCACTTGCCGCGGAAAAGCTAGACAGAAAGCTATTATAAACGATAAAAATGGTTTAAGGATAGAACCAAGTATAATAAAAGATTATCTTGATAGAAGTGGCGGAGACTTTCAATTTAAGATAGAATAAGCGGGGTCTTATACTCCGCTTTATTTTTGTAAAAATTTATGTTATAATATTTATATAAGAAAAGGAAAAGAGGTATATAAATATGACAACATTATTAGTAGAGGATAAATTAACAAAAGTATTTAATGAAATTGTAAAGAAAGTTCCTGAAAAATTTGGCTGGGATGAATATGATACAGAAGAGCAGAATACAGTTGTAGTTTCAGAAGCTTTAAGAGATGCTAGAGTTGCGGGAGGCGTATATCGTGGTGCAACTAAAGTTGTTGCTGTTGTTTCTGGTTGCAGTTCTGTTCTTAAAGTTCCTTATTCTGGTAAATGGGATTATGATGAATCAGTTGACCATGATTATTTTACAAAGTTTGAAGGCGCAGATAATTCTGAAGACCACGGTTGGGACTATTGTTTAACAGAATATGAGGTTTATGAAGCTGCAAAGGAAAATGGTTTAGATATCTTTTTCCCAAAGACAGAAATTATGGGAGAATGTGAATCTGGTACTGTTATTAAACAGGAAAGAGTATTAGATTTTTATGAATATTGTCCTGTTTCAGAAGATGAAACAATAGAGCTTGTTAATTCAGATATTAAATACTGTTGCTTTGCAGATTCTAACTGGGTCGCCGCAGCTATTGAAAGATATGGATTAGCTATGGTCAATAAGCTTATTAACTTTTTAGAAAATAATTTCCCTATTGTAGCTGAAGATTTGCACCCAGGAAATATTGGCTTTAGAGAAAATGGAGACCCAGTTATTCTTGACTTTTCAGGCTGGAATGAAGATTGTTAATATTAAAGGAGGTCACAATATATGAGTAATGCAATATTAGGTATTATTATGATAATTAGTACAATTATACTATTAGTCTGCTATGTTATAAGTTGTACAACAACAAATGAAATTGTATATAAAATTTCAACTGGTTTGGCTATAGTTTCATTATTTATAATAATGAGTATTAGTTTAAGTTATACTGAAAATTAAAGGAGTAGCGTAAGTATATGAATGATAGTACTTTATTAATGATAATAACTTTGATTACTATAATTGTAATAGTAATTTGCGTCATAATAAATAAGCCTTTTATTTTAATAGGTACAATTATTGTTTTTATGTTTTTATATAGTTTCTTTACATTTATGGATTAGAAAGGTAAGATAAAATGGAATTTTGGATAAATTTATCATGTTTTATATTTGCTGTTGTGTGTATTACAATAGCAGTGATTTCAAAAAATCGAGGAGAAAGAGTAATTGATTTCTTATGGGCTATTTTTATTCTTTTTGGAGGTCTTTTAAGCTTTGTAAGGGGAGAATATTCATTAACATTGAGAGTTATTTTCTGGGTTATTGCAATTTTAATCTTATGTCTTGCATTAGTTGCTATTGTTTTTTTAATATTCTCTTTTATTTATGGGAAAAAGAAAGATAGAAACAAAGAACATAAAAGCTTAAAAATATTTTATCTATCTTTAATTATTGCTGTTTTGTTAAATATTATACTACAGGTATTAGGAATATTTATTAAATAAAGTGCGCGGAAAGGAGGCTATTATGCCTCCTTTATTTTTATAAAAAAATATGATATAATATTTATATAGAAAAGAGAAAGAGGTGAATGAATATGATATCATTACATACTGCACAAAGATTATCTCAAGAAAGTAGTGAGATAACTCTTACAAGAGCAGATAAGCATTTCTTAAAGAAATGTGAAAAAGAAATAGATAGTGAAATTCTTGCGGCTTGTGATATTAATGAACAAAGTTTATTTATTAAAAGTCTTCTGGTAATTGATAAAGGATGCTCAGATAGTACAACTAAAAGTTCTAAAAAGTATTTAAAATACAAAAAACGATTTGAATTATTTCTAACTTTATTAGATAAATATGAAATACAAGGATATAAGATATCTTATACAGGAGCAACTTATGACAAATATTATAATTATGATTTTCTATGGGATTCATATCGTTTAAAAGGAATAATTACTAATTTTGAGATTAAGTGGGATAAAGACTATAATCCTATATTATCTGATAATTTGATAGAAAAATATGAAAAGTGAGGTAGTTAAAATGGCAAGAGATAGAGAAATAGTATGTCAGTATTATATCTGTGAAGGTCAGTGTTCAAAAGGCAGAGAAGGAACATTTAGAAAAGCTTGTCAGCATTGTGGCAAGTACTTACCTAAACGCGGAACTGCACCTGCAAGAGTAGACAATCGCCGCAGAAAACTTGAAAAATATTCTAAGCATGAAAGGAATGATTATTAATGATGGAAAAAGCGGTAATTACAATATCTTCTCTTGTGGAATATCTTATGACCACAGTACAAGTTTCAGATATGTCCATTTGTTTTGTACCAATTAAAACAGATAGAATAAGTGGACTTGGCTCAGCTAAGAAAGAAGGCACAGAAATTAAATATACATTGCCGCAGTATATAGAAAATGAAAATGCGTTTTTGGTTGCTGCATGGTCGTATAATGCATCAACTAACATTCTTACTGTGCGCTATTGATATTTTTTAAAATTTTTGATATAATATATATAGAAAATAAGAAAAGAGAGGTAACGCATATGGTATTTGAATACACTTTAGTAAATGGTAATGGAGCAAGACATACTTTAATTACAGATAAGTTTTTTGAACCAGGTCAGTATGTAAGTCATTTGGGCGAAGTTTGCTATGTTGAAGACTTAGCTGTTGGAACTTCTGTATCATGTGCAGAAATTCATGAGCAGTCAGCTCTTGATTCAATGATGATTATGTGTTAGGAGGTATAACTATGGAAGACATAGAAGCAAAAAGAGTTAGTGAATATCCTAAGAGACCACCTGAAGATATAGAACAGAGTAAGAATTGCGCAGACCGCCCTAATTGTTTACATTGTCCATGGATTTCTGAATGTTATCGTGAAGATTACGATGATGAGGATTATATGGTTTATGGATATTATGATGAAGATGGATTCTATGATGAGGATTATTATGATGGATTTGATGATTAAAGCTGGGTAATTTAGCTCAGCTTTATTTCTTTTAAAAAATTTGATATAATATATATATAGAAAATAAGAAAAGAGGTATAGTTTTATGAAAGTATTTATTTATGCAACTGAAGGAATGTATCAGGGCTTACATGGCATTGAGGACATGTGCGTAACTGAAATCAATTCTATTGATGAAGGTAATGCTATGGGTAAAGAAATGGCATATGACCTTATTACTAGTTACGGTCTCGAAGATGAATATGCAATGTCTCAGTCAGATTATGATGAAGAGTCAGGAGAATTTCCAGAGTGGAATGGAGAAGCTGAAGAGCTATATTGGAATATCTATGAGATTAAAGATGAGTATAAGGATATGGAAACTCGTGAATTAGACAGTATTGTTTGCAATCTTGGACATGAGAGCTTCATTAAAGAGTATTGCGGAAAGGAGCTTGGCGTATGAGTATGTTTGGAATGGGAGATGCCTTTGATTATATGATTATGCAGAGTGATGATGATGCAAATGAAATAATGCGTCAATGTAAGCAAGCGCTGGAAGCAGGACGAGACCCGCAGCTTTTAATTGAAGAAATAGTAGATAATCAGGCTTATATTAATTTAATGGAAAATGATAAGGTTAGAATTGTTAATTTGATAAGGAGCTATATGTAGTATGGAAAGAATAGATTTATATGAAAAATTAGGTGAGGAAGATATTAAGAAGATTTCGGATTATTACCATAGATGGGGCATCCTTGGTGTTAATCATTGGTCTGATGAAATAAATGATTACATTGCCATGCCAGTAGATGAAAGTATGTATATACCTGTAAAAGATTTCCTTGAGAAATGGAGTATTTGTAAAAATACTTTATATAAGTTACTTGGAAATCAGATGATTTATAAAGTTCCATTTACTTATGAAAAGCCAGAAGGAGATATTTGGAAGGAGTGTACAACCTATTTAGATTCAGAAAATGCTTTACAGACTTTAAAAGGGTGCATCATGGATGGGGGATACAGAATCCCATCACTCTTTGATTATATCTTCTCAAGAGACGCTATAATTAATAATTTAACTCCATATGATATATTTTTATATCCAGACCCAGATAATATTGATACTTTAAAGGAAAGAAAGATACCTTCAGGTACGAAAATATTTAGAGCTGTTGGTAAGATATTAAAGTATTGTAATGCAGGTAAGTCAGCTATTGATTTTTTTGAGAAAGTCCGTATTAAGATTTCTTTAATTTTAAATGAAAAGAATATTACAGGCAATCTCTGTTTTTCAATTCACCCATTAGATTTTATGACTATGAGTGATAACAATAGTGATTGGTCATCTTGTATGTCATGGAAGCGTAGCGGCTGCTATAGAGTAGGTTCATATGAAATGATGAACTCTAATAATGCAATTTGCTGCTATATTGAAAGTAATAATAGGATGATGGGATTAGACCATGACAATTTAGATGCTAAAGAGCATCCATTTTGGAATGATAAAAAGTGGAGGAGTCTATTATTTGTTAATAAGGATATTATTGTATCAGGTAAATCTTATCCTTATAAGAATAATGAATTTAGTAAAAAGTTACTTGAAGTTACTCGTGAATTGGCAGAAAAGAATCTTGGCTGGACTTATAAATTTGGTATTGAGCCATATAAAGATATGCTTAATGTCAATGACCTTGATAATTATACAATAGATAGAGATTTGGAAAATAGTAAAAATAAGAATAACTTTATTCCAAAAAAGATTTATTTTACCAATAATGCTATGTATAATGATATGTGTAATGATAATGATTATGGATATTGGTGTCTCCGCAATCCAATTAAACACACTAGAAAGATTAACATATCTGGACCTGTTGTTTGTATTAGTTGCGGTAAACCTCTGCTTCAGCCTAATGAGGATTGTGATTATGATGCGCCAGAGTGGAATGATAGATATGAAGATACAGAGAATTTAATTTGTAAAGAGTGTGCCAGCACTAAGAAGTGTGAACATTGCGGTGATTTTGTAGGTCCTAAAAATCTATTCACTTTTGATATATCTACTTATGACTCTTGGAATGACGATTATGACCAGGATACCTCTATCACGAGATGTAAGAATTGTATTAAAGGATACTATATTTGTCCTTGTTGCGGGAAGCCTTTTAATTTAGGTGAAACACCTTTTGGAATAGAATCAAATATTTTAGCTTTTTATTTAAAAGATGATGATGCTAAACAATATAGACTTACACAAGAAGAAGCTGACCAACGAGAGTACAATACTAGCTTTTGGAGAAAAGAAGAGAAAGTTTCTTATAAATATGAAAATCGTTTTAAAGATTTAAAATATTGTTATGAGAACTTAAAGCCAGAGCATGTTAAAGATAATCCAAGAGCTATTGGAATTACAATACCAGAAGGCGGCGATGCAGAACCTTTATTTATGTGTTCTGCATGCTATCGCTATCTTAGAGCGCATAAAGAAGGAATGTTTATCAAAGGTTATGTATATAGTTATATTTACATGCACGATATGTTTAGTAGTTCTAAACTTGCACAACTTACCTTCGTTAATAGTGATAAGATAGAAGAGAAAGAAGTTGAAAAATATTTCTTTAAGAACTTAAAAAAATTTGAAGTTTAAAAAATTTTATGATATAATATATATGTAAGAAAGATAGAAAGCTTCTTTCTTACATATATAGAACTTTTAAGAATAATTGATTTCTTAAAAATTTTATGATATAATATATATGTGATAAAGATAAGAAAAAGGAGATAATGATTATGGCAGAGACAGTTAAAATTACAAAGACAATGGTTCTTGAAACAATTAAGGCTAATATTGAAAATATGGTTTTTGATGGTGATGTTCAGGATTCTGATGTAGTTGGTTATGTTGACAGTGCAATTGCTCAGCTTGAGGCTAAGAAGGAAAAAGCTAGAGAGAAGGCAGCAGAAAAGGCAGCTGAGGGAGATGCTCTTAGAGAGGTTGTAAAGAATATGTTAACAGAGGAGCTTCAGACAAGAGATGAGATTTTTGAGAAGATTCCAGATTCAACAGGTGAACTTACAGTAGCTAAGGTTGGTGCTAGACTTTCACAGCTTGTTCAGATAGGCGAAGCTCGTAAGGAGCAGGTAAAGCGTGATACTCGTAGAGTTATGGGATATGCACTTGCGGCTGGGGCATCTGAAGAGACTGATGCAGAGTAATATAATATTTTGGTTCTGAGGGAAGGAAGCAGAAATGTTTTCTTCCCTATTTTAGCTTAAAGGAGATGTGATAAATGAATTATGCTATAAATTGGTTTAAAGGTTTTGCATACGAAGATGAAGTACAAGAAATCATTATTAAGTATGACCCTTACGAATATGATACCCTTGTTAGCTCCCCTTCTGTACTGATAGACTTTGTAAAAAGCAAAAGGGAAGATTTAAGAATTGTTATAGATATTGCTGACATAGATATTTTAAGTTTTAATACAACAGTGGATATCTTCAAAACATGTTATAAAATACATCCTAATATAGTTTTTGTAATATCAAGAGTAACTAATGGTGTCCGTCCAAATATATTAATGATGAAGAAACATGAACTTCCTTTCTTTTTTCGTGAAGGCGCAGATACAATAGATAAATTAAATCAATATATATCTGAAGGTGTCACAGATGTATATATAACTAATGAGCTTGCTTTTTCTTTATCTGATATTAAATATAATATATGTAAGAATAGAGTTAAAATTAGAGTATATCCTAATATAGCACAAAGCAGCGTTCCTGTTGCAAATGGTATTAAATCAATTACTAAATTTTTCATTAGACCAGAAGATGTAAAATATTATGAAGACTGCGTTGATGTTATGGAATTTTTTGGTTCTGCGGATAAGCAGAATACTTTATATAAGATATATAAAGAACAAAAATGGAGAGGTCCTTTGAATTTAATTATCAGTGGTTACAATCCTGAGGACAATATAGAAATAAACTCTTCAATCATACCTACTTTCGGACAGGTTAGAAAAAACTGTCACAAAAAATGTGGATATACTTCTTCAGGATGTCAGATATGTATTACCGCAGAACATGTTGCAAGGTCACTCGCAGAAAAAGGATTAGAATATAAAGAGAAAAGAAAAGAGGATATAGATGACAAAGAGTAGATTAGAATGGGCATATAATAAATATATGGAAATAGAAAAAAATAAAGATAATTTTAAGATTAAGACTTTTGTAGATTTACTCTGTTTAAAGGAATATGAGTTACATGACTTACTTGTTGTTTTTTTAAAAGGATATAAATATAAGGTAATAGAAACAGAGAATTACATATATGCTAAAACTAATAATTCTAAAAAAAGTCACATTGGATTATTAGCACATTTAGATACTGTTTTTGAGTTGCCGCCAACAAGAGAAAGCATGTTTTATGATAAAAATAAATCAACAATTATAGGAACTTGCGGCTTAGGTGCAGATGATAGAGCGGGCGTTTATAGTATCATTAGCATCTTGCAGGCAGGTCTTTTACCTGCGGTTATTATTTTTACACATGATGAAGAGTATGGCGGAAGTGGGGCATCTGCATTAATTGAAGATTATCCAAAAGCAGATAAAGATTGTGATTATCTTATTCAGTTAGATAGAAGAGGAGAAAAGGATTCTGTCTTTTACAGCTGTGATAATAAAATATTTGAAGAATATGTTAATTCATTTGGTTGGGAGACTGATACAGGAACTTTTTCAGATATAAGTACAATAGCTCCAGTGTGGGGCATTGCCGCAGTTAATCTTTCTGTTGGGTATTTTGATGAACATATGGACATGGAAAGAATTAATTTAAACTTCTTATCAGACTCTATTGAGAGAGTTAAGACTATGTTAGAAGATAATCAGAAGCTTCGCAGACATAAAGTTTATGAATATATTCCAAAGGAGTATCCACAGTTTAATCCAAATAATTATAGAAGTAATTCATATACTCCAAAACCATTAAAAATGGAAGATGTAACAGAATGTTACTATTGTGGTCGTATCTTTAAAGCGGGTGATGATAGATATTGGATTGAAGGAGTGAATCATGTATACATGCTTTGCGGAAACTGTAAAATCAAACATCATCCGAAGTCAACGCGTTCATTTTTGTAATTGATTTTTATAAAATTTTATGATATAATATATATGTAATAAAGATAAGGAGATAAAAAGATATGGCTAAAGGTGCAAGTAGCAAGGCATATATTGAAGAGAAGTTGTTATCAACTTTTGATAATTCTTTTAGATATGGTAAGGAGATAAGAATTCCTTTGATTGAAGATGGTTCTGAAGTACAGATTAAAGTAACTTTAACTTGTGCAAAGACTAATGTTGAGCCAGGAGAAGATACAGCTATTCCAGGTGCGGCAGTCAATGTATCAGGGGTTCAGACTTCAGCTTTTCCAACAGTTGGAGAACAGAAAATTCAGGCAACAGAGGCAGAGAAAGAAGCGGTTAAGAAGCTTGCCGCAGAATTACATTTAGATTTTTAATTTAAGGAGGTGCGGGAATGTTATATCGTTTAGAAGAATGGCAAGGTGCGAGTGGTGTTTGGTACTGTGAGCATACTAGTAGTTTCCCTGCTAATGTAGAAAAATGGGTGATTCCCGCACGAGTACTTAATATGTCAGTAGATGATTTTCTAAGAATGTTAATAAAAGATTTTAAACCAGATATTGTAACTATTAAGAATGATGGTTCTTTTGTTTCATGGGGTTGGAAATCTTTAACCGCAATGAGAAAATATAAGAACTGGATGAATGCGAAATCAAGAGCAGTAAATTTTCAGATATGAAGAGGTGTTACTTAATGTATAGTGGTATGCGTTTGCATGAATATAATATAATGAGATATATAACAAGTCTTGGTTATACTGTTATATCTCGAGAGAAAGTAGATTTAGACAGAAGGAAAGTAATTCTTGCATTAGACCAGAATGATTTTGGTCAAAAGAATGATTGTACTCTTGTTAGTGCAACAGCTTTAATTAAAGAGGTTGCGCAAATAAGGTATCTTTCTACAGAAGGACTTTACTCAATAATCGAGGAAATTGCGGAAAAGTACTATAATTATGATGGAAAGTTAAAAGGTACTAATCCTCTTGTGATATCTGCATTATTACAGAGGTCTTTAGAAAAGTTTACGCCAAATACGCAGTATAAAGCTAAAAGTAAATTTTTAAAAAGTGTTCCAATTATAGGTTTCAATTTTGAAAAGATTAAAAGTTATATCAAGAATATGCAGTATCCAATGATTTTAAATCTTCTTACAGATGGTAGAAATTATTATAAAGACCATTCTGTTTTAATAATAGGAGTAGAGACTTTTAAAGTTAAGAACAATAAGACAGGAAAGAAGAAAGATTTAAGATTTTTAAGAGTTTATGATAATTGGAATACTTCTGTTTCATATATCAATTATGAACTTTTGGGTGTTTCATCAATTAACTACTTTGATATTTAATTGATTTTTATAAAAATTTATGTTATAATATTTATATAATAAATGATAAGGAAATTTATTAAAAACTTTCTTTGGTTTCAGAATATTGCAACAAAGTGAGTAGGAGTAGCTACCTGCAACAGGGTCTTGAGTTTAAATATTTTGCACAAAGAAAAGGAAGAGATAAAAGTGGTGCGGCTATGCGAATAGTGCCTATTAGAAAGGCTATAATCATAACCTAGTTGTCGACATTAATACTGAGATAAAAGCGCTAGGCTCAGTTGAAACAGCATCTAAATCATTTATAAATAAGACACATACAGCAATTTTTTAGCTCATAAGCACTACTCTTTTAAAGTAGATAACCGTGTCTTGTATTTGGTCCTTTAGCTCAGTTGGTTAGAGCGCTCGTCTCATAAGCGAATGGTCCTGGGTTCAAGTCCCAGAAGGTCCATTTAAGAATTTATCAGTTCTTAATGCGCACATACAGCATCAGATATGTTGACTTGCTTATCAAAGAGTTATAAGTCGTGAGTTACTGCGTTAAAGATGACAAGTTTTATGATAATAGCTTTCTTAAAGTTTTTTTATTAGGGCGGCAACCTGCTGATAACAAACAGCCATTTTTAAAAATTTTTGGACAAAGTGATTTAAGTATTATAAAATATTTTTTATATAAAGTACAAACTTGAAAAATATAAAAAAATATGATATAATATTTATATAAAGAAAAGAGGTAAGTTACTACCCATGCTTCTCCTCTATAAAAAAGAAGGTATACAGGGTGAGGTTGACGGAGAGCGACTAAGGCTGCGGTTTACCCAAGAGAACAAAATCTCCTACTAGCGGAATCTAGTTAAAACTACCAAATTACTTATGGTCGTATAATAGTAATTTGATTTTTATAAAAATTTATGTTATAATATTTATATAAGATAAAGAAAAAAAATATTTTTCCTCTCTCATTCAAGGGTAGGATGCCCGCCTGTTAAGCGGAGAATCTGGGTTCGATTCCCAGGGGAGGAGCTTCCAGTTGCGGAACTGGTTAAACAAAACCGAGCAGTCAGTTGTCAGTTACCTTGTTAAAACTGTCAATGTTCATATCCGAAGAGATTTCAGTGTTCGGTAGAGGTATGAATGAAGAATGTGGCAAGTTCGATTCTTGCCGGTTCGTCGTAGTGAACCCAATGGTGGCATTCAAAGTATTCCTCGTTGGTTGATTGAATGAAGCATGTTGCCGCATGTGGATTAAAAATACCAAAATGCCTTGACTATATGGCGGCAATCATATAGAAATGCCTGTTAGTTTAAATTAATTGGAAAAATACTCCGACAAGGGGAGATGCAGGTTCGAGTCCTGCATGGGTAATTATGTCAAAGCAAAGACATTAAAACTCGCTGGCTATTAGGTGTGAATAATAGTCGTTGGCTACATGCGTAAGAAAAATAGTTCGAGAGAATTATGGGAGCCGTAGGGGAGAAAGATATCGGCATATGGATAACACACTCCTAGATGCGAGAATCAAATTAAAGGAAGATTGTATATGTGGTTGATAGAGAGAGCGAAGAGCGCTAACCAGTAGCGAAACACAGCCTACCAAAAGTAAGTTTATTGGTTTGTCTTACATTGGTGGAAAACCTCTTAATTTTATAATCTGGTTTAGTTTAATGGTAGAACCCTGGCTTTGTAACCCAGTAACGAGAGTTCGACTCTCTCAACCAGAATTAGTACTTCAGTACTAGAAAGGAATGTTATGAAAATATGGCTTGATGATTTAAGAAAAGCACCTAGTGGATATATATGGTGTCATTCGGTTAATGAAACTATATTATTTATTGAGAAAAACAAGAGTAGTATAGAATTAATTGATTTAGACCATGATTTAGGTGATTTTGCTGAAGATGGCGGTGATGCTATCTATTTAATGGATTATCTAATAGAAAAAGAATTATTCTATAAGTTAAATTTTCATACTGCAAATCCAGTAGGTTTAACAAATATGTTGAGACTATATGATAGATACTGGGTATAAGGGGCTGTAGCTCAGTTGGGAGAGCATTCGCCCTGCAAGCGAAAGGTCGTGGGTTCGAGCCCCACTAGCTCCATTTAATCATATTTTGATTTTTATAAAAAAATATGATATAATATTTATATAAGATATGAAAAAGAAAAAAAATGTGAAAAAGATTTTATAGTAGCATTTGAAAATGACAATATACTAATCAGAAAATCTTTATGCGGAAACGCCCTGTAATTAGTATTTCAAGATTTAATTAGATTGTTTGGCGTCAACAATAAAATAAAACGCCACTTGCGGGATTGGTGGAATGGTTTACACGGCGGACTTAAAATCCGTACCTCGTTGAAGGTTGTGAGTTCGAGTCTCACATCCCGCATTAACCTAAGAAATTAAATTGTGGTAGAAAGACATGATAACTAAGTCTTGTAAAAGGTTGTTTTATCTTTTATAAAAGTTTTCTTCTTTACTAGTGAGTAACAAGCTTTTGAAGTTATTTTATATGTATCATTCGTATAATGGTTTGTACGCTGGGTATTCCCTAGAAGAGTGAGTTCGAATCTTACATGATACTTTTTAGGCACTAACAGCAAAATTGATGATTCTAACAAACAAAAATATTTGTATGTAAAATAGTAAAAGGCTTTATTCCCTTTTAATTAATCAATGGTGTCTAGCTTTTTTGAGAGATAATATAATGGTTAGTATGCCTCTCTGATACGGAGGTCATCCGAGTTCGACTCTCGGTCTCTCAATTTAACACTGGTCTGAATGGCGTGTCGCGGCGATAGGTCAGACGAAGATTATAGGAAAGTCTCTGGGCGCATAATGAGATACTGCCTATGTCAGACAGAAGCGAACTGTCTTTTAAATCAAATGATTAACTCTTACAGCAAAATATGTAGACAACACTATTTTTAAATAGTTTTCATAATACATACACGAGTTTAGAAATATTTGATTTTTATAAAAAAATATGTTATAATATTTATATAAGATAAAGGAAACCGTTTGATGTGTGCCAACGGTATAAAAAATAGGTAAACATCCTCTAAGAGTCGGAGATGGGAAGACTTGAATTAACAAGGGAGTTAAATCTAGCTACTTAGAGTGAATCCTAAAGCCCGAAAATGATACTTGTGGACTATGCGTGTAAGCTCCTCTTTGAGCTAAAAGTATCTGAAACGCTAGGTTAAAAATTAAATTGATTTTTATAAAAAATTATGTTATAATATTTATATAACATATGGGTTTATAAGTGGCTAGTAACTTCCGTCTAACTTACCCAGACATAGAGTTACCTTTTATCAAGAAAATATCTTGGTCGTGCGACTACGTGAAGTTACTCTTTGCCAACTAGAGTATAATATAAGTTGGATTTGGCTTCTTCCTCTAATCGGTCAGGAGGTCGGGTTCTCATCCCGAGAATGTCAGTTCGAATCTGGCAGAAGTCATTCAAACGCGAAGTTTTGATAAGTTACCTCTTTTCTATATGCTAGGATTTTTTCCTAGCAGCTTGGCTCTTTCGTCTAGCGGTTAGGACATTAGGTTTTCATCCTAGAAACGCCAGTTCGAGTCTGGCAAGAGTCATTAAATATTTTGGACAAATAAGTTCAAGTATTTAAGTTCAAAATTCATATTAAGTATAAGATAAAGCAATAAAGGAGAAGATAAATGAATTCAATTATTGATAATTATACTGAAAAAGAATTAGAACAAATAGTTAAATTATCTAGTTCTTATAGAGATTTAGCTAAAAAAATAGGTTATACTTCTTTTTCAGGAGATTTAAAAATTTTTCTTGAAGAAAGAACAAAAGATTTTGATAAAAGTCATTTTAATGCAAATAATACTTCTATAAAAAGAAATGAAGAAAATATTTTTATAGAAAATTCAACCGCAGCACAAAAAACATTAAGAAAATGGTACAAAGAAAAAGGATATACTTCATATGTTTGTTCTATTTGCGGACAAAAACCCGTATGGCAAGGAAAAGAATTAACTTTAATTCTTGACCATATAAATGGAATTAATAATGATGATAGATTAGAGAATCTTCGTTGGGTTTGTCCTAATTGCAATCAGCAACTTGATACAACAAATGGTAAAAATAGAAAATCATATGTTAAAAAATATTATTGTATTGATTGTGGAAAAGAAATTTCAAAAGGTTCTAATAGATGCATTAAATGCTTTAGCAAACAACAGATAAAATCAATAAATGATTTACCTGTAGATAGAAATACTTTAAAAGATTTAATCCGTAATAAATCTTTTACGGAGATAGGTAAAATTTATCAAGTATCAGATAACGCTATTAGAAAATGGTGCGATAAATTAAATTTACCTAGAACAAAAAAAGAAATCAAGACCTATTCTGATGAAGAATGGTTTTTGATATAAATATTATAAATTAAGTTGAAATGGATCAGGTCCAATCGCCCGATTTGGTATGTGAGGAAAGTGAGGTTGGTTTCCAGCTTACTCAAGACTTTATGTACTTGAGGACATATTCCCACTGGTTGTAAAAGGTCTTCGCATTTAAAGTGGTACTGAAAAATGTATTCCGCCAAATCTTTAACTTAAATAAATATTTTTTTAAAGAATTTAATGCCGCGGGGTAGAGCAGTTGGAAGCTCGCGAGAGTCATTATCTCGAGGTCGAGGGTTCAAGTCCCTCTCCCGCTACTTGGTTTTTCTGAATTTCTTCCTTTAAAAATTCAGTTCATATAAATTTCCTTTCTGTTAGCGGATTGGTTGACAATAATGTCAACCTTACCCGCTTGATATAAACAAAAGGAAATAAAAATCTATTTGATATTATATAAAATTTATGATATAATATATATGTAATAAAGAAAAGGAAAAGAAAAGGAGATTTATATTATGGCAGGACAGAATAAGAGAGTATCAAGAGTATCAAATGGTGGTAGAACAAAGGCTCATAAAGCTCAGGAAGCTAAGCGTCAGGCAAAGTTTGCTGCAAAGCGTGAAGCTGGAAAAGCTTATGTATATAAGGCAAATCCATACAAGCCTTACACAAAGAAGTGGTGGATTGAAAAGGACAAGAGGGCGGAGAAAGCTAAGTCATCAAGAGTTCCTTATGCAATCGTAACATCAATCTTTGCTAAACTTGATAATGAGATTGCTAAAGAGAAAGAAGCTGCAGCTAAGGCAAAAGCTAAGAAGGCTGCGGCAATTGCTTAATAAAATAAGCGTGCTAGAATAGCTCAAATGGTTAGAGCAGGCGTTTCATAAGCGTCAGGTTGCTAGTTCGATTCTAGCTTCTAGTATTTATAGGGGAGCGCCGAAGTTGGAGAGTCGGGGCGGTCTGTAAAACCGTTGCCTTCGGGCTGAGTGAGTTCGAATCTCACCTCCCCTACTAGGTTGGAGATTACCTAAAAATCTTCTGTTAAGCTTTTCTTAATTTTTTATATAAGGATTTTATAATACCTAATATAAAAGATTATTGTTTTCCATAAAAGTTAATACTGAAAACAAAGATGTTTTGTACAAACACCATATGTAAGTAGAGCTTCCGAGCTGCGATACTTCATTAAAGCCCATACCGCAATATTACTTTTAATAGATAGAAAATAATGTTCAAATGTATTTTTTTGGTTTTAAAAGAGTTTATTAATGCGGGCTTTGTAATTAAACATTAGTAAACAAAATATAGTCCATACAGCAAATGTTCAAGAATATCAGATGATTTTATTACTTATTACTTATTAATTCTTACAGCTGTAAATTACACTGATGACTTATTAAATACTAAAACTTAGGACTTAGAAAATAATAGTTTTAATATAATGATAAGTCATTTTTGCTTTTATCGTTCATCGGTTAGGACAATGCCCTGTCACGGCATAGAGGTGGGTCCGACTCCCACTAGAAGCGTTCACCATAGTTTAAGTATAATGAGTTTTAATTAGTAAGTACATGACGATGTTACTGAAGATTAATACATAGTTATACATCAAATTAATTCTTGACTATAGCAGGGATGATTTGTAGAACAGTCTGCCAGTAGCAGAAAGATTCAGTAGAAGTCTGAGGGTGACTTTAATGTTTTTGTGCTAAGCACAGTATTCTAATTTTACTAAACAAAATTTTAAGTACAAGAATTGGTTTAGTGCTGCAGTATTTATCAGTATTGTAGCTATGCTGTTGATAATACAGCCGAGGTTAAAGAGCGTTAGTGACCAGTGGTGGTGTTATGCTTTGTAATGAAGCATGTTAAGCTAATGACACACGGTTAGGTTTGAGATGTAGAGAGCAAGTCTCAGAAGGCAAGACCTATCAGAATAACAAGCATCTTAGGGTTGCAACCTCATGATAGGAAATAGCTAAATGCAGGTGTAGTACATCGGCTAGTGCGCCAGACTTCCAATCTGGATAGACGGGTTCGATTCCCGTTACCTGCTTTATCGTAGGGGTTTGGAATCCCCTAAATGAGGCAACCGCCGCGATAATACAAAATTCTTGCAAGAAACAAAATATTATACAATAGAATTCTTATTGGTTGTAGGTTCTATTGTCTGTGGTGTAGCTCAATCGGGTAGAGCGTTAGCGGCTGGAGCTAAAGGTTAGAGGTTCAAATCCTTTCACCACAATTCTGTAGTCGGCATTGGTAAACATAGGAAACTAGATGTCGATGGTTATGAATAAGGATAAAAGTTGCAACAAAACTTGTTCAGATTATGCGGAATTGCAACACCGCATTTTCGGGGAGTTAGCTCATATGTGGCAGAGCACTCGGTTGAAGCCCGAGGCGGAGAGGTTCGATACCTCTACTCCCCATTCTATTAAAGGCTTAAACAGCAATTCAGTGTAAGTACTGGTTGAGAAAAACAAATATTAAAATATTAAAGTTATTAAATAACGAGCCTAGCATAATAGATTATTTCTTAATTTTAATATAAAGTAGCTTTATAGTTACTCTTATTGCGCCTATAGCTCAGTTGGCTAGAGCATCAAACTTTTAATTTGAGGGTCCCGAGTTCGAGTCTCGGTGGGCGTATTAAAATATTAGTGCCTTAACTGAGAGTCAGGATTCAAAGGTTAAATGAGGTAATCAGTCCATAAATCAGCTAATACTTTTAATGTAAGATAAAAGAAGAAAAAGGGTTTAGGACTTCTTTTGTAACGATACACAAACCAGCAACCCTGAGCTTTATTAGCGACAGTCCATGAAGTAATTTTCTAGGAGTGCTGTTTAGGTGGTTATCTCTTACAAAAATAAACAGTAGAAAGGAGATAATTATGAGAAAGGATATCCATACAGCTTTTCACCTATAAGTTCTTTTTAAAGGAGGAATTATAAGTGAGCAGAAGTTATAAAAAACATAATTGGTATTGTGACCACAAAGGAAAAGAGAAAAAAAGAACTGCTAATTCAGTAGTTCGTATGTGGTTAAAAGACCATCCAGATGAAGTTATCAAAAGAAGTAGTTATAAAAAAATTTATGAAAAGTATGATATTTGTGACTGCAAAATTTTTGCTTCTTGGGAAGTTTATTATTTAAACTGTTTAAGATGGGGCGATACTGATTATAAGAGAATTTATCGAACATGGCTTCAGGTTTATAGAAATAAATAATTGCGGGTATGGTGTAAAGGTATCGCAAAGCATTGCTAATGCTTCCACCTCATGCGGGGTGTCTAAGTTCGAATCTTAGTGCCCGCGTTTGCGGGAATACGCTAATGGATAGACGAAGTGGCTACGAACCACTCAGTTGGAGTTCGAGTCTCCATTTCCGCACTTATTGCCGCGTTGGCTCAACTGGTACAGCACGGGTCTTGAAAACCCGCATCCTCGTGAGGGGTATCTGAGTTCGAATCTCAGGCGCGGCGCTGTAGATGATGACGACATCTACACGGCAGGATTCGTCACCTGCCGCGGATACACGCCTGTCGTTTAATGGCTAGGACTACTGTCTCCAAAACAGTGTATGTGGGTTCGACTCCTGCTGGGCGTGCTTATAGCCATCATGTTAGCTGAAAGGAAAGGCTACACTTACTCTTAAAGTGTTGACAATTATGTAAGAGTAAAAATTAAGATTGTCTATATTGGGTTCAAGTCCCTTTTGATGGTTTTCAGACAGAAACAGCAAATTTATAATAAGTAAGTTTTAGCAAAAAACCTTATAACAACTGTCTAGTTTTACTCCTATAGTTTAATGGAACAGAACATTAGATTTCTAATCTAACGATTTCAGTTCGACTCTGAATGGGAGTATTAAAGCGTACTTTAATAATTAAAGTACGCTTATTTTTAAATTAAGGAGGAACAAGGATATGCCAGATATTGACCATATACCAGAAGAGAGTATTGCTTCTAAAATTGCGGGACATCAAGCAATGATTGACCAGATGTATCGTATGATTGAAGTTAACAAGAGAGAACTTGAAGAGATGGGTGGTCACGAAGGAGGTCGTGAAAGAATGATTAAGAATTTAACTGACTACATTGCAGAAGAGAAGGAAAAGATTGCAATGTTAGAAAAGGAAAGAGATGCTCAGTAATCCTTCATCTGCTAGGTAGGCTAACGTCCGTCCGCAGGAAACAAAAACACCTTTTGGAATTTTTTAAATCGAATTTTAGAATTAAGGACAAATCAGGTAAAATTGATTTGTCCTTTTTTTATATTAATTGAAGAATAAGAAAAGGAGGAAATAAGAATGGATTTTCCAGTAACTAACACAAAATATGACCATGTAAACAATTTTGTAAACACTCTTGCTCCTATTGTTTGTAATGAGTGGGTTAAGCGTAGAAAGGCTGGTCAGAAAACAATTTCTCCTGCGGTTGTAATCGCACAAGGCGGAAAGGAATCCGGCTGGAATCTTAATGCAGCAACTTTATTTGGTATTAAAGGTAATGATGTTACATTAGATACAACAGAGTATATTAATGGTGAGTATGTAAATATACAGGACGGTTTTGCATCTTATCCAGATATTGCAGGCGCTGTACAAGGTTATTATGACCTCATGCAATGGGATAATTATGATGATGCAACTTCTGCAGATACAGTAGAAGGAGAACTTGAAGGTCTTACTAATGATATTGGTCTTGCTTATGCAACAGCTCCAGACTATTATCAAACAACATTAGATATTATTAATGATTTTAATTTAAGAGTATATAATGACTATGTTTGGGATTATGTAAATGGCGGCAGCCAGCCTGAAGAAGCTCCAGTCGAGCCTGAAGAGTCAGAAGCACCAACTTCCGCAATAGATGAGGACGTAGTAGATGCTATTTATCGTGGAGAATATGGTAATGGTGAAGAACGTAGAGCTAGATTAACTGAAGCAGGATATGATTATGACGCATATCAGGCAAGAGTTGAAGAAAAGTATTACTCTGATTCACAAGAGGAAGAAGAATCATCAACTCCAGCTCTTGAAGAAGGAATGGATGTTTTATTTACAGGTTCAACAGATGTAAATGGAAATTCACTTGCTTATACAAATAGAACATATCAAATCAATAGCTTCTCTGATGATAGAGAAAAGGTTCTGCTTGATATCTATGGTGAACATTATGCTTGGGTATGGACATCAGAAGTAACTCCTGCATAAGGAGGCGCTAAATGTTCAAATCTATTAAAAAATTTTTTACATCAAGAGAAAAGAGAATTACCGTTAGCAAGATAATTCTCTTTCTCCCTTATGCTTTTTTAACTTATTTTACTTGGTTATTTACTTTAATGCTTACACCTATGATTGCGAAAGGTGAATATAATTATCAAGTAATTCAATATTATGGATTAGAAGTTTTAATACCTATATTAAGTCTTTGCGCAATCGCGCAGACTACTTATTCTATTAAAGCAAAAGCTGAATATCTTGCAAATGTTATGGTTTATAACATTTATAGAATGATAGATATTCAAAAAGCTTATCCAGAATATAAAATTTATGACACAATAGAAATTAAGAAGGATGCTGCGAATGCAACTCAACCTTATGAAGAGCAGTTAAATCTGATGAATAAAACAGCTATCGCAGAAACACCTTCTTCTAAAATTTAAGGAGTGTGAATATTATGACAACAACAACACTTGCCCAATTATTAATTGCAATTGTTATTATTGCTTTTGTTACAAGTTTGGCTGTAGAAGTTGAAAAGAAAATTTGTAATGATTTTCCTAACAACATCTTAGCTATTTGTACATCTATTGTTATTACAGTTCTTGCGGCAATCGCATATATTTGTTATGCAAAAATTACAATTACATCAGTTATTGTAATTGGTATTATAGTATTATGTATTGCAGAAGCTTATATTGCAATGTTTGGATATGATAAGTTTATTCAAATGATTAAACAATATAAAAAATATATAGATGAAAATAAAGAAAATTAATTATAAGCCCATGAGGATTTTTCTTCATGGGCTTATTTTTTATTGGTCAAAAATGTTAAATTTACAATTTATAAAAATTAAAAATAAATAGGAAATAATAATAAGAAAGGAGAATTTTTAATGGTTGATATTACAGCACAAAGAGGCGAAGTAGAAGCTTATGTAATAGAAGCTGTAGCAACAAGCTTATCAGATATTGATACATTACATGAAACTTGTAAAGGCGCTATTGCAGGTAGTACTTGTGTTTGCTTAGAAGATTCTTCTGTTTGGATGCTTGGCGGAGATGGAATCTGGCATGAACTTTAATAAAAGGAGGTAATCTAAAATGAGCGGATTTTCTGCTGTCACTTATGCGCTTGCTAAAAAAGCTAGTAAGCAATATGCAGACTACCTTTTTTCTAAAGTGGGTGCATTAGATATTCAATTCGTTGATTCATTACCAACAGTTGATATAAAAGAAAAAACAATTTATTTTGTACCGGCTTCTGCGGAAAAAACTTCTTACAATCAATATATGTATGTTGATAGTAATTGGGTTTTAGTAGGAAGTACTGAACTTAATTTAGATAATTATTATACTAAAGATGAGTTAAAAAAAGAAATAGCAAATATGCTTCCTATTGCGACAGAAGATAAGCTTGGTGCAATTATAATTGATAACAATTCTATTTTAATAGAAGATAATGGTAAAATTCATATATCTGATGATTATATTAAGAATTTAATATCAAAAGATTATATCCAAGAGAGTATAGATACGGAAGTTGTTCAGGATATAATCAATAGAAGTTTAATTACTAAAGAAGATATTGATGAATTATTTATTTAATGAGAGGAGATAAATTAATGGCTAAATATTTAGACAAAGAAGGTCTTGTAGCTTATGACGCAGCGATTAAAAAATATAATAAAGTTTATATCAAAGCTGCAGAGACACCTGAGACTGGCTATGCCGCAACTTATGAAATTTATCAAGGTGTTAATGATTCAGGTTTACCTACAGGAACTGCATCTAAAATAAATATTCCTTTTAGTAAAGTATTAAAATCTGGTGAACTTAGGGAAGATACTGATAAGGTTTATATTGATTTATTTTTTGATGAAGATAAAACAGATAAAATATCAGTAGATATTACTTCTATTACTACAGATATTGATAATTTACAAAAAGAAATTACTAAACTTGAAGGTGAAGATAGTGTTGAAGGTTCTATTAAGAATTTAATTAAAGAGCATGCAACAGTATCTATCACAACTAGCACTACAACAGAAGGTGCTTTAAAGACATATACTTTTACACAGAATGGTGCAGAAATTGGCAAAGTTGATATTCCTAAAGATTTCTTGGTTAAATCAGGTAAAATAACTGATTTTACTAAAATTGGAGAATTATACTATCAAGATGGTGAGAATATTCTTGCATTACCAGATGGTGTAACAGATGATAAACTTGGAAAATATATTGAATTAATTATTAATGTTCAAGAGGGAACTGCTGATAATCAAAAAATTTATATATATGTTAAAGATTTAGTTGATGTTTATGAAGGTACTGATAACAATATTATTAAAGTAGTTGTTGGTTCTAATAATAAGATTTCTGCAACTATTGATAATGCAGCAATCACAAAAGCTATGTTATCACAAGAAGTATTAGATAGCATTGCCGCAACTGGTGAATCTCTTGTATTTAAAGGAACTATTGCTACACTTCCAACAACAGCTAAAGTTGGTGAAGTATATTTAAGCGGAAATAAATTATATATTTGTACAGTAGCTTCAAGTGAGAGTGTAACACCTACATATGCGGATGTTGCTATTGATGAAGCATTTTTAACTTCTGTTCTTGGAACGGATTATAAAGTTAATGCAAAAGCATCAACAGTTAAAGCATATATTGATTCTCGTGTATTTATGGGAACAGAATCAGAGATAGCTGCAGCTAAAGCCGCAGGTAAGATTGATGATACTACAATTACTATTGTAGTTGATGAAACTGCAGAAGAGCTTACTCCTATTACAGATGCAGAAATTGCAGCAATGTTTGCATAATTCTAAAAAATATGATATAATTGAATAAAAGAGATAAAAGGAGATTATTGCAATGAGTAAGAAAGATGTAGCTATTGGAATTCCTGCTTTTCATGCAATAGAAACAATAAAAGATACTTTGGCATCTATTCAGATACAGAGTTATAAGAGTAGATGCCAGGTTATTATTGCTAATGACGACCCCGCAGATAATGGAAAATATGATTTTTTAAAAACATTATATCCAGATTTAGAAATTATTACAGTAAACTGTGATAGAAACGCGGGTCCTGGTATTGCAAGACAAAGAGCATTAGATGCCTGTACTGCGGAATGGATAACTTTTATAGATGCTGATGATATTTTTATTTCACCATTTTCTATTGAAAGTCTATTAGATAATACAACTCCAAATTGTATTGAAGTACAAGGTCCATTCTTCCAAGAGATAGAACAAGGTAAGATGAGTGTTGCAGAAAAACAACAATTAATTCAGATGGGGCAGGGCGTGCCTCCGAGAATGATGCCGCGTAATGATGTTACACATCCTTGGGTATTTGGTCGTTTATATCGAGTTTCATTCCTTAGAGAAGCTGGAATTAAGTTTTCTGAATTGCGCGCCATTAACTAATTCAGTGGCTTTACCCTGTGAGGGGTAATGAAAAATCTGTTTAATTGCTGGAAACCCCTAAAGCTCTTATACTATTATATTTTATATAATAGGGCGAAAGCAGAAATAAGTTAAGAGATGTATCATGGAGTAATCCTAAAATATTATAAAACAATGGGCAATCAGCAGCCAAGCTTACTAATAATAAAATATAAAATAATAGCTATCTAATTTTTAATAAAAAGGAGTTATTAAATAAAATGATAGGTATTTATAAAATTACTAATAATATAAATAATAAAGTTTATATTGGTCAAAGTATCAATATTGAATCTCGAATAAAAGACCATTTTTTTAAAAACTATAGTAATGAGAAGCATTATCATGGAGTCCTTGATAAAGAAATTAGGGAGACAGGTATTGAAAATTTTTCATGGGAAATTTTAAAAGAATGTAAAAGAGAAGAATTAAATCAATATGAAATCTATTATATTTCTTTATATAATAGTTGTGACCCTCTTAAAGGTTATAATATAAAAGGAGGAGGGTCTTCAATTCTTAATGGTCAAAAACGAAAAATTATTGATACTGATACTTTAAAAATTTATGATGGTTGTATGGAATGTGCTAATCAATTAGGAATTAGTCAAGGTGATTTGTCTAGAGTTTGTAATCATTTACAAGGTCAAATCAAAGGTCATCATTTTATGTATCTTGATGAATATAATGAAAAAGGAAAAATAGATTATAAAACTATAGAAAATCATGGACAGTCAAAACAAGTTAAATGTCTTGAAACAAATGTTATTTTTGATAGTGCGCATGAAGCAGGTCGACAAATGGGATTAAATTTTAGATTAATCTCGGCTGTATGTAATGGAAAAAGAAAAACAACAGGTGGCTATCATTTTATTTATATTTAATTATTATTAGTTAAGAAGGTTCAACGACTATCCTCGGCGGAGGAGTAGGATTAAGCAATCCGAAATGGCAGACAACTTTTTAAAAGTTGGTGATATAGTCTAGACTAGATAGAGATATTTAGCAGTTCATAAGAGAACGGGTATAGCTTAGCGAACTATACTGAATATATCGGGAAGACGGACAATTTAACTGGGAAATACGAATGAGTATAGAAGGTTCTCCATTAATGATAAATCGTATTGAAGACCCTATCTATCTTTGGAGGACTGGTTCAGAACACTCTATTACAAGAATAGGCATAGAAGAAAATGGCGGAATTCCATTATACAATTGGGATTTATGTCTTGTTGGTTCAACCGCTGCGGCAATTAATGCAATTAAATTTTGTAAAAAGAAAAATCCTTTCAATGGAGGAATTACTCGATTTACAGTTGAGCAGATGGTTTCTCATTATTTTAGCTATATTAAATGTTTAAATGAAAAACCAATGTTTGCAGAACAGAATCTTTTTAATGCAAAAAGATTTTATCATAGTTGCTATAAAGAAATTGAAAATCAGATTAATGAAGAAATTTTAAAAACTATGTATACTGCTCAATATGCGGGAATGGCTCAGGATATGATAAATATAATTCCAGAGATTACATTTTTTGAATTTATGAATAAAGTAAAAACAGCGCCTTATAACGGAAAAGAAGAATTTGATACACTTAGAGAAAAATTACCTAAATGGGTTATTGATTTAGATAAGGAGTCTGGTGTATTAGGTGATGAAGGTTATGTTTATACAGTAGATGAAAAGAACGAGAAGTAATTCTCGTTCTTTTTTTATTTATTTAGAAAGGAGAATAAAATGGGTAAATATTTAACTAAAATTGGTCTAACTAAATATACTACCAAATTAAAAGAATATATTAGCAAAGCTAAAGTTGCATCAGCGGCTTCCGCAGATAATGCAACAAAAGTTAACAATCATACTGTTAATATAGATGTTCCTGCTAATGCAAAATTTACTGATACTGATACTTGGAGACCCCAACCAGATTGGAATGCAACAAGCGGTGATGCTGCGATAAAAAATAAACCCACAAGCATGCCAGCAAGTGATGTACCTAGTTGGGCAAAACAGAAAACAAAACCTACATATACTGCAAGTGAAATTGGACTTGGTAATGTTGGGAATTTTAAAGCTGTGTCTACTGTTGGGTCTCAGGGATTAACTGATACTGAAAAAACAAACGCAAGAGTAAATATTGGTGCGCAAGTAGCTGGTTCATATGCAAATGCTTCACATACTCATGGTAATGGAGATATTACATCACTTGATGCAAGTAAAATTACAAGCGGTACAATTGATATTGATAGACTTCCACAAGGAGCTTTAGATAGACTTGTTAAGGTTGCTGATGATACTGCAAGATTTAAGTTGACAACAAAGGATGTGCAGCTAGGCGATAGTGTTAAGGTAACAAGTACAAAGAAGATGTATATTGTTGTAGATGAAACGAAACTTTCATCCGAAGCTGGTTATGAACCTTATACTGCTGATAGTGCAACAAGTGTACCTTGGAGTGGTGTTACAGGTAAACCTAGTACATATACTCCAAGTAGTCATACTCATACAAAATCTCAGATTACAGATTTTCCTACAAGTATGCCTGCTAATGGCGGTAATTCTGCTACAGTTAATGGTCATACAATAAATTCAAACGTACCTGCTAATGCTAAGTTTACTGATACGGATACTTGGCGACCTTTAGGCACTACTGCTGATACTGCTTGTGCAGGTAATGATAGTAGACTAACTAATGCTAGACCTGCTAGTGATGTGTATGCTTGGGCAAAAGCTAGTACTAAACCAACATATTCTAAATCAGAAGTGGGTCTTGGAAAAGTAGACAATACTGCTGATGCAGATAAAAGTGTCAAGCATGCTGCAACTGCAGGTAGTGCTAATTCAGTTGCCTGGTCTAATGTTAGTGGAAAACCTGCTTTGGGTAATGCAGCTTCTAAAACAACAAGAGGATTAAATGCTACTGCAGCTTCTGGTTGGAAAGATGCTACAACTGATGGAGCTTATGTTCCAGATATGACATTTATAGCTTATTGGAATGGTGCATATAGTAATACTGCTTCTAATTTAGCATATTGTAATAAAGGTGCATTTGGTACAGCAGCAACAGCTAATAAAGGAGATTTTGCAGTAGCTAATCATACACATTCATATAACAACTTAACTAATAAACCTACTATCCCATCAGTAGGTAATGGTACTGTTACTATTACACAAAATGGTGCTACTAAAGGTTCATTTACTATGAATCAAGGTGGTAATACCACTATTGCTTTAACAGATACTATTACCAGCGGAAGAGTAACAGCTGGTGCAAAAGCAGGTTCTATAATAGGACAATATGCAACTGCTGAAGGAAGTAATACGACAGCTTCTGGAAAAGTTTCACATGCAGAAGGTAATTATAGTAGTGCATTAGGACAATATTCGCATGCTGAAGGTTCAAGTGGAACTGCATCCGGAGAAGCTTCTCACTCTGAAGGAAATGCAACTGAAGCTACTGGATTCTGCTCTCATGCTGAAGGTAATTATACGCTAGCTTCTGGACAAATGTCTCATGCTTCTGGTTGTGGTACTCAGGCAACAAGATTCTGTTCTTATTCTGAAGGTCTTACCGGAAAAGCTACAGGTGTAGGCTCACATGTTGAAGGTACTTATGCTGTTGGATATATGGGTCAAGGAGCTGATTGTTATACAGAGGTTGATGTTACGATAAAAGAAATACCAACAAGTCAATTAAGTACTGTAAGAACTACAACTGGATTACCAAATGTAAAATATTATATGTATTATACAAATGAATCATCATCTTTGAATTACTTACCAGATGCTGTTCAAGAAAGTATTGATAATGGCGGAAATGTAGTTCATTTATTTGATAACCCTCTTAGTGTGGATGAATTTTATCAGTTTACCCCTTCTCAGATAAAGCAAGTTACAATTCCAAGTGTAATTAATAAGCCAGCACTATATTTTGGAAATCCTAGTTTTACAGATGAGCGTATCTTAAAATCTCTTTTAAATAAAAATCTTAAAAAAATTTGGATTGCTGCGAGCTTCAATAGAACTTATACATATTCATTAGCTTCGGGTGCAGCTTCACATTGTGAAGGTGGTGGTAATACAGCATCAGGACATTATTCACACGCAGAAGGCGTTTGTACAAAAGCATCTGGTGTTAGGTCACATGCACAAGGTAATAGTACAGTAGCTTCTGGAATAACAGCTTTTGCTTCAGGATGCTCAACTACAGCATCTGGACAAAGTAGTTTTGCAGGAGGTTGTGACTCAATTGCTTCACAAACGAATTCTTTTGCAGTAGGTAGCAGTACAAAAGCTTCACATTATTGCGCTTTTTCAGAAGGACTTCAAACTGAAGCTAATGCATCTTATTGCCATGCCAGTGGTTTTAATACAATAGCTTCTAATCAATGTTCTTATTCAATGGGACATTTTAATACAGCAATGATAACAGGCGGAAGTCCATCTAATAAAATAGGCACTGCACTTTCAATAGGTAATGGAAGTAGTACTAGTGCAAGGTCAAATGCCTTTTCTGTTCAATTCTCTGGTATAACAAAAGCTGCAAATACAATTACAGCTTCTACAACTGCAGATTATGCTGAATTCTTTGAGTGGCTTGATGAAAATCCTAATGCAGAAGATAGAGTTGGTTATTTTGTAACTCTTGATGGAGATAAGATTAAAATCGCGGAAGCTAATGATGATTATATTTTAGGTGTTATTTCTGGTGCGCCTTTTGTCTTAGGTAATGGAGATTGTGATGTTTGGAATGGTATGTATCTTAGAGATGAGTTCCGCAGATTAAAAGAAGAGCCAGCTCCAAAAATGATTCGAGTTAAAAATAAAGAAACTAAAAAATATGAAAGTCAAATTATTGAAGGCGAATACGAAGGAACTAGATTTGTTTTAAATCCTAATTATGACAGTTCACAAGAATACAAATCAAGATTTGATAGACCAGAATGGGCAGCTGTTGGTATGTTAGGTGTCTTACCAGTTCGTCATGATGGCACAGCTCAGGTTAATGGTTATGTTACAGTTGGAGCTAATGGAATAGCTACTGCATGTGAGAAAACTGCTGAAAATGCGTATAGGGTAATTAAAGAAAATTCTGATTCTGTCGTTGAGATTATCTTTAGATAAAATATTTTGATTTCTTAAAAATTTTATGATATAATATATGTATAAAATAAAGAAAGGAAGATATGTTGTGAGTAAAATAAGAAGAATACTTGACTTAGATAATTCATGCGTTATAAAATGGCGTTTAACAGATATTTGTAATTATCATTGTAGCTATTGTATTCGTAGAGAGTTTATTCAATCAGAAAGTAATCTCACATATGACTTTTCTTTATGCTTAGATGCGGTTGATGATATAGTTAGATTAGCGGGTGAGTTGAATACTATAAACAACAAGCCCGTTAAGATTGACTTAATTGGTGGCGAGATTACTTTATTTAAAGATTTAGGACTTTTATTAGAAAAATTATATACAAGTCCTGCAATAACTAAAGTAAATATTACTACAAATCTTTCCAAACCTGTTGATTATTTTTTAAATTTAATTAGTATAGCAGAAAAATATGGTAAGAAATTATCTATGACTGCAAGTTTTCATTATGAGTATACAGATTTAGATACATTTATGGCTAAAGCTGATATAATAAATAAGAAAATAGGTACTAATTTTAAATGTGAAACAGTCATTACTGAACAAAATACTCAGGTTCAAGCTTTTATAGATAAATGTAATGAGCTTAATTGTCATTATATGTGTGAAGAAGATTTGTTAGATACTTCAAAGCATGGAGAAAAGATTAGAAATTATAAAGTAGGAGATAGATATCTTGTTTGTTTTGATGATGGTCAAGAATTACGCTTCCCTACTAGAAATGAAGTTTTAAAACAGTATGGCAAAAATGGTATTGCTATTGATACTAGAGGATTAAAATGCTCAAGAGATAGTGATTATGTGTATGTTGAAAAAAATATGGCAATTCCTTGTCATAATATGATACCAATAAAGAATTACCGAGTGAGCGAGCGTCCACAGTATTGTCGTATTGGAGAATGTACTCTTTGCGGACATATGAGTATATTTGATTTTTAAAAAATTTTATGATATAATATTTATATAATAAAAAAGACATTTACAGCAAACAATTTAATTTTTCAAATAGAAAACAGCAGAAAAAATGTCTTGTTATTTTGGGCGTTAGCGAAGTTTGGTATCGCGCTCCGCTTGGGACGGAGAGACCGGGGGTCCAAATCCCTCACGCCCAATTGTAAACCTCGTTCAAGGGCTAGGACCTCTGATTGTGGTTCAGAAGATGAGAGTTCGAGTCTCTCGGTTTACATTTCGTCACTGATGGAAGTGGCAACTTATAATGCGGCATGATGAAATTGGATAGACATGCAGGATTTTGATTCCTGTGCCATTGTGGCGTGTGGGTTCGAGTCCCACTGCCGTAGCTCGTAGCTAAAATATTGAAAATAAGAAAAGGTGGTAATTAATGTTTAAAGTTGTGCAAATAACAGATATAGATATTGCTTCACAAACTCCTAATTATAGTGAAAATATTAATTTTCCTAATAGAGCTTCTGAAACAGTAGAGTATATAGAAATTCCAGTAACAAATATGGTAAAGTTTGGTATGGAAGTAGAACCTAAGGGGTTAGGATATCCATTTTTTTATAAAAAAACAGATGGAATAAAAGGAAGTATTTATATAAATAATAAAAATGGTGTTTTTGAAACAGAAGTGCAAGATAAAAATAGTGATATACTTGATATTGAAGCATTATATGTTCCATTTAACAAGTTTAAATTTACATTAACATATACATATGTTGTATAATGACGCGGTGTCAGAGTGGTATTGACGCGGACTGCAACTCCGTTGAAGCCTTCGGGTGGTGGGTTCGATTCCCACTCGCGTCTTTCGGCTATGATAATAGCCTTTCTTAAAAATATAAGATAAATAAGGAGAGAAAAGAGTATGAATTCATTTTTAAACGGATTAGTAGATGACAATAACTTTATAAATACAGAGAATGGTGGGGTTACTCATAACACAACTAAGTCTGCTGTATTAGATATGTTTGCATTAGGTGGAGCTTTCAGAAATCGTTCTGATAAGGACTGTATTCTTCTTTTTAAGAACGCAGTAGAAGAAGATGAGTTACTGGCTATGAAGTGTTTATTCTACCTCAGAGATTGCAGAGGAGGTATGGGAGAAAGACGCTTCTTTAGAGTTTGTTTCCGTTGGCTTTGTGAGAACCATCCTGGAGTTGCAAAGCGTAATTTAGACAATGTATCTAATTTTGGTAGATGGGATGACCTTATCTATTCAACAGTTGGTACATCAGCCGAGTATCTCGCATTTTCAAAGATTAAGGAGCAGCTTACACTCGATGTTCAGTCTAAGACACCTTCATTACTTGCTAAGTGGATGCCTTCAGAGAATGCTTCATCAAGAGAAACAGCTAAGCTTGGTAATAAGTTAAGAAATCATCTTGGTTTAACTCATAAGGAGTATCGTAAGCTTTTATCAGCTCTTCGTGCGAAGATTAATATTGTAGAAAGATTAATGTCTGAAAATAGATGGGACGAAATTGAATTCGATAAGATACCATCTAAGGCTGGTCTTATCTATAAAAACGCCTTCGCCCGCAGAGATATTATTGCTAAGAAGTATGAGTCTTTTGCTAAAGATACTAATACAACAGTAAATGCAGATGTTCTTAATCCTGTAGATATTGCTAAGAAGTGTTTTGATTATGGTAATAAGACTGAGACAGATATTGCCATGCTTGAAAAGTACTGGGCTAATCTTAAAGATTACTACAATGGACATGAGGAGAATGGTCTTTGTATCGTAGATACTTCAGGTTCTATGTATGGTACGCCTATTGCCGCAGCTGTATCAATGGGTGCATATATTGCAGAAAGAGGTCATGGACCTTTTGCTAATCATTTTATCACTTTTTCTAATAACCCTACACTTGTAAATTTTGAGGGAACAGATATTGTTGATAAATTCGAGAGAGTAAAGTGTCGTTCAGATTGGGGTAACAGCACTAACATTGAAGCTGTTTTTGATATGTTATTACATACAGCTAAGAAAGACAATGTATCTCCAAAAGATATGCCAAAGAGACTTTATATCTTTTCAGATATGGAGTTTAACTATTGTGTTAATAGTTACCGTAGTGCATTAACAACAGAAGGCGCAATGTTAACAGAATTAGAGAAGATTGCTCAGAAGTGGGCAGCTGAAGGCTATGAACTTCCAAAGGTTATCTTTTGGAACTTAGATGCTAGACAGAATAATATTCCGGCTCTTGGTGGAAGATTCTCTTATGTCTCTGGGTTTAATATGAATATGGTAGAAACTATCCTTTCTGGAAAAGATGGATATGACCTTATGTTAGCTAAGCTTAACAGTGACAGATATTCATGTGTTACAATTTAATAATAATTAAGCCATAGGAAACTATGGCTTTTATTATATATAATATTTTAATGGGCAAACTTATCGAAAGGTAAGGACGCAAAGCTATAGGGGCTGAAAAGCTAGCCAGTTGCATCTTCACTTTTCATTTGTATGTCCTTCTTCAAAAGAGGAAGTACTGTTAATGAATAGAAAGATATTAAAAATTTCAACAGTTTCTTTAACTGCGGGAATCTTCTTAATCGCTGGTATTTGTGCTTTCAAAGAAGGTAGAAGTACTAACACAATAGTAGATATACAGCAGAGTGAACAAATCGCGGCTGCACGAAATATGATTTTCGAGACCGAAACAAATAGGAGTATAGAAGAAGAAACTGTTGAAAATATTATATTACAATCAACAATAGAAGAAGAAACAGAAATTGCGGAATCTAAGGATATAAAGCCAAGTAAGACACCAGAGATTGCCGCGGATATTTCAACAGTTAGTGTACAAACTGGAGATGAGAGTACCTTGGGTAAATGGACTATGTGTATTGTAATATCTTTATGTTGTATTTTTTGGATTTTATGCGCAATATATTTAACTAAAAAGAAGAAATAATTATTAGGGCGAGTTTAATACTCGCCCTTTATTTTTTTTATATTTTTTGATATAATATATATAGAAAATAAAAGAAATGAGGTTTATTATTTATGAAAACAAAAATTATTGGACAGGAAAGAATTGTTAGAGAATTAGGTAGAGTGTTTGATATCTTTTCCGCGAGTGGCGGAGCAATTAGACCACATTTTATTTTAACAGGAGATAGTGGAAGCGGAAAGTCTTTTACTATTGAGACTTTAGCTAGAGAAAAGGAGCTTGCTTTTATTAGTATTAATGCCGCGCAGCTTACTAAGGAAGGTACATCAGGTAATTCTTTAAGTAAGGCATTATCACCTATTGCGGAGCTAAAGGGTAAGCCAACTATTGTTTTTGTAGATGAATTTGATAAGCTATTTATTTCAGATAATTCTAATTCTTCTATTGCTAATGAAGTTACGCTTGGAGTTCAGAATGAGTTCTTAAAGGTTCTTGAATCTCCTACTACTGCGGTATATGGTAACTATGGACATTATGTAAACATTGATATTAGTAAATGTTTATTTGTTTTTGCAGGTGCTTTTAACAATGAAGAAGAGATTACTCTTGATAAGTTAAGAAGCTTTGGTGTAAAGACAGAGTTTTTAGGCAGAGTAGGCTTAGTATATAACACAGATAAGCTGGTTTTAAAGGATTTATATGAAATTCTTGAAAGTTCAGAGCTATTAGAGAATTACCTTCGCCTCTTTCCAGATGTTGATAGAGAGGTTTGTGTAGATACAATTAAAAAGTATCTTAAAGATAATTTTAAGAATAACTCTATTGGCGCAAGAATTATCAATACTTTAATTAATCAGTATTTTATTAAAGATGGAGAACTTGGTTTTGAAGATGTAAAAGAGATTACCTTCCAGGAGAAGTTAAGTTTTAATAAGGAGAAGAAGTAATGAAAGAAAAAGAAGAGTATCAATATAAAATAGTTCCTGCTGTTTATAATGGCTATGATGGATTTTTATATTCTAATCATACGCATGAATATTATAGGGTTGTTGCGGGATGTCTTACACAACGAGGCTGTAAAAAAGCTATAATAAATTATCTGAAGAGACAGCAGAAGATAGAACAAAAAGAAATACAAAGACAGCTTTTAACTGAATATGGAATTATTAAAATATAATTTTATTTTTCATAAAAAATATGATATAATATTAATATAATAATAAAGGAGATTTAATATATGACTTTAGATTTTTTACAGAAAGAAATGATTGCTGCGATGAAGAACAAGGATAAAGAAAGAAAGAATACTATTTCAAGTCTTGTTCAGGCAGTTCAGAAATTTGGAATTGATAATAAGTGTAAAGATAATGTTACAGAAGACCAGATTAATGCAGTTATCCTTAAAGAAAAGAAAACTGTACAGGAGATGATAGACACTTGTCCTGCTGATAGAGTAGAGACTCTTGAAGAGTATAAGGCTAAGTTGGCTATTATCAATGAGTTCGCTCCAAGCCTTATGGATAATGAAGAAGATATTAAGAATTTTATTCAGGAGACAGGATTAGAATTAGTGAAAAGTAACAGAGGTAAGATTATGGCAGCTTTAAAAGGCAAAGCAGATATGAAGATTGCTAATAAAGTTGTTGGTTCAATGATTTCTTAGTAAAGGAGTAAGTATGAGTATTAGAGATGAACTTGGAACTCGCATGAAGACATTTTATGAAGCTGTTCCAGATATTAAGCTGGTAAAAAGGATGCCAGTCGCTATTAGAATTGATGGCAAAGCATTTCATACTTTTACACGAGGTTTTAAGCGACCTTTTGATGAAGTGTTAATTAAAACAATGCAAGAGACAACTCAACGTCTATGTCAGAATATTCAGGGTTGCGTGTTGGGATATACACAGTCAGATGAAATCACTTTAATTTTAGTTGACTATCAGACATTAACAACAGATGCATGGTTTGATTATCGAGTAGAAAAGCTTTGTAGTATTGCCGCAAGTATGGCAACACTGGCTTTTAATAAATATTTTTATGATAATGTAGTTATATATAATACAACTGTTGCTGATTTATTTAAGAAAGAATATTCATTTAAAGAAGTATATTGTAAAGCAATAAATAAAGGTGCAATGTTTGATGCTCGTTGTTTCAATATCCCAAAGGAAGAAGTAACTAACCTTATCTATTGGCGGCAGTTGGATGCTTCCCGCAATTCAGTTCAGATGGTAGGTCAGGCTTATTTCTCTCAGGATGAATTACAGGATAAAACATGTAGTGATATCCAGGATATGCTTATGACACAGAAGGGCGTTAATTGGAATGACTTTCCAACATATCAGAAGCGTGGAAGTTGTTGCATTAAGACAAAAGAAAACATTACAGAAATTAATTCAGTGGAAAAAATGAAATTTGGTGAAGATAAAAAAAATACTGTAATTAATATTGAACACCCTCATTGGATTATTGACAAAGAGATTCCAATGTTTAAAGGTGAAGGCAGAGAATATATTGATAAGTTAATATATGTAGGAGATTAATATGTTTTCATATAAAGAAATTAAAGTTGCAAGTGGTTGCGATTGCTGGGGACGACAAGAATATGATGAAGCATATAATATCTATTATAATGATGAGTATATATGCCAGCTATCTGATAATCCAGAAATATTAATAAATAAGTTAAATGATATTGTAAAAGATAGGAAAAAATAATATGTCAGATATAGTATATATAGAATTAAATCATTGGAGTCCGGGTGTCGATTACCCGGATTGTGAACCTTATCTCACATGGATGAAGGATGAGGTTCTTCAGTTCAGAGATGATAAATGGCTTAGAGAAAACAAGATTATAGCTGTAGAAACATTAATTGATATGTCTTGTAATTTTTGCATTACAGCACCAAGAGAATGGGTGGAAAAGAATTGCAATAATATTCTCACTACATATACAGAGTTCTTGCGGCAGCCTGATGAAGATGGTAAGGTATATGGTCGGTTTGGTTGTGTATTTAAAGAATATACTGAGGAAAATCTTGGCTATTGGTATGCAGGTTGGGATGAACTTGAAGAGCCAAAAAGAGTAAATGAAGAATGGAAAGGAATATAAAACTATGAAGAATTTTAATAAATTACCAATTATTGTTACAGTTAGTATTGTTGCTGTTTTTATTTTGTTAATCTTTATTGCACAGGCTCCACAGAATAAGGCAATTAGATTAGAGGAGACAGTTGAAAATGCGAAGTCTAATGTTACTGTTCAGGAAAAGCGTAGAGCTGATTTAATTCCTAACTTAGTAGATTGCGTGAAGGCATATGATGAGCATGAGTATAATACATTGATGGCTGTTATTGCAGCAAGAGGAAGTAATTCTGATGCAACTGCCGCAGAGGTTACTAAAACTATCTCTATTGTTGCAGAAGCTTATCCAGAATTAAAGAGTTCTGAGAATTACCGTGAATTAATGAATGAGCTTTCTATTACAGAGAACTTAATTTCTGCACATAGAAAGACTTATAATGAAGCTGTTTCAGATTATAATAAATATGTTAAGAGTTTTCCAGCTAGACTATTTTTAGGTATTACTGGATATGATAGACAGCACTTTGAAAGAATAGATTTCAATGGGCTGTCTGATGCACCAACTAATTTATTTGATTAATTAAGGAGAAGACTATGGATTTTACAATCACCAAAAGGGAGATTATTGCGAGTATTGTTATAGTTGCAATTCTTTTGATTATAGGTATTCTATTATCAACTAAAATATCTTCAAGTTTAGATAAAAAGAATGAAGAATATAAAACCGCAATAGAAATAGACAATAATAAAGATTTGTTTGAATATGGCATGAGAACTGATGTTGGTAATGCTTTTGTTTATGGCTCTCTGAAGGTGGTTGACCCAGTCTCAATTTCTGATATTGATGGAGAATATTATAGTATCAGAAAGTATAAAGAGCATTACACTATGCACACAAAGAGAGTCGCGCATACGAGAACTGTTAATGGAAAAACACAAACATACTATACAACAGAAACCTACTGGACTTGGGATAAGGTTGGCTCTTCTGAGAAGACAATTGAATGTACTACTATTAATTTCTGTGGCGTTGATTTTAGTACATCTAAAATCAATCTTTCAAATCAGGAGTATCATAACAAAACAGAATATGTAGGTTCAGATGATAGATGGGTATATTATACTATTGATACTGATTTTACTGGAACTGTTTATACTAATTTATCTGATAATACAATTACTAATAACTCTAAATTTATAAATAATTTAGGCACAACAGAAGCTCAAAAAAAGCTGATAAGTAATAATAAAGGCATATTAATATTCTTTTGGATTGTTTGGGTATTATTAATTGCACTTGCGATATATGGTTTTTATTATATAGATAATGATTGGTTAGAGGACAATTTTAGAAATTATAAGCGCGGATGGTAACATCCGCTTTATTTTTTTATAAAATTATGTTATAATATTTATATAAAAATATGAAAGGAATTAAAATATGAAAAATTTTATATATAATTCTCTTTTTTCATATCAAAAGTACGGTCTTAAAATAGCTTATAAAAGAAATAAGGAGGTATCAAAAATGTGGGGAAAGCTTTTCTGTAAACACTCTTCAATACCGTATCAGCCAGTTCTTACGCGTTTACAGGCATTAGGATTAGATTTGAATAATATAGGCGGTATTACTGAATTTTGGGATGCTGAAAAAGTAAAACATGAAATAAAAAAATTTTTAAAGAAATTTAAATCATTTGATATTAGATGGTACTGGTTTGAAGATTTAACAAATAAAGATAAATGTACTTGGGTTGACATTGGAGGTTGTAATTATAATTATGGTATAATTCAGAAACCTAAAATTGCCAGGAAAAGAGAGATTAAAAAGTTAATTTTAAAAACTTTTAAAGAAAAAGTAAAAGATGAAACAAAAGTGATTATTTTTGAACATTTAGATGTTATACATATTTCTTTTATGGATAGTCAAACATGTTTAATAATTATAAGTTTCTTCTCTAAGAAAAGAGGTGTTTAATTATGGGAGTATATGCAATTAGTGATTTACACGGTAATTATAAATTATGGACAAAAGTAAAAGAATGGTTAAAGCCTTCTGATAAATTATTTTGTCTTGGAGATAATATTGACCGCGGCAATGATGGAATTAAGATTGTACAAGATATGAGGAATCGTGAAAATACAACTGTTCTTTTAGGTAATCATGAAGATATGCTTATTGATTACTTACCTTATTCAATTAAGCATAATGAAATACCTACTTTATGGTATCATAATGGCGGAGCACCTACATTTGATGCAATTAAAAAAATGTCGAAAGAAGAGCAATTAGATTTATTAGAGTTCTTCCGCAACTGCCCAAAAAGAATTGAATTTATTAATGATAATAAACAGACAATTATTCTTTGTCATGCAGGCTTCACTCCAGGTCAGGAAGAAGCTGCTCAATTCCTTTATCGTAGAGGTAAAGCAGGAGAGTATCTATTATGGAATAGAGACCATCTTTCAGATATTTTTACATCAATAGATGAATTTCATAATAAAAATACATATGTTGTATTTGGACATACTCCAGTAGACTATCTTATCCCAGAAAAGAGTTTAATTGACCATGGTTATAGGGTACATATTTCCGCGATGGGTCATAAGATAGATATAGATTTAGGTGCAGCTTGGAGTAATCAAACTTGTCTCTTAGACTTAAATACTTTAAAACCAATTTATTTTGATTTAAAAGGAGAAAGAAAAGATGACTAACAAAGAAATTGAAGATAGATTAAAAGAACATTGGATTGCACTTGAAAGACTTGGCTACAATAATGATAATATTGTTGGTATTTTTCTTTACGGAAGCCAGAATTATGGTACTGATATTGAAACTTCTGATGTAGATACTAAATGTTTAGTTGTACCTACTTTTGAAGATATTATCTCAAATGAAGTTAAAAGCAATAAAACTATTGACTTTGGAAAATCAGGTATCTGCACTGTCATTGATATAAGAGAATATATTAAAGAAGTTAAAAAACAGAATATTAATTTCTTAGAGATTATGTTTACTAATTATTATATTATAAATACGAAGTATAGACCTTTTTGGAATCAGCTTGTCTCTGAAAGAGAAAAACTTGTTAAATATGATGCTATGAGACATTTTCTTTCAGTATCTAATCAGGCTAAACATACTTTAAAGCAAAGGTCTGCTGTAGTAACTATGCCAGAAAAGAATAAAAAGGTTTATAATGCTTATAGATTAAGTTTATTTTTAAAAGCTTATAGAGATTATCTCTTTAATAGTTGGAACTCAGAAACACAAGCAGAGTATAAGAAATGCCTATACTTATCTGAAGATACAAGAGAGACACTGAAAAAGATTAGACGCGGTGAAGCTATATATCCGCTCAAAGAGATTGAAGAGATTCTTAATGAAGAAGAAGAGAAAAAGAATTTTTATGCAAAGTTTTCATATGGAAATACTGCATATTTAGACACTGTATTGGAGTCTTTTGTAAAAGACTGCTTAAAAATTAATTTTGATATTTATAAAAATTTATGATATAATTTATATATAATAAAAAAGAAAGGAAGGTTAAATGAATAAAAAAAGAACATTCTTGTTCGTTTGGGCAAAGAAAGAAAAGTACTCTGAACCTATAAAACGGCATAATGTAATTACAGTTCGCAATGCAACCGGAGATATCGGTTCTGATGCGGGCTATGCTACAAATTGTTTTTGTAAGCAGTTTGGAAGTCTAAGTAAAATAGATATTTTATGTATTCAGGAGTTAGATGAAAAAGGTCTTCCTATAGGAGAACCAATTACTCCAATGGAACAAAATAATATTGTTCCAATTAAAAAGTAGTTCTTTGAAAAATAAATAATAAAAGAGATAAAAGGAGAAAAATATGAGTGTTTTTAGTTCATTAGTTCCATTTTTACCCATTGCAATAATTGTTATTGCACTTTTACTGATTATAGCTTGCGGATATGTAAAAGCGCCACCAGATACAGCGTTTATTATTTCTGGTCTCCGCAAGAGAACAATTATTGGTAAAGCGTCTATTAAGATTCCTTTCTTAGAAAGAATTGATAAAGTATCATTGAAGTTAATTCCTATTGATGTTAAAACTTCAAGTGCTGTTCCAACAGCAGATTATATCAATATTAGAGTAGATGCTGCAGTTAATGTAAAAGTTTCAGATAATAAAGATAAGCTTGCACTCGCCGCACAGAACTTTTTAAATCAGAGACCAGACTATATTGGTCAGGTTGCTAGAGAGGTTCTTGAAGGTAATATGCGTGAAATTGTAGGTCAGATGAGATTGGAAGAAATGGTATCTGATAGACAGAAATTCGCAGAAATGGTTAAAACTAATGCAGAGCCAGACCTTGCAGGTATGGGCTTAGACATTGTTTCATTCAATGTTCAGAACTTTATTGATGATAACCAGGTTATTGAAAACTTAGGTGTAGATAACATCGTAAAGATTTCTAAGAATGCTGCAATCGCAAGAGCTATCTCTGAAAAGGAAATTGCAGTTGCTCAGGCAGAAGCCGCAAAAGAAGCCAATGATGCAAAGGTTGCTTCTCAGTTACAGATTGCTAACGCCAAGGCTAAAGCAGAAAAAGAGAAGATGGTTATTGCAGCACAGGCAACTCAGGAAGCACAGCAGGCACAGATTGAGGCTGATACTCAGATTGCTTTAAAACAGAATGATTTAGACATCAAGAAAGCAGAGTTACAGAAAGAAGTTGATACTAAGCAGGCTATTGCGGATGCCGCAAAGGAGATTCAGGCAGAGGAACAGAGAAAGATTCGTGAAGTAAAGACTGCAGATGCCAACCTTGCTCGTCAGGAGAAGGAAATTGAGTTGCAGGCTAAGCAGGTAGAGATTACAGAGAAATCTCTTGAAGCTAATGTTAAGAAGAAGGCAGATGCAGAGAAGTACGCTGCTCAGCAGAGAGCTGATGCTAGATTGTACGAAACTCAGAAAGCATCTGAAGCCGAGTTATTCGAGCGTCAGAAGCAGGCAGAAGCTCAGCAGTTTGAAGCTGAAAGACAGGCAGAAGCTAAGAAGGCTCTCGCAGATGCTATTAAGGCACAGGGTATTGCAGAAGCTGAAGCTGCAAAAGCTAAAGGTGAGGCGGAAGCCGCAGCAATAAAGGCTAAGGCAGAAGCGGAAGCTGAAGGTCTTATGAAGAAAGCCGAAGCTATGGCTGCATATGGAGATGCCGCAAAGCAGGATATGCAGTTACAGGCACTTAGAGTTTACTTTGAGCAGTTACCAGCAATCGCTCAGGCTATTGGAGATGGCTATTCAAATGTAGACAAGATTGTAATGTTTGGTGACCAGACATCTAAATTATCCGGTAATATCGTTAATAATGTGACACAGATTTCTGAAGGACTTGCAGAGTCTTTAGGAATTGATTTAAAGTCTGTACTTAATGGTGCATTAACAGATAAGATTAATAACTATAAGGAAGTTGAAGATTAATTAAAAGGAGGCTGTAAAAAGCCTCCTTTTTTGATTTTATAAAAAATTTTTGATATAATTAAATTGTAATAAAAATTAAATACAATTTTATAAAGGAGAAAATAATGCGAGGTAGATGGGATTTAAAAGAAGATGAATTAGCCTATTGGCAAGCAAATGCAATAGGACAGACTAAAATGATGCAAAAAGATGAAATCCACATTGTAGATTTAACTAAAGAAAATATTACTCCTTATCAAGTTAATCAAGTATTGACTTCATTAGGGTGGAATAGATATAATGAATTTAATGGATTAGAAGGAGATAGATACGCTTTTTATAGTAAAGAAGGTTGTCGAGACATTGTTCTTTATGCAAGCATTCTTACTTTTGAATTAATTGTTTTTCTTAAAAAAGATTTAAACACTTCAGATTTTAAGAAAAATCATATTAAAGAAATGTTATCATAATAAATTTTATTTGATATTATTAAAATTTTATGATATAATATATATGTAATAAAGATAAGAAATAAATTTTAAAGAAAGAGAGAAAAGAGATATGCCAAGATTTGAAGAAGATTATGGAAATGTAAGCAATATGAATCGACAGAGAGATTTAGTTCTTTCAACTAATGAGTTCTGTTTTTTACAGAGCAAGACCAATGGTGCTATTAAGACTTATACAGGTCCAATTACAATGACAATTTCTGCACAGGAAAGTCTTGTTACATTTAACCCTAAGACTAAGAGATTTGTTGAAACTACAGATTTTGAAGCAGCTAGACAGCTTTTTGTATCAGCACCAGAAGGCTGGTATGTAGTATTAAAGAATCCAAGTACAGATGGTTCTCATCCAGAGTTAGCTAAGGCTGTTAATAGCCCAGAGCTTCATATCGGAAGAAAGATTAATATTCCAGGTCCTGTATCGTTTTCATTATTCCCAGGTCAGATGGCTAAGGTTGTAAGAGGACATAGACTTCGTTCTAATCAGTATCTTCTTGCAAGAGTGTATGATGCAGATGCCGCAAAGGCTAATGCAAAGACCTCATTAATGATTGATTCAGAGGGCAAGGAAGTTAAGGTTAAGACAGAAGAATATTTTGTTGGTCAGCTACTTGTTATTAAGGGTACAGAAGTTTCATTCTATATTCCTCCAACAGGTATTGAAGTTATTCCAATTAGCGGAGAAGGTTCAGAATATGTTAGAAATGCTGTTACTCTTGAGCGTCTTGAGTATGTTATTTTAAAGGATGAAAGCGGCGAGAAGAGATATGTTCCAGGTCCAGCAGTGGTATTCCCAAAGCCAACAGAGACTTTTGTTCAGTCTAATCAGAAGACTGGAGATATTATCTTTAGAGCACTCGAGTTATCTCCTATTAGCGGTATCTATGTAAAAGTTATTGCTGACTATAAAGATGAAACAGGTGAGCATAAGACAGGTGAAGAGCTGTTCATTACTGGTAAAGACCAGATGATTTATTACCCAAGAGTTGAACATGCAATGATTCAGTATGATGGTAAGTATATGCATCATGCAATCGCAATCCCTGAAGGTGAAGGTCGTTATGTATTAAACAGATTAACTGGCGAAATTAAAACTGTTAAAGGACCTGCTATGTATCTTCCAGACCCAAGAACAGAGGTTGTTGTTAAGAGAAAGTTAAGCATGGCTGAATGTGAATTATTCTACCCAGGTAATGCAGAAGTTATTGATTATAATATGGGTCTTTCAGAGCAGGCTGTTGAGAAGGCTGCAAGAAAGGGATTAACAGGAGATAGATTAAGCAATGCTCTTAATTGTGCATATTCAACTGCGGATTCCGTAAAATCTCTTGCTCTTTTTGAAGCAACTTCTAACATTAGTAGAGGTGTTTCTTACACTAAGCCAAGAACTATCACTCTTGATACTAAGTATGATGGTGTTGTAGGTGTAGATGTATGGACAGGATATGCTATTAATGTAGTATCTAAGACTGGTAAGAGAGAAGTTATTGTTGGACCAACAACTAAGTTACTTGATTATGATGAGACTCTTGAGGCTATGAGTTTATCTACAGGTAAACCTAAGACAACAGATAATCTGTTAAGAACAGCCTTTTTAAGAGTTGATAATAACAAGATAAGTGATATTATTAATGTTCAGACTAAGGATTATGTGGATGTTCGCATTAAGGTTTCTTATTGCGTAGATTTCCTTAGAGATTATAAAGACAAGTGGTTTTCAGTTGAAAACTATGTTAAGTATCTTTGTGATAGACAGAGAAGTCTGTTAAAGAAAGAAGCTAAGAAATATAATATTGAAGAGTTTTACAATAATTATTCAAAGATTGTTTCAGATGTATGTTTAAATCATACAACAGGCAATAAGAAGAATGAATCACCTAAGTTCAATGGTAGATTCTTCCCAGAGAATGGTATGCTTGTAAAAGATGTTGAAGTTCTCAAGATTGAAATTGAGAGCAGAGTTGCGGGAATGCTTGAAAAGCATCAGAGTGAAATGGTTAGCAAGGCACTTGAGTTATCCGTTGCAGAAAAGAATGCTGAAGTAGATAAGCAGTTAGCTGATTTTAAGTTAGCTAAAGCAGAAAGAGATAATAAGAATGACCTTTACCTCTTAGAGTTACAGCAGCAGTATGATATTCAGAAATTTGCAGATAAGGAAGCCCTCTTAGAGAAAGAGCGTGTAGCTAAGCAGGCTGCTAAGCAGGCAGAGGCAGATATGCAGAAAATACTTGATGCAATCCATACAGCTCAGTTAGAGAGAGCTAATGCAGAGGCTGCCGCAGAAGCAGAAAGACAGACTAAGTTAGCAGAAATCGAGAAGTCAAAGCAGGATGCATATGCAGAAACTGTTAAGAAGATTATGGATTCTATTTCTCCAGACCTCGTAGCTGCATTAACAACAAAGTCTAATGCAGACCTCGTAATTGAAGCAACTAAGAACATGTCACCAATTGCCCTTGCTAAGGGAGAATCAGTAGCTGATACTGTGAACACTCTCTTACGCGGAACTCCTCTTGAAGAAGTTCTTGATAAAATGGGAACAAAGATTAGCATGTAAGACATATAAATATTGGGCGAGTTAAATACTCGCCCTTTATTTTTATTAAAAAATATATTATAATATATATATAAAAGAAAGGAAGTGTTATATATGAAAATTATTTTACCAAGATTTTTATTTAAAATTGAAAGATGGAAGTGGAATTCGGATTACAGAGTTTATGTTTCTAATTTAGGACATATTAAAAATGAGCATAAGCAGGATTTACCAGTACATATAGATGGTAATGGATATTGCAGAGTTCATACTGAATGTTGCAGATATAAGAGCGTTCATAGATTAGTTATGCTCACATGGAGACCTATTCCCAATGCAGAGGAGCTTACAGTAGACCATCTTAATCATAATAAAAGAGATAATTCTTTAGAAAATCTTGAATGGGTTACTGAAGAAGAAAATTTAAGAAGAGCTGTAGAAGACCTTGTTAAAAAAGATAAGAAAGATAAAAAGAAAAAGGATAAAGTAAAAAAGATAAGTGCGCAAGATATTATTAAAAGAGACAAGCAAAGAGCTATTACAAAGGCAATAGAAAATTTTGATATCTATAATACAGCAATTAAAGATAATACAAATTGTGTATTAGGTTTACCACAGAAATATGCTTCATGTATGACTGCTGCAGAAGCAATGTTAAAAGATGATAAATATAAAGATATTCATAATCTATCACAGGAAACAATAGCAAGAAGAATTAGAGGAGCTGTTGTTATGAATAGAAAATATCATGGAATTAAATGGGAGGCTTTATAAGATGAAAAATAACAATTTTGCTTTAGAAAAATATGAAGCAAATAAGTTTTTAGAACAGCATCGCGGAGATGCAGAATTAACAGATTTTATAATGAGTTTTAGTAAAATGAATCGTTTACCTTCTCATTCAGAAATCTGGAGCGAGGTATATGATTTCTTATATGAAAAGAAATATAATACTGATTATGCAACTGGTATAACTTATATCATAGAATCTTAATTTAGGAAGGAGATAAAATATATGCTTAATAAACAGGGAGTTAGGGAATTAGCTTATATAGTTAAAATTGATGGAATTGAACCTATCACGGGTTCAGATAATTGTGAGGCAGCTGTTGTTGGCGGATGGAAAGTTATGGTTCGTAAGAATGTTTTTAAAGTAGGCGACTTAGCTATTTACTTTGAGATTGATTCACAAGTGCCTGCTTCTGATACTTTTGCTTTTCTTGCAGCAAAGCATTATAAAGTTAAGTCACAGAGATATACTTTTGGAGGAAAAGGAAATTTCATTTCACAGGGCTTACTTATGCATCCAACTGACTTTGGCTGGTTTTATTATCAGGATGGAGATGGACAGCAGTATATTCACAATAAAGAAAAGAATGTTTCCTATCCAGTTGGAACTTTTTTAACAGAAGAATTAAAGGTAACATACGCAGACCCCGCAGATAACAAGAGAAAAGCACCATCTGCAGATAAATATAAGAGAATGGCACAGCGTAATCCAGAACTCTTTAAGAAAAGACCTATTCGTTGGTTAATGAGGAGAGATTGGGGTAAAAAGCTTTTATTCTTATTCTTTGGAAAGAAAAGAGATGTAAGAAGCGCGTGGCCAGCTTGGGTTGTAAAGACAGACGAGGAAAGAATTCAGAATCTTGTTGATAGAATACCTGAGTTTGCGCAGGAAGAGTGGATTGCTACAGAGAAAATAGACGGTACATCAACAACTTTTACTATGAGAAAAAATCTTAAAAAGAGATTATTTTCATCTAAAGATACAGAAGGCATTCTTGTATGTTCAAGAAATGTTTGTTTTGATAAGCCAGATAAACAGTGCTTCTATGAGACTAATGTTTATACAGAAATGGCTGAAAAATATAATATGGAAAATGTCTTAAAAGACCTTTTAAAAGAGTCTAGTGATGATGTTATTTTTATAACTATTCAGGGCGAGACTTATGGCGGAGAAATTCAGAAGAGAGATTACTCTACTTCAGAACATTATCTTGCATGTTTCAATTTAATCTTCGGTTTTTCTGATGGTACAACAGAGAGAGCTAATCCGGAGCAGATGAAATCAATACTTACTAAATATGGTCTTGAGTGCGTTCCAATTGTAGGAAGAGTTACATTACCAGCTACTTGTGATGGTATTCTCGCTCTTGCGGGAGGGGCTTCAAAAGTTGATGGGCTTCCGCGAGAAGGATTAGTATTCCGTTCACTCGATGGAAGAAAATCTTTCAAAGCGGTTGATAATAACTTCTTATTACAGTATCATTAAATAGGTGCGGCATTGCCGCACCTTTCTTTATTTGGTCAAAAAGATATAATCTTCTTATTTCTTTTTTCATATTATATATAAAATAAACCGGGAGGGCTTCTAATGAAAAATTTTATAAAAGGAAGTCTGTTTGTTCTTTTGATTATTCCAATCGTAGATTGCGTAATTACAATTTTACAACAGCTAAGTCAACATATATGTACCTTAATTGCAAAAGAGACATATAATGTAAAGAAAGATATTGAAGAAGAGGATTGTAGCAATGGCGTTGCTATTGGATTCCAAGCTTCTCAAGATTTAGAGGAATATGAGGAGGACGAAGATGAATAAATTTTATGATACTTGTGCTTTGTTAGAATTACAAGAAAAAGCTTTTGAAGATTTTTTCTATATTGCGGATGTTACACTCGTAGAATTAGAAAATATAAAAACCTCTGCATCAAAAGATAATGAAATTAAATATAAAGCCAGAAAATTACTTCATTTATTAGATAATAAGAGTAGTCAATATGAAGTTGTTAAAACTGGGGCGAATGCTACAAACAATGATAATGATATTATTAATGCAGCACTTAGTTTACAGAAAGAAAATGATGAAACTTTATTTGTAACAAAAGATGTTGCATGTAGAAGATTGGCGGCGGCCGCAGGTTTAAATACAATTAATCCAGATATTGAAGAAGATGATTATACTGGCTATAAGATTATAAATTTAGATGATGAAGAATTAGCAATTTTCTATTCTAGTGAAGTTAATTCTAAAAATAATAAATATGGTCTATTAATTAATGAATATTTGATTGTAATTAATAATAGCTGTATTGTTGATAAGTATAAATGGACAGAAGAAGGCTATAAAAAAGTTGTATATCCTAAGATTGACTCTAAATTCTTCGGTAAGATAAGTCCTTACAATAATGATGCATATCAGTTACTTGCATTAGATTCTTTAGTGCATGACCAAATGGTTGTTTTGAGAGGTCCTGCGGGAAGTGGAAAATCTTATCTTGCTTTTGCTCATATGATGAACCAATTAGAAACAGGTAAAAAAGAAAAAATAATAATTTTTTGTAACACAGTCGCAGCTAGAGGCGCAGCTAAATTAGGTTTTTATCCTGGAACTAGAACAGAGAAACTTTTAGATAGTCAAATAGGAAACTTCTTAAAGGCAAAGCTTGGAGAAGATATTGTAAATGACATGATATTACATGAACAACTTATTCTTTTACCTTTAGCTGATATCAGAGGATATGATACTTCAGGTTCTAATTCTATTATTTATATCACAGAAGCACAAAATATGGATTCAGACTTAATGAAACTTGCACTTCAAAGAGTAGGTGATGATTGTCAAGTAATTCTTGATGGAGATGACAATGCTCAAGTTGATTTAGATATGTATGCGGGCGAGCATAATGGTCTCCGCAGAGTGTCTAAAGTATTTAGAGGACAAGATTTTTATAGTGAAGTTACTCTTAAAAATATTTATAGAAGTAAAATTGCAAAAATTGCAGAAAATTTATAATTATAAGGCGTATTACTGTATTAGTAGTACGCCTTATTTTTTTTTTGATTTTTATTAAAAAAAATGTTATAATATATATATAAAAAGAAAGGAAGTGTTATATATGGCAAGAAGAACGCAATTAGCAGACCCAAGTGAATTTTATTGTACAAAATGTGGTAAAAGAGGCTTTGATATTCCCCGCAAGAGAGGACAGGAAAGAGAAGCTGGACATTTAAAAAGACTATGGTGTCTTAATTGTAAAGAAGAGCATAATCATGTAGAGTGCAAACCATGGACTAAATATGATTATAGTGATTTCTTATTAGAGTTTAATGAAGGTAACTTTGATGAAGAAGGAAATAGAATTCTTCCTTATGGAGAATTTAGAGCTAAGTTAAATAAAGAGGGTAAAATATGATGAATAATGCAATTTCCTATTTTGACAATGATATAACAAGATGCGGTAATGAATCTTGTCCTAAATATAAAGAGTGTTATCGCGGAGATGGTCACTATTATAAACCAGGTATCTATACATTCTCATTATTTTTAAATGAATGTAATGAAGAAAATGAATATCCATATTTTATAAATGGAGATAAGAATGGAGAAATTATTGGAGATATAGAAATAAAGCCTAATGAAAAGTACTTATTTTTAATGTGCGGCTGTCCAGGTTCAAGAAAATCAAGCTTCTTATCTATGTTTTGTAAGCTTAATAAAATTAATTATGATAAGCATGTTGCTAGTAGAGATTTAATTCGTTTTAGTATAGTTTCTGAAAATGAAGAATACTTCTCAAAAGAAAAAGAAGTTTTTCAATTATTCGTTAATGAGATTAAATACCAAATAGCTTTTAATAATTATTGTTTTGCAGATGCAACACACCTTAATAGTAATTCAAGAATGAAATTAATTAACTCTATTGGAAAAGATTTCTTAAAAGATGTTAATATAGTTCCACTTTTTGTAAGTGTTAGTGAAGAAGTTGCCCTTTATGGAAATAATTTGAGAAAAGGAACAAGGGCTTATGTACCAGAAGAAGTCATTATTAAAATGAGACATTCCTTCTCAGACCCTGCTCAGGATAATTACCCTTATGCGGATATATACAATATCTATCCTATTTCTACAGTAACAACAGATTGCGGAGAGGCGACAAATATAGAATTAAAGGATAAATATGAAATACATAGAAGAAAGAAAAGGAGTTAATATATGGGAAAGATATATTTCACGAGTGATACTCATTTTGGGCATAATAAAGAATTTATTTTTAAAGAACGCGGCTTTGACACAGTAGAAGAAATGAACGCTGCAATTATTAAAAACTGGAATTCTATTATCCAGCCAGATGATATTGTTTATCATCTTGGTGATGCTATGTTAGGAGATAATAATGATGGTATTGAGTGCTTAAAACAATTAAATGGACAAATCCATTTATTATTTGGAAACCATGATACCAATACAAGACAGAAGCTTTATACTGAATGTCCAAATATTTTCATTAGAGGTTATGCAACAATAATAAAAATTCAAGGCTATAATTTTTATTTAAGTCATTATCCAACAATAGTTGCAAATGGAGATAATGACCTTCCGCTAAAAAGACAGGTAATTAACTTATATGGACATACTCATCAGAAGGAAAATTTTTATGATAATATTCCTACCATGTATCATGTTGGAATGGATAGTCATAATAACACTCCAGTTTCTTTTGATACAATTATTGAAGATATCCAGTTAAAATATAAAGAAGTAAAAGGAGAATAAATATATGATAATGAATACTAAATATAATGAAAAGACAGGCGCGGCTAAGGTTGTTATAAGAGGAAAACATGGAGATATTGGTTACGGAAAAGCAAGGCTACATGAAGATGACAGAGAATATGGTTCTGAATTAGTTGGCTGCGGAATCGCACATGCCCGCGCACGCATCAATCTTAAAAAGAAAAGATATCAGAGATTAAAGGCAGAATGTGAAGCTAATAGAAAATTTGTTCAGACAGTAATGTCTTATAAGAATTTCGATAAGACTTCGGATACAGCTAAGTGTATGTTTAAGCAGATGAATGCAAAGATTGCAGAAGTTAATAGGCTAGCAACTGAAATTTCTAATGATATAACAGAGCTGGAAACTTCTATTGTTAAAAGAGGATATCTTCATAAAAAAATGAGTGAGAGTAGGAATTAATTTTCCTACTCTTTTATTATATATATCAATTTTTCTCATAAAACGAAGATTTACTCAGAAAATTAATTTTAACTTTACTACAGCTAACTACAATTTAGCTTATTAAACCGAAAGTTTGACATTAGAAAAAAATTATGATATAATATTAATATAGAAAGAAAAGGAGAAGAGAATGATACATAGTTTTATAGTAGATTCTTTTGAAAAAGGTATTTCTTGTACAACTTTATCAATATCAGATGGAGATATTATTGTTTTTAAGTTTGACCAAGAAATATTTGATATACATGAAGTTTCAAATTTTTTAAAAGAATATCAGCGAGCTTTTCCCAATAATAAAATAGTTATTACTTTTAATGGGATAGACATTGTAAATATTATAAAGGAAGAAAGGGATTAATTAAATGAGTAAATTATATGACGCGGATTCCATACAAAGTAAAACACCTCTTGAGTTTACCCGACTTAGGCCAGGTGTATATTGCGGTAGCACAGAATATTCTACTCAACTCGTGATAGAAATTGTATCAAACGCGATTGACGAACATAAAGCAGGACATGGAGATATTATTAATGTCACTTATTCAAAAGATGGAAGCTGTATAGTAGAAGATTTTGGTCAGGGCTTTCCTATTAATACATTAAGAGATGATGGAGAGACTGTTTTACAAGCTTCATTTGATGTATTAAATACATCTGGTAAGTTTTCTGATGATGGTGTTTATGAAGGAACTGCACTTGGTTTAAATGGTATAGGTAGTAAATTGACAAATTATTTAAGTCATTGGCTTACAGTAATTTCTTATCGTGACGGGAAAATGGAAGAGGTCCAGTTTACTGAAGGAGTTTTTAAGAAAAGAATTCTGGGTAGCCAAGGAAATCATCACACCGGAACAATAGTATCATGGCAACCAAGTGAAGAGTTCTTTACAAACGCAGCTATAGATACTGAAAGACTTAAAAAATTATTTCATGTATTAACTTGTTTATGTCCTGGATTGACAATTAATTTAATAGAAAAAGAAACAGATGCCCGCATTTCTTATTTTTCTAAAAATGGATTAAATGATTTACTCAATGATATTGCAGGAGATAGTGAGATATTAAAGAATAGATTAAATATTAACTATGAGAATGGAAAGAATAAACTTGATTTAGTATTAACTTATACAGATAAGTATAGCTCTAATATTATATCATATGTTAATACGGGAGAGACAGATGCTGGTCCTCATATTACACAAATAAAGACAATTATTACAAGAGAGATGAATAAATTCTTTAGAGAAAAGAATTGGTTAAAAGAAAAAGATGATAATTTAACAGGTGATGATATACAAGAAGGATTACTTATAGCCTTTAATATAACAGCTCCTAATATTTCTTATGATGCACAGACCAAGAGTAGAATTGTAAAAATTGATATGACTCCTTTTACAAGCGTGATATCTGAAAGTTTACAAAGCTGGCTTGCCGCAAATGAGAAAGATATTAAAGGAATAGCGGATAAGGCGTTAAATGCGCGTAAAGCTAGAGAAGCCGCGAAGAAAGCTAGAGATATAGCTAGAAATGGAAAGAAAAAAGAAAAAGGCTTAAAAGCTAAAATGCAATTAAGTAGTAAATTTATTGATTGCGTTAGTAAGAAACCAGAAGAAAGAAATCTACTTTTAGTAGAGGGGCTTTCCGCAGGTAGCTCTGCAGTTGAAGCTAGAAATGCAAAAACAGATTGTATTTATATGCTAAGAGGAAAAATAATCTCCCCATTAAAAACTTCTGTTGACAAGATATTGGCAAACCAAGAGATGTCTGATATTATTAAAGTAATTGGTGCAGGCTTCGGCAATGATTTTGATGTGAGTAAAATGAATTTTGATAAAATTGTTATGACAACAGATGCCGATAGCGATGGTGCAGACATTGAACTTTTACTTATCACTTTCTTTTTCACATATATGAAACCTCTTGTTGAAAGTGGTAAATTATACAGGGCAGTAACTCCTTTATATATTATAAGAACTGGGAAAGAAGAGTTATATTTCTATACTGAAGAAGAAATGGAAAATTATCGAGCTTCACATTCTTCATCTAGCTATGAAGTTCTTAGAGCAAAGGGCTTAGGAGAGCTTAATGCAACTGACTTACATAAGGTCTGTTTTGAAAAACAGCGTTTCAAGAGAATAACAATTTCAGATGCCGAAGAAACAAAAAGATTATTAGATGTCTTAGAAGGTCAAGCAGTAATGCCTAGAAAGCAGTTTATATATGAAAATGCTAAACAGTTAGGTTTTGAATTTGATTAATAAGAAAGGAAATAAATAATGAATAATTATATTACAGAAGTTGATATATTAGATGAAAGTAAAGATTCATTTTTAACATATTCTGCCGAAGTGTTAACTGATAGAGCTATTCCTGCTGCGGAAGATGGATTGCTTTCTGCACAGAGGAAGCTTATTTGGACAATGGAAGAATATTTAAAAATGAATAATAAAAGTAAGACAAAGAAATGTAATGCTATTGTTGGTTCTACATTAGCTACAAGTTATTTTCATGGAGACCAATCTTGTTATGGTGTATTGTGTAAAATGTCTCAAGATTATCTAATGAGATATCCATTAATTCAAGGTCAAGGTTCTCTTGGTACACAGGAAAACAATGATATGGTAGCTAGTTCAAGATATACGGAGGCAAAGCCTTCTGTATATGCAGATTTAATGATGACAGATTTTAAGAAAAATGTTGTTCCATTAAAAGAAACCTATAATGGCGAATTCATGGAACCAGTTGTTTTACCTAGTATTTTTCCAAATGCAATTTGTAATGGAAGACAGGCTATTGGTATTTCTATGGCACATAATTCCCTTCCACATAACTTAGAAGAGGTATGTGATGCCATTATTGCCTATGTTAATAATAATAATCTTACAATAGAGGAATTAATGAATTATATAAAAGGTCCAGATTTTCCATTAGAGAATGTTGTTATAAATAGTAAAGATATAAAAACAGCATTAGCGACTGGACACTCTTCTACTTCTTTAAAAGTAAGAGGTATATATGAAATAAAAGGTCAAACAATTACTTTTACAACAATTCCATATAGAACCTATAGAAATAAGATTAAAGAACAGATAGAAAAGAATATTGATATTTTTGACGAGTTATTAGAAGACTTTAATGATGAATCTAGTTTAGGTAAAAATAAATTGGTTTTTGTTGCAAAGAAAGGTGTTATGCCTGAAAAAGTTGTTAATAAGTTATTTACTTTAACAGATTTGCAGACAACTTTATCATATAATATGAATTATATTGTAAATGGAACTCCTAAATTATGTTCTATGTTAGATTTAATTAAAGCATATGTAGACCACCAGATAAATATATTAATTAAGATTGCAGAATTTGATAAAGATAAAGCAGAAAAAAGAGCGCATATTTTAGAAGGTTTACTTATTGTAATTAGTGATATTGACAAGGCAATAAAATTAATTAGAGAATCATTAAATACAACAGAAGCTAAATCAAAATTAATTGCCGCGTTTAATTTAGATGAAATTCAAGCTAAAGCTGTTTTAGATATGAAACTTGGAAAATTAACTAAACTCGATAAAGATGATTTAGTGAAAGAGTTAGAAGAAAAAAAATTAATTATTGCTGAGTGTAATAAAATTATCAATGAAGAAACTTATAGAAATACTAAACTTATTGAAAAAGTTTCTGACTTAAAAAAGAAGTATGGAGATAAAAGAAGAACACAGTTATTGAATATTGAAGTTCCAAAAGAAGAAAAGGAAATTGCAGAAGTAATCCCAGAGAATGTTGTTGTAGTAACAACAAAGACTGGATTAATAAAAAGAGTTCCGCAGTCTTCTTTTAGAGTTCAAAGAAGAAATACAAAAGGAGTAAAGTCTGAAGATAGCGCACTTTTAGATGTTGTAAAAACTAATACAATAGACACAATGATGTTCTTTACTAATTGCGGAAAGATGTATAGAACTCTTGTTGATAATATTCCAGTAGGAACAAATGCAACAAAAGGCTGTCTAATATCTGATTTAGTAAAATTAGATAATGATGAAAGAATTATTGCTGTAACTTCTTTACATAGGAAAACAACTCCAAAATTTGCAATCTTTATTACTAAAAAAGGTATGATTAAAAAGACTTATCTTGAAGAATATATGTCTGCGCGAAAGAATACTGGAATCGCAGCATTAAGAGTAAGAGATGATGATGAAGTTGTAGATGTAATTTTCCAGGATGAAGAGCCTATTATCTTAATCTCAAAGAATGGAAATAGTATTAGGTTTGAAACAAAAGATATTACTCCTGTTGGTAGAGTAACTTTAGGTGTCAAAGGTATGAGATTAGATGAAAATGACGAAATAGTTGCGGCATTACCTATTCATAAGGATACAGATAATTTAGCTATATTTACTACGAACGGTCTTGGTAAAAAAGTTGAACTTAATGAGTTTCCTCTTCAAGGACGAGGCGGTAGAGGAACTATTTGTTCAAAAGAAGAAGTTGCTGGAGCTTTAATGGTAAGTGATGAAGATAATATTTTATTATGCGGTAATAAAAATTCATTATGTATCGCGGCAACTGAAATTCCCCTTTTAGGTAAAATATCTTTGGGGAATATTATGATTAAAGACAATAAGATTCTTAAAGTCACAAAAATTTAAAATTTTTGGACAAAAATGGATAATCCATATACTATAATTTTCATATAATAATACCTGCTTAAGGACAAGTATATTAATATCTTCTACTTTCTTTCTCAGTAGGGAGAAAGAAAGCTAGTCAAAGAAAGACCTACGGCGCCGGTTTTCACCGGCTGCCGCTTAGACCTTTTTATATAGTTTTCTCAAATTGACTTAATAAAAAAAATATGATATAATAATATATATGATAAATAAAGGACAATAATAGATAATTCTATTATTCTAAAAATCATATATATTATACAGTTTTGCCGCTCTTAATGGGAGGAAAAATGAAACAAATAAAGAGAAACAAAAAACATTCTAGTCGCATAAATGATTCTAGTTGGCTTGGTATGAGTCTACTAATATTCTTTTATGGTAGTTCATTATTAATATTAATGCTATTACCGCGACCAGAAACAACACTTGGCTCTCCTGAACTTGTCAATCAGTATTCGCTTAATTATGAGCAGAGTCAAATTTCAAATGAGGAAAACTCAGAAAATATTATTCCTTTAGAAGAAGAAAAAGTTACAACTGAAGTAACAATAGAAGAAGAGGAAGATAATGTTGAAGAAGAGCTTGCCGCGGATGAAGTAGAAGTATATCAACCTATTGGTACTCAATATGATTTACCATATTATGCAAATTATAATGGCTTTAAAAGTTATATGAGTTATAGAGCAATTTGTTTAAATGGCTCAAATGAATTATATTTGCAAAGAAACTATGCAGTAACAGATGAAAATGGTTTAAGGACAATTGATAATAGATATTGTGTAGCTATGGGAACTTATTTTAATTTATCAATAGGACAATATTTCGATTTGGTATTAGCAAATGGAACTGTTATACCTTGTATTATGTCTGATACAAAATCAGATAGACATACAGACACTAATAATGTATATACAATACACTCTAATTGTTGTAGTGAGTTTATTGTAGATACAAACTATTTATCACAAAATGTAAAAAATCGTGGGAATATTTCATATGTCTTTAAAGAATGGAATAGTCCTGTTGTAAGCGTTATTGCTTATGAAGAAAATATCTTAACAGATTGAGGTAGTTAAAAATGAGTTTTGATAAAAATAAAATCGAAGAGCTATATCCTGGTGCGTTAATGTATGAAACTATGTTAATAAACAAGGGTAATGAAACTGTATTAAAAAAAGCATGTGAAAGTGATGAATATTTTGGACAACTTAAAAAAGATGGTTATTGGTATCAATATGAAAAACATTCTGCCGGAACTTATTTATTTTCAAGAAGCGCTAGTAGGACAACAGGGCTACAATCAGAAAAGAGTGATAATGTACCACATATCATAGATGCATTATCTTGTTTACCTGATGATACAATTATCATTGGAGAAATTTATTATCCTGGTGGTAGTTCAAAAAATGTAACTACTATTATGGGATGTTTGCCACAAAAGGCAATTGAAAGACAAAATGGTTCATATGGTAAAATACATTATTATATTCACGATATTTTAATGTATAAAGGTGTTAATTTTGTAATTGCGGAAACTGGTGCTTGGGAAAGATATAATATTTTAAAAAAAATATATGAATTATACAATCTTGACCAATATGATTTTATTGAACTCGCGGATGTGTGGTGCGATAATTTATATGAAAGAGTTGGAAATGCTCTTTCTGCAGGTGAAGAAGGTATGGTTATAAAATTAAAGAATGGAAAATATGAACCTGGAAAAAGACCTATGACTAATTTAAAAGCAAAGAAAGTTGATTTTGCAGATGTTATTATCATAGGTTTTGAAGAGCCAACTAAAGAATATTATGGTAAAGAACTTGACTCTTGGGGCTTTTGTATTGATGATAACAATAATCGCTTACAAGGTTCTTATAAAAACCTTATTGCGGCTGGGCATAATCCCACTCCTGTTACGAAACCATATTATTATAAATGGTTAAATGCAAGAATAAAAATTGGAGCATATGATAATAAAGGTAATATTATAGATATTGGAACTATTCATTCTGGAATATCTGATGAAATGAAAGAAGATATGAGTATAAATCCAAATAAATATCTTAATAAAGTATGCTCTATTCAGATGATGGAAATGGATAAAAAAGAACATACAATAAGACATGGTTTCTTTAAATTCCTTAGAGAAGATAAAGAAGCTAAAGAATGTACTATTGAGAATATTTTTTAATATAAGGTTGCAGTAAGTTGAAAACTTGAAAATTTTTTGATATAATATTTATATCAAAAGAAAAGAAAACATTTTTAAGTTTAAAGCCTATCAAACTTGAAAAAATAAAAATTTTTTGATATAATATGTATATAAGGAAGATAGATATGAATTCGCATTTAAAAGGAATAGCAAAGAAGATATATTCTTTAGAGAAAGAATGTCAACAAGGAAATAATGTATTAGAAAATTTAGAAGAAATGGCTAAGTTATCAAAAAATCTTAGTGGAGATGAACTTCTTGAAATTGATGAATATATACAAGAAAAATTTTCTAAGTAATCTAATTCATTTTATATAAAGTGTCTATCACTTATAAAATAAAAAATAATTAATTAAAAGGAGAAAAAGAAATAATGGTAGCAGTAAAGGGCAATTCATTAAAGGTATTAAATTATTTAAAGGAGATTGGCGACACAAATGTGACATCAGCAGATATCGCAGAGGCACTTGGTCTTGAGAAGAAGTCAGTAGATGGTATCGTAACAGCAGGTCTTCAGAGAAAGGGATATGCTAAGAGAGTTCCAGCTGAGATTGAAGTAACAGATGAAGAGGGAACAGTTTCTCACAAGCCAGTTAAGTTCATTAAGCTTACAGATGCAGGTTTATCTTATGACCATGAAGCAGCACTTGCTCAGGATGCGGCAGCAGCTGCAGCAGAGGATGCTGAGTAATTTATATACAATACTTGGGGTAGAGTAATATCTACCCCAATTTTTTTATCGGGTGAAGAATGGGTATTACAATTGGATTGGGAATATTTTGTTTTATCTTAGTAATTACATTATGGTTTGTATTAACTGTAAAAATTAAAGATAACACAAAAGCTAAAGATGAAAAAAATAAATTAGAATATCAAATAAGTAACCTTAAATTAGAAAAAGATAAATTAAATTATGAACAATTAAATACAAAAAATGATATTAAGAATTTAAAAGAACAAATTAATATTTATACAGACAATTTACGCCAGATAGACGAAACTATTTCTAATAGTAAACAAAGGTCTCAAGAAGCATTTGAATCATATTGTGATATTCTAGATTCTGCATATAGAAATACAGAAGAAGAGTATATTGAATTAGAAGACAATCTTAAAGAAGCTTATGCAATTGCACAAAAAAAATTACTTGCGGAGACTTCTGAAATTCAAAAGGAATTAGATAAAATAAAAGCAACTAGGACTGCCGCAATAGAAGCTCAAATTAGAGAAAAGAAAATCAAAGAACAGCAATCTTTCTATTGTTTAAAGATAAGTGATACTGATATTGCGGATATTCAAAAGTTAGAAAATATAAAAAAGACTTTAAATAAGCCAAGAGTTTTAAGTATGTTAATTTGGCAAACATGGTTTCAAAAACCATTAAAGGCACTTTCCGCAAATATACTTGGTACTTCTTCTACTGTTACAGGTATTTATAAAATAACTAATATTATCACAGGAGAGTGCTATATAGGTCAGGCTGCAGATATAGCCGCAAGATGGTCAGAGCATGCAAAGTGCGGATTAGGAATAGACACTCCTGCAGGCAATAAACTATATAAAGCAATGCAAGAATATGGATTGCAATCTTTCTCTTGGGAGTTATTAGAAAAATGTGATAGAGCAGAATTAAATGAAAAAGAAAGATATTACATAGGTTTATATGATAGTGTTAATTATGGATATAACATTTTGAAAGGAAATAAATAAAATGTTTGAATTGTGGTTCACTAAATATATGGTTGAATGTCTTATATTACTATTATTTTTTGTTATATTCGGAATAATAGATATGATAAGTATAAAGCGTGAAAAGAAAAAGAAAGAAAGATTTAATAAAAAGTTAAAAGAACTAAGGAATAATAAATGATTAAAATAGAACGAGATAGAGTAGGAAAAAATGCATATAAGGTTTCTAAAGTTTGGAAATTAGGTCTGCATATCTTTTTTAATAATGGAGATATTATATGTCGTTTTTGTTATTTAAGAACTAAATTGCATACTTTTTATATTCAATTATCTATTAATATTTATAAAAAAGAGGAACAAAATGGGAAATAATTATATAATTTCAGAAGAAGAAAAACCTTGTTATATTTGCGGAAAGAAAACAAACAGAATTGAATATTGTTATGAAACTTATATTTGCAGTCAAGAATGCGAAGATAAAATGAATAAAAAGCTTATGGAAAGTGAGAATATAAATGATTAAAATAGAACATACAGTATTACCTTCACCAGAGCAAATGGAATTCGTTATTGAAGGTATGAGAAACCCCATGAATAGTTGGGATAAAAGTGATAGTGATATTACACGAGTATGTACAGAAGGCGGAAAGCTTATTTTAGCAAATAGTATAAATAATTTTAGCTTAGGTGATGCTGACCATAATCTTATGCAAAGACTAGCTAAAGCTGGTACAGAGCATAGGAAATACATGAGAATGATGCCTGTATATGTGAGAATTACTGCACCGCTCTACTGGTGGAAGGAAGCAGACACCTACAAAATTGGAACAGTTGCTAATAGTTGTAGTACTATGCATAAAATTCAAGCTAAAGAGTTTACGATGGATGATTTCTCTGTAGAACACCTTGAGACTATTGCTAGATTTGATGATGACAATGAGCCGCATCAACCTTATATGTCTATTAAATCTGTAATTGATTGCTTGAATGCTTGTAGAAAAACATATTTGGAAACAAAGTCAAGCATAGACTGGTGGCAAATGATACAGTTACTTCCATCATCATACAATCAGACAAGAAATGTTATGCTTAATTATGAGGTGCTTTGTGATATTTACAAGCAAAGAAAAAATCATAAATTAGATGAATGGAGAGAGTTCTGTCAGTGGATTGAGAATTTGCCATACAGTGAATTAATTATAGCTTCTGTTGAAAATAAATAAAAAATATGATATAATATTTATATAAAGAAAAGAAAAGTTGAGGATTTAAAGAATGAGTAAAAGAGATGTTTTTATTAAAGAAATTAAAGAAGCGATTAATACAGGTTTAGTTCTTAGTGAAGATGCAAAGAATTATTTTGATGCACTTTGTATAACAAAAGAAAATGATAAACCACAGTTCACAGAAAATGGTAAACTTGTTTTAGATTATATGCAGAATAATGAAGATGCATTTAAAAATCTTTTTAATGCAAAAAGTATCGGAGAAGGTTTAAGTATTACTTCAAGAACTGCATCTGGCGCATTAAGAAAACTAGTTACTGATGGATATGTTGAAAAGGTTGGAACAAATCCAGTGATATATGCTATTACAGCTCTTGGAAGAGAGCAGCATTTAGAAGATAATTAATCTTCAGTAGCTTGATAAAATAAAAAATTTTTGATATAATATATTATATAAAGAATTAATTTTAATTTAAGGAGAAAATAAGAACAATGAAGAAAATGATTAATTCAGTACATTTAGAAGGAAAGTTATATGAGCATGATTTAGCAATTAAAACTGTTCAGAATCAAGAGTCAAGTAATTATGGAAAAGAGTATATTGCTGGAACTCTTAATTTAGCAACAGATGAAGATTGTCTTAATATTGTTAAGACACATTTTACTTTTGTAACAGAGTATACTGCAAAGGGCAGCAAGAATAACACATTTACAACTTTAAAATCTATTATCGAGAATGGAAAGACTGTTGTTGTAAACGGTAAAGATGAAGCTATGTTACTTGCTATAGATACTGCAACAGCACTTAATGATTTCTATACTCCTAATAGAAGTACTGGAGAAGAAGAGTTAGTAAGTGCAAAGAAGTGTGAGGGCGGATTTGTTAAAGCAATTAGCGAACTCAATAAGAAAGTAGATAAGAGAAATCTCTTTATTGCTGATATTCTTATTAATGGGACAAGATTCGTTGAAGCCGATGAAGAGCATAATATAGATGAGCATTTAGTAATTAAAGGTGCTATCTTTAATTTCAGAAATGCAATTCTTCCAGTTGAATTTGTATGTTATGATAAGGGTGGAATTCAGTATTTTGAAAGCCTTGATGCAAGTTCAAATAATCTTACTTTTACAAAAGTTTGGGGACATATCAATAGTAAGAATATTTCTAACAAGAGAACTGAAGAGTCAGCATTCGGTGCTCCACAGGTTATTGAAACAACAAGAAATGTTAAAGAATGGGTAATTGATGGAACATCTCAAACTGATGCTATTTATGCAATCGAGGAAGACGGAGATATTTCGCCAGAGGAAATTAAGACTGCTATGGCGGACCGTGAAAAATATCTCGCAGAAACTAAGAAGAGAAATGAAGAGTATCAGGCTTCAAGAGCTGCAAACTCTAATTCAGCACCTGCAGCAACACCTGCTTCAAGTACTGTTAGTGCAGCAATGGGTGGTTTTAACTTTTAATTAAGGTGGGGTTATCCCCACTTTAATTTCTTTCTCTGCTAGGCTCACTAGCAACCGCAATTTAGAATTGAAATTAGGTTTTGGATTTTTTTAAATCAATTTTACAGAATAAGGAAGGTAAGATATTTTAATGGCAGGAATAGATATTTTTAGCGTACAACCTCATCAAGTTAGTAGAGACATGAGAGGATATAGTGTGTTTATGTATGGCGGATGGAAGACTGGTAAAACAACTACCGCAGTAAAGTTTCCTAAACACTTCCTCTTAGCTTTCGAGAAGGGGTATTCTGCAATTCCAGGAGCAATGGCGCAGCCGATTAACTCGTGGTCGGAATTTAAGCAAGTCCTTAGACAGTTAAAGGATGATAAAGCGAAAGAGATGTTTGAAACAATAATCATTGATACAGGAGATATAGCATATGATTATTGTACAAAGTATATTTGCGCAAATAATAACGCAGATACTGTGTCGGATATTCCTTTTGGTAAAGGCTATGGACTTATTGAGAAAGAATTTGATGAATGTTTAAGAAAAATCGTACAAATGGGATATGGATTAGTTATTATATCTCACGAAACAGATAAAACATTTACAGATGAAGGCGGAAATCAGTTTAATAAGATTGTTCCAACTCTTGATAAAAGAGCAAATAATGTTATTGCAAGAATGTGTGACCTTATTGGATATACTCGTTCAGTAACAGATGAAGCAGGAAATGAAAAAGTTTTAATGTTTCTTAGAGGAACTTCAAGATATGAGGCTGGTTCTCGTTTCAAGTATACTCCAGATTATATAGAGTTAAGTTACGATAACTTAGTTAAGGCAATTGGAGATGCTATTGATAAGCAGATGGCAGAAGATGGTAGTGATTTATTTACCGACAAGAGAGAAAATGTTCATTTAGATACTTCTATGGAGCTTGACTTTGATAAATTAATGAAAGAATTTAATGATATCATTATTAATATTCCAGGTTCCGCAGATGTTAAGCAGGAGACAGAAGAAGGAAAAACCTTTGCTGAATATTGGCAGCCAAGAATTACTCAATGTATCGAGAGATATCTTGGAAAAGGAAAGAAAATTAAAGATGCAACAAGAGACCAAGTTGAAGCAATCGACCTTATTGTTACAGATTTAAAAGACCTTGTAAAATATAAAGAAATGTAATCTTAATGATGAAGGAGTATTTATTATAAATACTCCTTTATTTGATTTTATACAAAAAATATAGTATAATATTTATAGAGGTGTATAAAATAATGAAATTAATAATTGCTGGAACAAGGTCTTTTCAAGACTATGATTTATTATGTAAAACATTAAAAGAAATAGAAATAGATAATATTGAAGAGATAGTCTGCGGAGGCGCGAGAGGCGCAGATAAATTAGGGGAAAGATATGCAAAAGAATTTGGTTATTCTTTAAAATATTTTTATCCTAATTGGGAAAAGTATGGTAAATCCGCAGGTATAATTAGAAACCATGAAATGGGAGATTATGCAGATTATTTATTAGCCTTTTGGGATGGAACCTCAAAAGGAACTAAAGATATGATAAATTATATGAAAAAAATTGGTAAGCATGGGAAGGTGATAATCTATGGCGAAACATGAAGTAAAATGTCCAATATGCGGAGAGATTTTTGATACTAACAAAATTCAGGCTGTTAGATATGGAATGAGAAGATATGCACATGCCGCATGTGACCCGGAAAATACTAATTTTGTTGAAATGGAATCACAAAAAGTTAAAAAAGAAGAAACTCAAGAAGACAGAGACTTAAAAATATTAAAAGACTATATAAATGCGCTTTATAAAGGAAAAGCGAATTGGGCGCTTGTTATGAAGCAAATTAAAGAATATAAAGAAAATAATAAATATAGTTATAGTGGAATGTTAAAGTCATTAATTTATTTCCATGAAATAAAAGGTAATCCAATAGATAAAGAACGAAAAGGAGTTGGTATTATTCCTTTTGTTTATGAAGATGCCAAAAATTACTATTACAATATTTTTATTACTACTCAAGTAAATAATAATAAAGATTTTGCAATATATAAAGAAAAGATAAAAGAGGTAACGATAAAGGTTCCTGAGATAAAAAAAGCTAAACCTAAATTGTTTAACTTAGATGATTAAGGAGAGGTAAATGAAAAGTAATTATTGTGACATAGCTTGTTTAGTACAAGTTATAGGAAATATATATAACAATCCTAATTTATTAGATGCAACAGATAAATATTTCTTTTTAGAAGAAGATTTTGCAAATGATTTTCAAAAAATTGTTTTTGGAAGTATTTATAACTTACATCAGTTAGGAGCAAAAAATATAACAATAGAGACTATTGAAGATTATTTGAATCAAAGACCAAAAAAATTAGCAATTTACAAAGCTAATGATGGTGCAAAATATATCCTTACTTGCGCAGAAAAATCTGATATATCAACTTTTGATTATTATTATAATAGAATGAAGAAAATGACATTATTAAAACAGCTTAATATTATTACGGGTATGGATTTAACTGATTTATATGACCCAGATAATGTCTTAGATATAAAAAAGAAACAAAAGCAAGAAGATTGGCTAGATAATACATCCCTTGAACAGATTGCAAATATTATAGATGACAAAATTTTACAAATTAGAATGAAGTATGTTGATGACGATGCAGATGGCGGAATTCAGGTAGGAGAGGGCGTCAGTGAACTTCTAGAGTCATTAAAAGCCAATCCAGAGTTAGGATATCCTCTTTTTGGAAAATATGTAAATACAGTTGTAAGAGGAGCAAGATTAAAAAAGTTTTATTTAAGGTCAGCCGCAACTGGAGTTGGTAAGACACGTTCTATGATTGCAGATGCTTGCTATATTGGATGTTCCCAAATGTATGATTTACATGAGAATAAATGGGTTAGCACAGGAAAATCAGAACCTACTATATACATAGCTACAGAGCAGCCTCTTGATGAAATTCAGACTATGATGATTGCTTTTTTATCAGGAGTAAATGAAGAACATCTATTAGATGGTAAATACTTAGAAGGAGAGTGGGAAAGAGTTCAAAAAGCAGCACAGCTTTTAAAACAAAGTAAGATTTATTTTGAATATCTTCCAGACTTTTCTTTACAGGATATAGAAAATACAATTAAAAGAAATATTAGGGAGCATGAGGCGAAATATGTCTTCTTAGATTATCTGCACACCTCGATGAAGATACTTGAAGAAATAACAAAAAGAAGTGGTGGAGTGCGTTTAAGAGAAGATAATATTCTTTTTATGATTTCAATTAGATTAAAAGATTTATGTAATCAATATGGTATTTTTATTATGTCTGCAACACAGCTTAATGGAGATTATCGAGATGCAAAAGAATATGACCAAAATTTACTGCGTGGAGCAAAATCTATCGCGGATAAAATTGATGTAGGTATGATTATGTTACAAGCATCAAAAGAAGATATTGAAGCCTTAGAATCAGTAATCAAACGCGGAGATTTTGAGATTCCAGATACTAAAATATCTGTTTATAAGAATAGACGAGGTAGATGGAAAAATATTCTTATGTGGTGTAAATCTGATAAAGGTACTTGCCGCATTGAACCTATGTTTGTTACAGATTATAGTTATGAGTTACAAGATATAGAAAATTTAAAAATTAAGATTTTAGATGAGAGTGAATTTTAAATATGCCAGAATTATATAGTTATAATAAAGATGAAATAAAAAATAGTTTGACTATTGAACAAATTGAGTCTTTAGTTAATGAAATGGGTGGAGAGTCAGTTCGAGAAGGTAATCTATTAAAATGTCGAACTATTTGTCATAATGGAAATAGTAAAAAACTATATTATTATGATAATACTAAATTGTTTAGATGTTATACAGATTGTGGAGAAACTTTTGATATTTATGAATTAGTTAGAAAAGTAAAATCAAGAGAAGAACCACATTTAGAAAAAGAAGATTCTCAATGGCAGCTTCCTGAAGCTATTGATTATGTTGCTCAATATTTTGGTTTTTCTCCTAATCAAAATGTTTATGATAGTAATTACCAATCACAAGAAGATTGGAAAATATTAAATAATTACGATAGAGTTAAGGATATTAATGTCAATACTCAAATTGTAAAATTAAAACAATATAAAGATGATATTTTAAAGAATTTACCTCAACCTATTATAATGCCTTGGATAAAAGAGGGAATTACAGAAGAGGTAATGATAAATGCGGGCATTCGGTATAATCCAATCAATACAAGTATTGTAATTCCGCATAGAGATATTGACAATAGACTGATAGGAATACGAGAAAGAACATTAATAAAAGAAAATGAAATTTTTGGAAAATATAGACCAGCAAAAATAAATGGTATTTTATATAATCATCCGCTTTCATTTAATTTATATAATATAAACAATAGTAAAGATAATATAAAAGCTGCGGGAAAAGCTTTTGTTTTTGAAGGAGAAAAATCGCCGCTCCTATATGCAAGTTATTTTGGTAAGGATAATGATATTTCAGTCGCAGTTTGCGGAAGCGCATTTATTCAATATCAAGCTTGGATTCTCATTAATTTAGGTGTTAAAGAAATTATTATCTGTTTAGATAAACAGTTTCAGAAAAAAGGTGATGATGAATTTATAAAATTAACTAGAAATTTAACTAATATTTATCATAAATATGGTAATTTAGTTAAAATTAGTTTTATATTTGATAAATGGGATTATTTAGATTATAAAGATAGTCCTATTGATAAAGGTCCAGATGTTTTTATGGAATTGTTTAAAAAAAGAATAAATTTATATTAGAAGGAGTAAAAGAATGATACAGATTATTGAAAAAGGTACAAGAAGAATAAGAAAATGTCCCGAATGTGGATGTAAATTTAGCTTTGAAGCAGAAGATGTTAAAGAAAGCTATACCCCGCCAAGAAGAGATGATGATTTTCTTTTAATCGCGGCAAGTAAGAGTACTTATGTTGTTTGCCCGCAATGTTCAAAAACAATAGCTATTTGTGGGGTAAAATAATGCACATTCAATTATACAATAGTCCAGTAAAAACAAATTCTGCGGAACTCCAAGTTATTTTAAATAGAGGGGTTTCAAAAGAAAATGTATATGAATATATAAACCCAACAGAAGAATGTGTTAATCCTCCAGAAGCATTTGGATTGGACTTAATGGAGCGTGGCGCGGCAATGTTAATTAAGCATATTATGCAAAATCATAAAGTATTAATAATAATTGACGCGGATTGTGATGGATATACTTCAAGCGCGCTTTTGTTAAATTATTTGTATGCGTCTTTTCCCTCTTTTGTTATAAATAATGTATCATACTTTCTTCATAGTGGAAAGCAACATGGACTTTCAGATTGCTGTGAAGAAGCAAAAAAATATGATTTAGTTATTTTACCGGATGCAGGAAGTAATGATATTAATTTTCATATAGAATTAGATAATCATAATACAGAAATTTTAATATTAGACCATCATGAGGTATCTAAGCCAGTAATGTATAGCAATACAGTTATTATCAATAATCAATTAACTCCATATCCTAATAAAGAACTTTCTGGAGTTGGTGTTACATGGCAGTTTTGTCGTTTTTTAGATAAATTAAAAAATACAGATTTTGCTAATAATTACTTAGACCTCGTTGCACTCGGGAATATGGCGGATATGATGAGTGTCCTCTCGCTTGAGACGAAATATCTCATCTTTGAAGGCTTTAAAGAAGAAAATATTAAAAATCCTTTTATATACGAAATGGCAAAGAAAAACTCTTTTTCTTTAAGTAAATCTGATTATAAGCCATCTTCAGAGCATGATTTACAAATTACTCCAATGGGCGCAGCTTTTTTTATTGCTCCTTTTGTTAATGCAATGGTTAGAAGTGGAACCCAAGAGGAAAAAGAGTTATTATTCCAGTCAATGCTAGAATATAGAGCATTTGAAAGAGTTCTTTCAACTAAAAGAGGTCATGCTCAAGGAGAAATGGAAAGAGTTGTTGACCAAGCTATACGAACATGTACCAATGTAAAAAATAGACAAACAAAAGCCCAAGATAGTGGACTTGAACATTTAGAGGGCTTAATTGAAAAGAATCATATGTTAGACCATAAAGTTTTATTATTCTTATTAGAGCCTAGTGAGGTAGATAGAAATATAGCTGGGTTAATTGCAAATAAGTTCATGGCAAAATATCAAAGACCTGTGTGTATTTTAACAAAAGTAGTTGATAAAGAAAATCAATATGTAACTTATGAGGGGTCTGCACGCGGATACGGTAAAGACATGAATTTTAAAGATATCTGTATTGCCGCGGGAGCGCGATATGCGGAAGGTCATCAAGGTGCTTTCGGTTTAGGTTTAGATTGTGGTAGTTTAGACCCAGACTATGGAGCTGAAGTTTTTGGAGAGCCAATACTGAGCTTTATAGATGATACAGATTCTATTCTTAAAGATATGAATGAAGACCCTATTTATTATGTTGACTATATATGGGATGCTAAGAACATGACTTCTGAAAATGAAGGACAAAAAATATTAGAAATGGCTAATATGAATGATTATCTAGGTAAAGATTTCGAGAGACCGCTTGTTTATATAAAGAACATTAAAGTTAATAAAGATACTTTTAAAGTGATGAAATCAAATACTTTAAAGTATACTAATTCAGTTGCTGATATTATTCAGTTTGGAGGCACAGAAGAAGAAATTAATACTTTTAACAATGGTAATGATTATATAATTAATGCTGTTTGTAAATGTAATTCTAATGAATGGAATTATGAGATAAATCCGCAGTTAATTATGGTTGATTATGAAATTATTGATATAAAAGAAGCTTCTTTTGTAACTGCGTGGGGGTTCTAAAATGACTTTAACACATTATGATAAATTTGCTTTTATTCCAAAGAGATGTTTTTATTGTAATAGATTATTTTGGTTAGAGGGGTACAATTATTCAGAAATGGATATTTGTACTTCTGTTTTTCCAATAGTAAGAAATAAATGTAAGGAATGTATGAAGAAAAAGGTAGAAAAGAAAAAGTATTATTGTATTGATTTTAATTTTAAAATATGATATAATATTTATATAGATAAGAAAGGAATAATATTAAAATGATAGATATATTTGATGGTAAATTTGGATTTTTAAGTAATTTTTATGAAGTTCCAATACTTTATAAAGGTATATTATATAATTCAACAGAAGCTGCTTTTCAGGCTGCTAAGTGTAAAACAGATGAAGAGAGGCGTAAGTTTATTGGTTTAAGACCTGGTGCAGCTAAAAGATTAGGCAGAAAAGTTGAATTAAGAGATGATTGGGAAGAAATTAAAGACCAGGTAATGTACGATGTTTGTAAACAGAAGTTTACAGAGAATGAAGACCTTAAAATCAAGCTTTTACAGACTGGATTAGAATCAATAGTAGAAGGCAATACTTGGGGAGATACTTATTGGGGCAAATGTAAAGGAGTAGGACAAAATAAATTAGGTCAAACTCTTATGCGTATTAGAAATGAGTTATATGATGAATTGGATGAAAAAGGAGAGTAAGATATGATAGATATGTTATATAATATTTTTAGGCATTGGTCTATGACTGGCTCTGTTTGGATTTTATCTGATACACATTTCAATGATAGTGATTGTAAACTTATGGATAAGAATTGGATAACTCCAGAAGAACAGGTTCAGAGAATCAATAAATTAGTTCATAAAAATGATACCTTGGTTTTATTAGGAGATATAGGAGACCCAAAGTATTTAGAACAACTAAATGTAAATTATAAGATATTAATTTGCGGCAATCACGATTATTCATGTTTAGGTAAATATCGAAAGTATTTCAATGAAATTTATACTGGTCCTGTTTTTATTGCTGAAAAGATTTTATTATCACATGAACCTATAAAAGGCTTATCTTGGTGTTTAAATATTCATGGTCATGACCATTCTAATATAGAGGGGTGCAATGATATATACCATCTTAATTTAGCAGCAAATGTTTGTAATTATACTCCTGTAAATTTGAGTAAAATCATTAAAAATGGTCGTGTTAGTGCAATTACTTCTTTAAATAGAATGACAATAGATAAAGCAAATGAAAGACATAAGAAAGAAGATAAAACAATTTTCATAGATAATATTATTCCGGATTATATTAGTGGATTTTTAAGATATGGACACTATGAAGGAGAAATTGATTTATCTAAAGAAGAATATGAAGAGTTTCTAAAAAATCCTAAAGACTTTGCTATTAATAATGATATTATAGATAATTTAAGATTAAAAATTGATGATTTCCGTATTGAAGACACAGGTGCGGTTGATTATAGTGATATGACTTTTTATGAGGTGAAAGAATAATGATATTAACGAGGAAGCAAGAAGAAGGACTTCGTGTGGTCTTAGATAAACATGAAAAAGGAGATAAATACGCGGTTATTGCGGGTTATGCTGGAACTGGAAAATCAACCTTGGTTAAATTTATTATTAGCGCATTAAATGTTGCTCCAGAAAAAGTAGCTTATGCTACATATACAGGTAAAGCCGCGGAAGTCTTGAGAAAAAAGGGAAATCCTGGTGCTTGTACTCTTCATCATTTATTATATGAGCATTATCCAAAGGCAAGTGGCGGATTTGGTAGGCGTATAAGAAAAGAGCTAGATTATACAGTAGTGGTCGTAGATGAAGTATCTATGGTTCCGAAGTCAATGGTAGATTTACTTATGACACATCATATTTTCATTATCTTTCTTGGTGACCCATTTCAGCTACCTCAAATCGATAAGACTGAGGAAAATGACCTTCTTAAGCATCCTGATGTATTCTTAGACGAGGTCATGAGGCAAGCTGCGGAAAGTGAAATTATTAGACTTACGATGAAAATTCGTAATTTTGAACCAATTTCTTTTATGAAAGGTAATGAGGTTTGTGTAGTTAAACAGAATGAGTTAAATACTGGAATGCTAACATGGGCGGACCAAATTTTAGTTGCAACAAATGCAACTCGACATTCTATAAATGACCAAGTAAGAGGTTTATTAGGCTATTCAGGATTGCCAAAGAATGGAGAAAAGATTATTTGCAAACGCAATTATTGGGATGACACAAATGAAAATGGTGATGCTCTTGTTAATGGTACAACAGGAACATTAATTAATCCATGTACTAGCTTTATTAGGGTTCCTAATCGTATTCAAACAGATGAACGAGAAGTTCCAATTATAATTGGCGATTTTAAGCCAGATGGCGGCGATACTTTTCCTTTATTAGATATGGATAGAACTTTCTTCACTAAAGAAGAACCTTTTTTAGATTGGCGAGTTCAATATCAACTTGGAAAGATGAAGTATATATATGGTGATTTAATTCCTAAAAACTTCACTTATGCTTATGCAATTACTTGTCATAGCGCACAAGGTAGTGAATGGGATAAGGTCTTAGTTATTGAGGAATCTTTTCCTAATGTTAAGATAGAACATGCAAGATGGTTATACACAGCCGCAACTAGAGCATCAGAAAAGCTAGTAATTAGGAGGAATGAATAATGAAAAATATATGTGCAATATGTTGTAAAGTGATTCCTGATAATTTAGAAAATTATAAAATAAAAAAAAGAGTACTATTTAGAGATACAGATAATTCAAATTGGTTTGCATGGGGAAAAGCAGAAATTTGTGAAAACTGTATTAATGAAATAAGAAAAAATATAAAGAACGAGAACATTTAGTTCTCGTTTTCTTGATTTTATATAAAATATATGATATAATATTTATATAATAAAGAAAGTTGGTAATTAATTAATGTTTGATAGATTTGAACCTCACTCTCACTCAATGTATAGTAATATTCGTTTATTGGATTGTATTAATAAACCAAAAGATTTGATTAATAGAGCTATAGATATAGGTCTTAAAGGTATTGCAATAACAGACCATGAAGCATTATGTTGTCATATTGAAGTAAATCAATATGCACAAGAGATTATTAAAACAAATCCAGATTTTAAAATTGCACTTGGTGATGAAATATACCTTGTTGATGAGAGAGAAAAAGGAATTAAATATTATCATTTTATTTTGATAGCAAAAGACGCAATAGGACATAAGCAGCTTAGAAAAATTTCTTCTATTGCTTGGTTAAATTCTTATACTGATAAGATGGAAAGAGTTCCAACTTTAAAAGAAGATTTAGAGAATATTGTAAAAGAAGAACCGGGACATTTAATTGCGACAACAGCATGTTTAGGTGGAGAATTATCTTCAAATATATTAATAATGGAAGAAGCTAGAAAACTTGGAGATAATCAAACTGCAAATAAAGCAAAAAATAAGATTATTGATTTTGTTTTATGGTGTAAAAAAGTTTTTAATCAAGATTTTTATTTTGAAGTTGCACCTGCTGCGAATAAAGAACAGATAACAGTAAATAAAAAAATGGTTGAATTATCTGCAACTTTTAATGTTCCTATTGTTATTGGCACAGATGCACACTATTTAAAAAAGAGTGATAGATTTGTGCATAAAGCATATCTAAATTCAAAAGATGAAGAGCGTGAAGTAGATTCTTTTTATGAATATAGTTATTTACAAACTGAAGAAGAAATTAAGAAGAATTTAGAACCATCTATTATAGATATGTTTAGTATTATGTGTGCAAACTCAATGGATATTTATAATAAAATTGAGAATTATTCATTATTACACTCTCAACAGATACCTAAAGTTGAAGTAAAATATTATCCACGATGGGAATATAACCCTTGTGAAAATAATGAAGGACTAGATAAGTATCCAACCTTAGTTGACTTATTTATGTCAGAAGATGCAGTTGAGAGATATTGGGTAAATGAATGTGTTAATAAATTACATATCTTAGGAAAAGCAAATGATGTTTATTTATCAAGACTTGAAGAAGAGGCTGATATAAAAAGAACAATAGGTAAAGCACTTAATACTAATATGTTTGAATATCCAGTAACTCTTCAGCATTATGTAGATATGTTTTGGGAGTGCGGCAGTATGGTTGGTGCGGGAAGAGGGTCTTCTTGTTCAGGATTAAACCATTATCTTTTAGGAGTTACACAGCTAGACCCAATCGAATGGGATTTGCCTTTCTGGAGATATCTCAATAAAGAGAGATTTGAACTTGGTGATATCGATTTGGACCTCTGTCCAAGTAAACGACCTCTGATATTGAAAAGAATAAAAGAAGAGCGTGGAAAGAATTTCTTATCAGAGATTGATGATATTACAAGAAAGAACTGCGGATGTACACTTATTGCAACTTTCGGTACAGAAACAACAAAAAGTGCAATTCAAACTGCATGTAGAGGATACCGTAGTGAGGATTATCCAGATGGAATTGATGTAGATACTGCACAATACATGTCATCATTAATTCCGGAAGAAAGAGGATTTTTATGGTCTCTTGATGAAGTTGTTAATGGAAATAGTGATAAAGGTAGGAGACCTGTTACTTCATTTTTAAATGAAGTAAATCAATATCCTGGATTGTTAGATATTATTTTAGGTATTGAGGGATTAATTTCTCGTAGAGGAAGTCATGCATCTGGAGTTATTCTTTTTGATGAAGACCCGTATCAGTTTGGTTGTTTTATGAGAACACCTAGCGGAGATGTTATTACACAATATGATTTGCATATGTGTGAAGCCGCAGGTCTGACAAAATATGACTTCTTAGTTACAGAAGTACAGGATAAGCTTGTACAGGCAATTCAATTTTTACAAGACTATGGAGAAATTGAAAAAGACTTATCTTTAAAAGAGATTTATAATAAATATTTCCATCCTTCTGTATTACCTCTTGATGATGAAAAAATTTGGGATAATATTGATAATGTAAATATTCTTGATTTATTTCAGTTCGATTCTGTTGTTGGTAGTCAAGCTGCAAAAAAGATTAAACCTAAGAATATTTTAGAGTTAAGTGATGCGAATGGTCTTTTAAGATTAATGACTGCTGAGGAAGGCGGAGAGCAGCCTATGGATAAATATATCCGTTTTAAAAATAATATCGAACTTTGGTATGATGAAATGGATAGTTATGGTTTGACAAATGCAGAACAAAAAACGCTTGAACCACATTTTAAAAAATCTTATGGAGTACCTCCTTCTCAAGAGCAGTTAATGACAATGCTCATGGATGAAGATATTTGCGGATTTTCGCTTAAAGATGCCAATGCCGCGAGAAAGATTGTCGGAAAGAAACAAATGAGTAAAATCCCAGCTCTTCATAAGCAGATTTTAGACCAGGCAAAATCAGAACAGCTTGGAAAATATGTGTGGGACTGCGGAGTAGGACCACAAATGGGTTACTCTTTTTCCACTATACACGCGCTTGCATACTCTTTTATCGGATTTCAAACAGCTTATATCGCTACCCGCTGGAATCCTATATATTGGGACGCTGCATGTTTAGTTGTAAATAGTGGGTCTCTTGAAGAAGATGAAGATATAGAATATGAATATAATAATGAAGATGAATTAAAGAAAAAAGAAAAAGGTACTGATTATACAAAAATAGCAAAAGCCATTGGCGCGATTACTTCAAAAGGAATTGAAGTATCTCTTGTTAATATAAATACTTCAGATTATGGTTTTAAACCAGATGTTGAAAATAATCGAATCTTATATGGATTAAAAGCTATTAGTGGAATTAATAAAAATACAATAGATGTAATTAAACAGTTAAGACCATTTTATGGTATAAAAGACTTTATGTTTAAAGTACAATTACCAAAAACTGCAATGATTAATTTAATTAAAAGTGGAGCTTTTGATGAAGTTGATAAAGATTTTCCTAATAGACAATCTATTATGGTATATTATATTAGTCAAGTTTGCGAACCTAAAAAGAAATTAACATTACAGAATTTTAACGGATTAATACAAAATAATTTAGTTCCAAAAGATTTAGAATTATATGTAAGAATATACAATTTTAATAAGTATCTAAAAACTCATCGAACAGGCTTATATTATGTTTTAGATGGAAGTTGTATTAGTTTTATAGAAAAATTTATTCCTGAAGCTATGAATGACACAGAGAATATAAATAATTATATTTGTTTTAAACAAACAGTTTGGGACAATTATTATAAAAAGAAAATGGACATGGTAAGAGCATGGTTATCTGAAAACCAAAATCAATTATTATATGATTATAATTTATTATTATTTAAACAAATGTGGAATAAGTATGCGTTAGGAACAATCTCACATTGGGAAATGCAATCTTTATGTTTTTATTTCCATCCGCATGAATTAATCAATATAAATAAATATACTTATGGATTAAGTGATTTTAACGATTTAAGTTCAGAGCCAGAAGTAGACTACTTCTTTAAGAGAGGAAAGTTTAGAATCCCAATCTTTAAGCTTTCTACTATTGTTGGTACTGTAGTTGCAAAGAATGATAGTAAATCGTCAATTTCTTTATTAACAACAACAGGTGTTGTAAATGTAAAATTTACAAGAGAATATTATGCAATGTTTAAAAAGCAAATTAGTAGAAGAAACCCTGATGGAACTAAAACCGTTATGGAAAAAGGTTGGTTCACAAGAGGAACAATGTTAATGATAACAGGTTTTAGAAGAGAAGATACTTTTGTTGGAAAAACTTATAAATCAACAAATGCACATCAGTTGTATAAAATCACAAATGTTATGGGAGATAAAATGCAAATCACTCACGAGCGCTTTAGCGCTCTTGATTCTTATGAAGAAGAGGAGTATTATGATTAAATAATAGAATTTTAATAAAACAAAGGTAAATAACAATAATGAAAAAAGATTTATGTGGAATTTATAAAATTACTAATATAATTAATAATAAAAGTTATATTGGACAATCTATAAATATACAAGCTAGATGGAAGAGCCATCGAAGAGCTGCTAAGAATCCTCAATACACCCTTCATAAAGCTATGAAGGAATATGGAATAGATAATTTCACATTTGAAATAATTGAATTATGTAAACTAGAACAGCTTAATTCTTTAGAACAAAAATGGATTCAATATTTTAATACTTATTATGATGGCTATAATGAAACCATTGGTGGAGATAATTTTGGAACATGGGCGAGAAAAGTCAATAATGAAGATGTATTAAATATAAGAAAACGCAGATTACAATGCGAAAATTTTTCAGATGTTTATAATGATTATTCTTATATAGCAGAAGGAACTTTTAAAGATATCTGGCAAGGAACAACTTATAAAGAAATAAAACCTGAAGATTTCACTTATAATAATCTTGAAAAAGCAAAAAAGATATCAAAAAGAAATGTTTCTGCAAAGAGGAAAAATAGTAAAATGACAGAAAAATTAGTCTTACAAATTCGCACTGATAAAAAAGATGGGCTATCTCGAAAAGAAGGATATCTAAAATATAAAGAGTATTTTAGTTCTATAAGTAGCTTCGATGGTATCTGGTATAATCAACGGTGGAAAGATATCCAACCATAAGAAGAATATTATGATTAAAGGAGATAAAAATGTCAGAATCACAAAAGCATGATGTTGTAAATCACCCTTCTCATTATTGTAGAGAAGGGTCTATGGAATGTATAGATGAAATGATTTTAATTTTTGGAAAAGAGGAAGTTAAATCTTTTTGTAAATTAAATGCTTGGAAATATAGGAAAAGAGCGCTTTATAAGAATGGAGAAGAAGATATGCGAAAATCAGATTGGTATATCAATAAATATAAGGAGCTATGCAATATTCCAACACCAAGTGATGATGTAAAATTAGGTTATACAGAATAGTTTCCATTGGTCAAAAGTATATAACTTTTAACATATAAAAGTTATATACTTATAGACTCAAAAATATAAAAATAATGGAGGTTCTAATGAAAACTATTATAAAAAGAGATGGAAGAGTACAGAAATTTGATAGAAATAAGATTATTGATGCTGTACTTGCCGCGTTTAAAGATGTTGACAATGGTAGTGTAGATGATTATGCTATTGAAAAAGCCGGTAATATTGCAGACTATATTAGCGACATTGCAGAAGAAAAAACTTTAACAATAGAGGAGATTCAAGACTATGTTGAAAAAGGTCTTATGTCAACAAAAAGAAAAGATGTAGCAAAATCCTATATACTATTTCGTGAAAAAAGAAATAAAAAAAGAAAAAATACAATAGATGATACAATTAATGAAATTGTAGATTCTTCAAATGATTATTATTTACATGAAAATTCAAATAAAGATGCAATGCTTGCTACTACACAGAGAGACTATGTAGCTGGTGAAGTTTCAGTAGATGTAACTAAAAGATTCTTATTACCGCAAGAAATTGTAGATGCTCATGAAAAAGGAATTTTACATTTTCACGATGCAGATTATTTTATTCAAAGAATTTATAATTGCTGTTTAATAAATCTGGAAGATATGTTACAAAATGGAACTGTTATAAGTAAAACAAAAATTGATAAACCTCATAAGTTTTCAACAGCTTGTAATATTGCCACTCAAATAATTGCTCAAGTTGCAAGTTCTCAATATGGCGGACAATCAGTAAGTTTAGCTCATTTGTCTCCTTTTGTTGAAGAAAGTAGAAAGAAATTTAGAAAAGATTATCCAGAACTTTCAGAAGACACTATTGAAAAAATGGTTTTAAATGATGTTCGCGCGGGCGTTCAAACTTTACAATATCAGATAGTTACTTTAATGACTACAAATGGTCAAGCTCCTTTTATTACTGTTTATATGAACTTAGTAGAAGTCGAAGAAGGACGAGATAGAGATGATTTGGCTCTTGTTATTGAAGAAGTTTTAAAACAAAGAATACAAGGCGTAAAGAATGAAAAGGGTGTATATATCACTCCAGCCTTTCCTAAGTTAATCTATGCTCTTGATGATATAAATATTCATAAAGATAGTAAATATTGGTACTTAACACATTTAGCTGCTCAATGCACTGCTAAAAGAATGGTTCCAGATTATATTTCTAATAAAATTGAAAAAGAAATTAAAGAAGGTGACTTATATCCTTGTATGGGTTGCCGCAGTTTCTTGACAGTTGATAGAATGAAGAAAAATTATGCTAATGCCTTAAACTATGATAAAAATAAAGGTAAATATTATGGTAGATTTAATCAAGGTGTTGTTACTATTAATTTAGTAGATGTTGCATGTTCTTCTAATGGAGACTTCGATGAATTTTGGAAATTGTTAGAAGAAAGACTTGAGTTATGTCATACAGCTTTAAAATGTAGGCATGATAGGCTATTAAATACATCTTCTCAAATTGCACCAATATTATGGCAGCATGGTGCAATAGCAAGATTAAGTAAGGATGATAACATTAATGAATTATTGTATCATGGCTATTCTACTATATCTTTAGGTTATGCAGGATTGTATGAAATGACATATCGAATGCTAGGAAAATCTCATACAACAGAAGAAGGAAAGAGTTTTGCTTTATCTGTAATGCGGTATCTTAATGATAAATGTGAACAATGGAAAGCCGCAGAAGATATAGATTATTCTGTATATGGAACTCCTTTGGAATCAACAACATATAAATTTGCAAAATGTTTAAAGAAAAGATTTGGTATTATTGAGAATGTAACAGACCATGATTATATTACAAATTCTTATCATGTATGCGTAAGAGAAAAAATAGATGCCTTTAAGAAATTGAAACTTGAATCAGAATTTCAGAAACTTTCTCCTGGTGGCGCAATTAGTTATATCGAAGTTCCTGATATGCAAAATAATATTGAAGCTATTGAATCAGTTTTACAATTTATTTATGGCAATATTATGTATGCCGAAATTAATACTAAATCTGATTACTGTCAATGTTGCGGATACACAGGACAAATAATGATTGAGGAAGATGATAATCATAAACTCTATTGGAGATGTCCTAACTGCGGTAATACAGATACTAACAAGATGAATGTTGCTAGAAGGACGTGTGGCTACATAGGCACGAATTTCTGGAATCAGGGAAGAACAGAAGAAATAAGAGATAGAGTATTACATTTGTAATTTTTAAAAAATTATGATATAATTAATAAAAAGAAGAAAGGTAAGAAAAGAATGGCAAAGGTTCAGTTAGGAACTATATATGAGATTAATAAGCAGATTATAAATCAAGGTCAGCCTTTAGACCCTATTGAATATAATAAAAAGCTTAATCAAGTTTCAGGATATATGAGTGATAAGCAGACATATTTTATACTTGTAAATAATGAAACTCATTATTATACATTGTTTAATTGTAAAAATGCGGATTGGGATAATATCACTTTAAAGCTATCAGAAATTCTTCATTCTCTTGGAGAAGTTATGGATATTATTAAACAATCTGAAGGCGATGCCTATGAGATATGGATAAAAAATCCGCAGTTAAATGATAGTTTTGTATATTACTTAGCAGACTGGTCACAAGGAGTAATTGAGTGCTAATGGATAAAATAATTGTATTGTTTAATATAGGAGATTATGACCAATTAATAGCTATCTATAAACATGGCAGAGGCGTAGAATTACAATCTGCGCCTACTGACTCTTTAGTAGATGCTATAATTGGTTTTTGTAAAGAATATTCAATAAATAATATAGACTTAATAGGAAATACAGCTTATCTTGAAAAATATAAGAAAGATTTCTTTACTAAGTATGATTGCGAAGATTTGAATATAAATATTGTTTCGAGATAAAAGGAGTTAATAAAATGTCAAAGTATTTAATAAAAACGCAAGAGCAGTGGAGAGTAGATTCAGAATCTGAAGCAAAAGCTCTTATTGAAGAAGCTAAGAATGAAAAAACTTCTATCTTAGCAAAGTATTCATCAGAATATAAAGAACAGAAAGTTAAAGGCGAAGTTGTTCAGTCATGGTATCGTGTTACTCTTAATAGAGTATTCCAGGAAGAAAAAGAGCCAGATTCTACTATTTCAGTGGATTATTCAAGAAAATTTGGTAGTTTTCCAACAGTAACAAGAGAAGATGAGGAGGATGAAGATTAATGAGTCTTTTAAGTAATACATTTATGGTTAATGTTAAGAAATTGCGGGATGACGCTCTTATTCCTACTCAGGGTTCGCAGTATGCTGCTGGATATGACCTTTATGCAGCTATTGATACACCAATTACAATTAAATCTGAAGAAACTGTTAAGATTGGGACTGGTTTAGCCTTTGAGTTACCTGAAGGATTCTTTGCGGGAATTTTTGCTAGAAGTGGATTAGCTACTAAGCAGGGACTTAGACCAGCTAATTGCGTAGGCGTGGTTGACTGTGACTACCGAGGTGAGGTTATTGTAGCTATTCATAATGACTCGAATAGAAATACAGTTATCGCGCCTGGAGATAGAATTGCGCAGATGATTTTATTACCATATCAATCAATGGAGTTCACAGAAGTTAGTGATTTAAGTGAGACAGATAGAGGAGATGGCGGTTTTGGTTCTTCCGGAAATAAGTAATATTTCAACTACTATTGATGCAAATAATTTAAAAACTGGAGTAATAACAGCAGAGAAAATCGTTGCCAATGATATGTGTGATAATGTTGGAAATAAGTTTATTACTTTTAAAGACTTAGAATATTATCATAATAGACTGATGAAAGAGTATTGTAATAGAGAACATAAAAATTTTATTTGCATGTTTGATGGAGAGTGTTAATTCACTCTCCATTTTTTTTTATTTTCTACATTAGACTCATTGACTCTAAAGAAAAAATTTGGTATACTAAATGTAAGAGAAAAAGTCTGCTCAGGCTGTAGACACTCGTAAATAGAAGACAAAATTAGGTTTTGGATTTTTTTAAATCAAATTTTAGATAGGAGAAAAAGACAATGAATATATTAGCATTAGATGCCAGTACTAAATCAACAGGTTGGAGTATTAAAAATGGAGAAACAAGAGAATCAGGATGCATAGCTTCCGCAAGTACATCAATAGAAAAAAGAATCGCATATATGCGAGATGAAATACTAAAACTTATAAAAAAATATGATATAGATACAATAGTAATAGAAGAGGTTCATGCAGAGTATACGCACAATTCAACAGTTAATCAAAAATTAAATTGGTTACAAGGATGCTTAAGAGTTGCGGTCTGGGAATATAATAAGAATATAAAAATTGAAACAATATTACCAAATTCCTGGAGAAGTGCTATTGGTATTCATACTGGACGTGGAGTTACAAGAGATAAGTTAAAAGCGGCAGATATAGCATATGTAAAGAATAATTATAATAAAACAGTTAATGATGATGAAGCAGATGCTATCTGTATTTTAGATGCTTATTTAAAAAATGGAACTACAAGTGCTCAGAAAGTTAAGGCTAATAGTATACCTACTAAGTCTGCTTTTTAAGACAAAAAAAATAGGAGAGGTCAATAAGACCTCTCCTTTAACTTATTAAAAAGAAAATTTGTAATATCAATAATTTCTTCTCCATAGGTTGCAATAAAATCTGCAATTAGTTCTTCTTGGTCTAATGTCAAATTAATTTGATACGAAAACATTGCCGCATGCGCTAACTCATGACATAAGACTTTCTTCAATGACCTTCCATACAAATCCTCTCTAAGATAAATAATATTAGTATTATTATCGCATGAACCGAGGGTATATGAGCCATCGCTTCTTTGTAATTTTTCATTATCTTTTTCAACAAAGTAAACCCTCCAATCAATACCATTTATTTTCATTATTTTATCTTTGCAGCTAAATTAGCTATTTTCTGTTGGAGAACTTGTTTTTCTTCTGGAGTAGAATCTTTTATCATTTCTGTGATATCACTACCTAATTCTTTAATATAATTATCTAACTCATGCATTTGGGTAGCACTATCTTTGTGCATTTCTTTAGATTCCATATACATGCGGCGGCTCATACCACTTCTACCTTCTCTAGAATCACGCATCATTGTCTTTGGAATTTGTTCTGTATACATCATTCGTGTACCAGTATATCCAGTTCCTGCACCAGGTTTATCATCATAATACATTCTTCCGTATTCTCTATCTACATCTCTGTAGTAATCTGGATACCTTTTGTCTGTATAATAATGAACATTACCATATTCATGTTCTTCCTTTTCTTTTGCTTCCATAGCTTCTGTAATTGTACAATAGTAAATAGCTTCAGAGAGGTCCTTTATCATATCAACAGCTTCGCCTAACTCTTTAGCACTTACATTTTGCATATTTCCCATTTGTGCTTGGACAACACTGGTTAATTGCTCTTTCATACTTTTTAAGTTATTCATAAGGACTCCTTTCTTTAAGCTACTCGCTCAACAATTAAATTAGCGTTCTGTACTACAATAGTTACTCCACTTGTATTTGTAACTGCCACTGTAGCACAACAATTTTTAGGTACATCTATAAAGATATCCGCAGAAACATTAAAATAATTATTAACTGCGGCTGGTGTAACAACCATCCTAGTAGCAGAGATTGGTTCTCCATCAAGAGAGATAGTTACTGAAATTGGACCAGCAGTACCGCCATCTGGCAATGCGATATTTGCTCCAAAACTAGCTCTAAATCTTGCTCTACATTGAGTAGAAGTCAGGCCGCGTAACTTTACGAGACCTGAGCCTTCTCTGTGAACAATAGAGCAATTACCTGACACCGGAGTGTCTGTAAATATTACATTTGAATTTGCTGTTACTGTTTGAACTGCATTTGCTGTAATCTCCATTATAGACCTCCTTAAATTAACCTACGCATGCACAACCGCATCCACCGCAGTTATTGTATCCATAATTTCCTGTATAAGGATTAGGAACAATATATGCAGGATTTGGGCTTGGTGCTAAAGTGTGAACAAGGTAAGCATTCTGAGCTTGCTGAGAAGCAGCAAACTTAAGAGCTTGATTGTCTGCTGTAAGAGTAGCAATCTTATCTTGTAATGCTTGAGTATTCATATCCTGGATAGCAGCTAAGATGCTACGAGTATTAGCATCATTTCCTAATGTTACTGCCTGTGCAGCGTCCGCGATAGCCTGGCGAGTCTGGCAGCTCTGTTCAGCTAAGCGATAATTTAAGTCAGCAGCTTGTGTTGCAGATTGATATTTGTTATCACAGCAGCATTGACTCATCTGAGTACCTAATGCAGTAATCTGAGCAGTTACTGCGTTAGTATTCTGCATGTCTGCTATTGTTTGCTGTGTAATATTGTTATTTACCTGACCGAAGCCATTTAACATACCAGTATTCATAGCATAGAATCCATCGCAGATACCGTTGTTTACATTGTCTATTTTCCTTTCGATGTTAGCAAAATCTGAAGTTAAGATATAACCATCTGTTATACCACTACCTGTAGAATCTGAACCTCCGAAGAGTCCACCTCGTCCATTTCCCCATCCGCCAGCAAAGCAGAATAAGAACAAGATAATAATCCACCAGGCGCCTCCGTCATTCCATCCGCCATTGTTACAGTTATTATTGCCGGTTGCCGCAGCAATATCGGCTAATGAATAACCACTGTTTGAATTGAACATTTCTTTTGTCCTCCTTATAAAATTTATTTATTTAACGCCCAACATTTGTTTAAAGGCATTAAAATCTTTATCAAAATCCCCGCCTTGACTATTAACATAATTTCTAACAAAATTCTCAATACCACTTGCATTATTAGCTTTTGCTAAATCTGTTAATGTCTTCATGTTAGGATTCTGTTCTAAAATTGACAGCATTAATTGCTGTGGGTTAGAACCATTTCTAATCATTCCAAGTAGTTGCATTGGATTTATTCCATTACTCATTAAAACCTCCTATTAAAAACTCATAGTTGCTTTCGGTGTTTCTTTTTTATCTCTTTCTTCCAATAGAGACTTTAATTGCGCAACAACCTTGTCAAACTCTTCCTTAGTTACATACTCTTGCGGAAGGGTGGAAATTTCTTCTTGCAAAGAATAAGAATTCATTATAGCTATTCCATTTTCACCTATTTGTTTTGTATAAATTCTTTTATTGGCAATATCTGGAAATAGATATAAACTTCCATCAAAATCAATCTGAGAGGCTTTAGCCTCATCTATTGATGAAACCGGTCTTCCCTTTAATGCAGGTTGTTGTGGTTGTGGTGCTACAAACTGTGGTTGCGGCGTTGGTGCTTGCTGGTAGTATTGTGGCAAGCTATACGGCGACTGAGTTTGTTGACCAAAATAAGGCATTTGATTATACATTTTTCTTTCTCCTTTCCCTTGCAATACTATATAAAAATAGCGTTAAGTGATTTGTGTAGAATTGTCACGAAATTTTGGAAAATTTTAATTGATTCGTGTAGAAATTCGCAATTTAACAGGAGACATACGATTATTTTTTAAAATGAAAACTTGTCCGAATTGACAAAGAAAATTAGATTACAGCTAACTACAAAAAAGAAGGCGGGTATTTTAACCCGCCAAACTATTTGTAATTACTGTCTTAGTAGAAGTAATATTATTTTCTTTCTTTTTTGATACAACCTTAGTTGCCACAGTAACAGTGCCCGCCGCAGAAACAAAAGAAAGAACATGTCTTTCTGTCTCAGTATACGCGGCAGTGTATCCCGCACTTGGTCCTGGTTGTATAGTTGAAGTGATTGTATAATAATTAGTTGTAACAGAATCCGCGTTTCTAAATTCTTGTACTATTGTTTTTACATGCGTACTAGAATCTTCTTGTTCTGTTGTTACACAATCAATTCCTAATAAAAATTGTTCTTCAAGATTATTAACTCCAGTAGAACCTCTTAAAGGTTCTACTAGAAATTGTTTTACTGCAATTTGGTATGTAGTATCTGAATTTTCAGCTTTTTTAGTTAAGCTATTTATTACAGTTGCTGTCATTATTTATCCTCCACTTCTGTAATTGTGTAAGTAATTTTCATACTTTGGTCTGAAGTTTTAGTTATTGGAGTATCAAGATTATTAATAGTTGCAAGATAATCTTTTAGTATACCTATATTAAAATATATATAAGCATTGCCATAAGAATATGATGTTTTAATACATAATACTTTACGTTTAGTTGAATCTATAAATATTGCTTGTTCATTATCTCCATTAGTACCAGTATTAAAAAAATTTACAGTATTATTACGAGATACTATATTACCATTTTCTAAAATAAAAATGTTTCCAGCATGAAGAATATCTCTTTTATTATCATTTACAATTGTATAACCTAAACCGTTAATAGAGACTACATTTTTTGTAGATAAATTTATTTTAAGTATTTGCCTATCTTTTGAACCAATATATAATATATTTTTATGTGTTAATTTTGAATTATATCCATATACATAAGAAACATTTGTTCTCCATGTAAATGTGAAATTTGTATCTAATGTATAATCTGATTTAGATATTCTATAAAAATACATTGTACCACCTGAATTATAACTATCACCTGCCATTCCATAATAGTAATCATCATCACTCGGACTCCAATGTAAGTAAGTAATTTTTGCTAATGCTGTAGATAATTCTTTAGTTGTTTGAGAAATAACAAATATTGAGCCAATCTTATCATTTATAGATATAGTATCACCTATAACTATTTTTAATTTTGTAATTCTAAGATGCGTTGAATCTATAGTTTCAATACAGGTTGCAATATTAGAATTCCAATCAAAATCACATATATACTGTACATAAGTATATATGTTAGAATCCTGTGATGTTAATATGCCATGTGCTGTATCTACTATATTCATACTTATAGGATTTAAACCCGTATCAGCATGTGTCAAGCTTAAAGCCGATATCTGTCCATTACCTTGAGATGTTGAAAAATCCCATACAAATTTATAACCATTATCTAATTTAATACTTTCAGTTAAATTACGAGAACCTCTTTTAATATCTGAACCATTATTAACATTATTTGAAGCATAACCAATAATAGGATTGTCTGAATTTTTAGGTATTGTAATATTATCTATACTCTCATTTAAAGGATTTTGAAATAATAATAGACCTCCCATTGCCTTGTTATTTAAAGGTAAAAAATTATTTAGTAAATTTTGGTCTTGTACTGAAGATATTGCATACATATAAGGTATTTGAGAAAATAAATTAGCAAGTCCATTAGTAATCATATTATCTTCTTCAATAATCTGAACTTCTCCAGTCTTTGCGTTTGTTAATTCAATTTTAGCGTGTCCATGTAACGCCATTCCTTTTATCTCCTTTCTTAATTTGAAAAATCTATTAAAATTTTACTGACACTATCTTCCGCGGTTGATAATGTAAATCTTATTTTGAAAAACTGACTCCTACAATTGCAGAGTTCCATACTTCAGATGGTATATTTTCCAGCTTCAACAGTTTCAATAGTAGTAGTTTCAATTATCTTATATCTTATCAAACTCAACAGAATCAGCCATTCCTGCAATTCTAAATCCGCCACCTAATTTAATAGGCTTAAATGTTTCGGATATAACCGCGGCTGTTGGTACTTGTCTCTTAACCTCGACAGAATCTTGCATTGTCGCAATTTTAAATGAACTCTCAATTTTAACTGGACTAAATGTATCAGAAACTCTAATATCTAAGTCATTTCTCTTTAATGACATAATATTCTTTGCCATCTGTTCAAAACTATCTGTAGCACTCGTTATAACACCTCTGTCAGTGATGGCGAGTGCTATAAGTCGTTTTCCTTCACTGACAGATTGAAAAAGTTTTTCTAATTCTGCGGCAATCACTTTATTCTGAACTGGATTTTCGCTTTCCGCGTTAATTTCATCATCAACTGGAATTTTCACATTTTTTAAAGCTGCTGCAATTACTTTATTCTGAACTGGATTTTCAGAAGTATCACTAATTTCATCATCAACATCTATACTTCCACCAGTACCGCCTCCCGCAGGTATCTTAAGAAGTATTTTTAATTTTCCATTATCATTTGTGAATTTGCATTCTGCATCTTCTCTAGCGCCAATCATATTAATTACGCCTTCCGCGTCAGTTAATACTCTTGTGCCATTCTCTTTTAAGGAGCCGTTAAAATTCCAATTCTTCATTTATTATTTTAACCTCCTTTTATTATATTTTTATCCAAATTAGATTATTTCCCCAATATACTCGGACGATGTTTATATTACCATATTTTAAATCTTGTATATTAGAAGTACCCATAAAAATCATTATTTATTAAGCCTCCTTTATAAGATATAAAGTATATGGATTTTTAGTAGCTAAATTATCATATTCAGATTGTGTTAAACATTTAATAAGTGGTTGGTCTGAGTTTTTGATATATAATTCTCCAGCTATTGTTTGATTTCCATCCCAATCAAGAGTTGAAATATTTTTTCTATCTGAGTCACTCGTTCCACCGCCTACAACATCAGCATATTTAAAATCTCTATAATTACCAGATGATTGGGAATATTTAAACATTGTCTTATCTATTTTAGCATATTTCCCTTGAATATGAGTATTCTCCATATATAAGTATGGGTCTTCTGAAAATCCAGATTGTGTATTATTAGATCCCTCTACATGCGCAGGTCCTCTACAATAAGAAAAATTGTTATGCTGTCCCTCTATATGAAAATACTTAGTATTATAATTACTTCTATTATAGCTACCTTCTATATGATTTTCATAAGCACCATCGCCTGTGGAGTTCTCTCTTCCTTCAATATGACAATAATTTGCATCATCACATTCGTTATTATATCCTTCAATATGGCTATAATTGCCATAATCTCTATTGTTTTTTCCCTCAATATGCGAATAATAAGAATCATCACCTATATTATTATGTCCTTCAATATGACTATAAACACCAAAGTCACAAGTATTACTTCCACCTTCTATATGAACACCCTTAACATAATCATTTGTTATTGTATTATCTGTACCTTCAATATGATTTCTAGCACCTTTAAGGTTATTATTAAATCCTTCAACATGACTTGAACATCCAGACGCTGAGATAGTATTTTCACGACCTTCTACATGGCTATATGAGGCTTCCACTGTCGTATAATTACCTTCTGCATGAGAACACCATCCAGTAGCTTTTGCACTAGTACCTTCTACATGAGATGCACCTCCACTAGCTACCGTATTATAACCTTCTGCATGACTGTATTTACCAGTTGCACTTGTCTTATACCCCTCAGCATGCGACGCTCCACATGCACTACTATCTGCAAACGTTTTGTATCCTTCTGCATGAGAAGCATCTCCCGCAGCAATACATTGATATCCCTCAGCATGAGAATTTAAGCCTATCGCTGCAGAGGTATGAATATATACGCAAGACCCTGCTATAAAAAGAGTATCTCTAGCTATTATATCATAAGGTATTTTTTCTGCATCATACTCTAAATAAAAAGGTGTTTGAGAAACATCACTTCTCCATAAATTTCCGCCCTCTGCATGAGAGCCATGCCCCCATGCATTTCCAATATAATCAGTTCCTTCAGGTGCTTCATAAACATTAAAATATTCTCCACGGCTTTCACCATCTTTAGTTACATAAGTTCTACCTACTCCAGATTCAGTTTCTCCTCCGCCACTTCCAGAGCCTCCACCAGCGGGAATGTTTAATGTCATTTTTAATGTGCCATTATCATTATTAAAAGATACAGAAGGGTCTTTTCTTGCGCTAATCATATTAACAGAACCTTCTGCTTCTGTAAGAACTCTTTTATTATTTTCTTTTAATGAACCATTAAAGTTCCAATTTTTCATTTAAACCCTCCTTTTATCCCCAATTCTCATATATATAATAATGCTGATGTTTATCTGCATAATATATAAAAATATTATTCACAGCATCATCATATCCATTATTATTAGACCAAATATTTTTTCCATACTTATTACTAAAACTATTATTTGTTAAAGTATTTGATTTAATAAATATATTTAAAATATTGTTATGATTATTCTCACAACCTAAATTTGCCATTCTTATATTTTCTGAAGAAAAGAATAAATTTCCTCCTAGATTAAAACAATTATCAAAAGGATTATTAATTTCAATTAATTGATTTCCGCCAATTACACTCCATGGTCCACTATATGCATTTATATTTCTCAAATTTTGACATTGAGAAAAAGCATAATCTATTTTTTGTAAATTTCTAGACTTAAATATAAGTGATGAAAAAAATGATAAATTTCCACACTTATAGAAAGCATGGCTTGCATCTATTAAGTTACTACCATAATTTCCATAATACCAACCATCAGATTGATAAAAATTCACTAAATTATAACATCCTGCACAACAGTGGTCCATATTTACAATATTATTTCCATAAAGAATAAAAGTTGTAAGTTCATCAAGATAGCTACAACAGTAAGCAATATTTACAAGATTTCTCGCTTGATTTAATTCAACTTTATTTACAACAGAATAATCATCAAACATTTTATATAACCAACATGCATCTAATAACTTTCCATCTCCATAATAATTTGTTATATATACATTGATATTATGTTTATAATTATTTCCACTACCAATATTCCAATAAAAAGGAGTATCCTCATTACCATAATATAAAGAAGTTACATCTGCATCAATATCTACAGTTTGAATATTTGGACAATTATAATAAATTCCAGATAATTGAGCTTTTTTGTTTAAACATCCTACAGTAACTGCACGTAAATTTCTACAATCTGCGAAAGTCCATGAGGCAATACCAATATTATTATGAAAAAAATTATTATTAAAATTAGTGCATTCAAGAGATTGACAATTTCTATAAGTATTTAATAGCCAACTCGTATTAGGTCCAAATAAATTATAATCAGGATGATAAAAATATAAAGCTGAATTTTGAAAAGTTCTATCCATCTTTATAACATTATCTCCAATAACAGTTCCTCCTCGACTATGGTAATAACCATCTCCGAAGAACAATGGCGCCCATTTACTAGAGTAACAATTTGTAAGTCTGCAATATTGATTTAAAATATTATTATAGTAAACGCCGCCTCCAGCATCTTCATAAGTCCCTATCATATCTAAAACTGTATTTGGACATACCGGCAATGACATTGCCAATCCCCATGCATTTGAAAAAGTAAAATTCAAATGAGTAATGTTTTTTGGAAAAGTAAAATTATTAAAATCCATTCCAATAGAAGTATTCTGAAAAGTAAAAAAACAAGTATCTGAATAATTATTAAAAACTTTATTAAAATAGATTTGAGAATTTAAAAAATTAATATTCATTTGTGAAGGATTGTTATTATAAATACCAGGTTCTTTAAATAACCCAATTTTCTGACTTAACAATTCTAATGTATCAAAATATGCATAGTCTGCAAAAGAATATAATTTTCCTTCTTTTGCATAAATTGCGGCAGTAGACCCCTCTAAGGCAACATTATATTGCTCTGGTAAAGCACTTTTAATAAAATTCAAATCATTACCTAAATAATTATATTGGTCTCCTTCAGACATTCTAATTTTATTTAAAGCATTTGTATTAATAATAGCATATTTTTTCTTTGGCGCAGTCCAAAGTAACTTATTATCAAAATATATTTTACCAATAGCAACATTATTATATATACCACTATTAATATCTTGATAAAAACTTGATTTAGTTTTATTATCATTGCTATCTAAATAATATTCTTGCATTATTCCTCCTTACTACTTTTTTCTAATAAATAAAAAGTATAAGGGTCTTTATCAGTTAAAACAGAATACTCATCTTCTGTCATTATTTTAAATTTATATACTGGCGCATTATCTTCAGGATTATATTCCCCAAAGTTAATTGTTTCAGTATCTTTATCATAATCAACACCAGTAATTCCAAATAATTTCATTCCATTTGAAAAATTTAAAATTCCAGTTACATCACCCTGACCTTGTACTTCATCAGAATCAGCGCTATCTTCATATTTATTTATTGCATTTGGGTCTTTTACAGTATAAACTTCATTTTCAAAAGTAATCTTCGTACTTACTTTATCACTCATTCTTCACCCTCCTGTTTTCCAAAATTAATCGTATTATCTTCCTTGTTTAAAGTTATATTCATACCAAAAATATTAAAACCATTTACAAAATTTAAAACAGCTTCAACATCACTATCTTTTTCTCTCTCAATAGCATTTGGGTCTTTTAATACAACTTTATCTTCTCCAAGTGTTATTTGTGAGATGAACTTAGATGAATCACTTTTACTCATTAAACAACACCTCCATATTTATATATAATATAAAAATCTCAATTAATAAATTACAAAACTTTGACCAATAAAAAAAATGGGCGGCAATTAAGCCGCCCTATACTAAGCATGTTTTATTGTTACTGTATTTAATAAGATACCATTCTCTACTAAGCTATCTGCAGATGTACTAATAATCTGACTTGGAACTATTCCAGTCACTTCACCTTTTTCTCCACGAATCATACCCGCATCAAACCAATCTGTTCTTAAAGTATTAAATTTCTGACTCGGATAACTAACTGGTGAGACTAAAGCTGCACGATATGCAGGGTCCGCATATAAAATCAATAAATGGTAAGGTTCTGCTGTTGAATTTTCAACATTTGGTTGAGAGACAATAGCTTCCATAATATAGTTAATAGGATTACCAATATCTTCATTAGTTCCATTATTATAACTTATATTAAGCTTTTGATTTCCTTCGCCTTCACTATCTCCTGTATTAACTTTAATACCACTAATCCATTTAATAGCTTTACTAAAAATAACGTTTCCATCTTCTGAATTATGATAAACAAAAGTAAGTGTACCATCTGCCGCGAGTGTGACATTATCAAACCACTTTAAATGACCAGTTGATTTCTTTTCACTATTATCATTCATGGTAGCAACGACATGACCTTCATCATCAATCGACATTGCGGCAATCCATAAAATAGGATTTTCACTATTTACTATTGTAGCAGTTTCTTGTGTATTATATTTTACACTAACTTTACCATTTTGTGCAAATGATATAGACTCAATCCATTTAATAGGATTGCCATTATTAATAATAACCGGCGTTGTTGAAGTGTTATATGTTGTAGATACTTTACCATCTGCCGCAATATTCATGTTATTAACCCATCTAATTGGATTATCTTGATTAATATTAGTTGAGCTATCAATATTATTATATTTAACACTTAAAATACCAGTATCGCTTAACACCATTTGGTCAATCCATCTTAATCTATTGCTAAATATAATGTCATCATGGCAAGTTAATGATATTGTTAAAGTACCATTATCCGCAACGGTAATACCACTGATAATATTATAATCAAAATCAACAGTTCTTGTTGTTGGAGCTGAATTATCATAGTTAGTAATTGTAAATCTATAATATTGTCTTTCGCTATTTGTTACTGTTTCAACTCCAGTAACAGCATCACCTTTAATACCTTTTGGAACATTAATTCTCCATTTCTTATAAAATGGATGCTCATCTTCTATTTTATCAATAGATGCATCTACATATGCAGAAACGCTTGTTGCAGTATAATCTTCAACTAAATAAGGAAACTTTAAACCAATATAACAGCCTATTACATTATTATATTTGTCTCTCATGATTCCCCATTTAGTAGTTACACTATCATTATAATTACCCGCGCTATCTTTACCTGGTACGAGTCCTGTATTAGAAATAGTAGAAATCTGTGTACCATCAGTTAAATAATGGTTAGGGTCATTAAATTCTTGAAAATCAACAATAGGACAATTACCTTGTGGTCCTACAATTTGACCTATATATTCTGCAGTATTATCTATCTTACGCATATAGACTTTGCCATTGTTCAAATCTTGTTTATCATGTCTATTTATGATAGTATCAATAATAACATATTCGCCATAATTCACTCTATCTGTTGTACTACCACCTGCGGCAAAGCATTTTTCCATATCCGCAATTGTGTCAAAATGGTCAACTAGAATAAATGATTTACCTTGTCTTCCGCCATAAAAGCTTTCCATTTATTATTCTCCTTCCTCATAAATATAATCAATAGTAAATGGTCGTACTTTTCGTACTCTATTATCTCCATCCACTCTGTTAAATAAACAGATTGTTTTATTTTCAGCTTGCTTATCTTCTATATCTGTATCTGTTGCGGTTGTAACAATAGAAAGAAAAGTTACATAAACTTTTCCATTATTAACTTCATATTTTCCACTATTACCAACCATAACACCTTCTCCATTAATACACATATTAAGACCTGGTCCTGCTTGAACTCCTAATTTTAAAACTACACTTGCGGGAATTGCACTTCCGCCTAATAAATTTTGTAATTCAGATAATTCTTCAAAAATAATAATTGGTTTTCTTGGAGTACTAGTATAATCAATTGTACTTCTTGTTAAATTAAATAAAATTTCATTAAAAGAATTTATAATTGGATTAAAAACTATTTGAAGGTCAAACCATCCCGCACCTTGTTTTACAGTTACAATCTTAATATTTTGTTCTTTTGTTTCTGCATCATCCGCGGTTCTTAACTTAATATAAAAGGTTTGTTCTGTACTAAGTCGTTTTATTTTACAATGTAAAAAATAATTGTTATTACTAGATAAAGACCCACTTAATTTAACTGCGGGGTCTTTAAAAACAATACCAGTATCTTCAATTACAGTCTCTACTTCATATGGGTCGCCGCTTTGATTCACAGGACTCATAATCTGTAAAGATTCATTTATATTATTGTATTGCCCAATACTATAATTCATTATTCTCCTTTCTAATATTATAACCTATCTGCTGCGCGAGTGGCTGTTATAGACATACTGCCAGACGCATCTAATGGCATTGAGATAGATGATATAATATAATCTCCTGATATCTTTGATGCTTTATCTTCTACTGTAATTCTTCTATTTACATCTAAATAATAAATAGGTCTACTTTGAAGTGAAATTGACTCATTATAAGTAATATATTGATATAGCGCTTGTCTAGCTATTTCCGCAGCAGAATATCCTACTGTCGTTGGAATAATATTCTTAAACAATGCGGAATCAATATTTGAATAAGTCTGTCCCGCTAATTCACATTCTTTTATAAGAGAATCTCTTTGTTCATCGTTGATATCTATTAAAATAACATTTGGAACATCTCTATCATAAATTTTCTTAATACTATCTTGCTGATAAGTATATATCTTACTATTGATAGCATCAACAGAGAAATCATACATACTATCAACGGGTTCTAAATAGTCAATATAATATTTTAAATTATTTGGCTTAAATACATCTTCTTTAAAACGACCATGCGGAATGAATTCATTATCTTCATTATAATAACAAAACTCATAAATAGAATTAAAATTATCTAATAATTCTTGTTCATAAATATCTGGTCTCTGAGAAGCTTGTAACTTTGTTAAACCTTGTAAGTATATCTCTGCACGCCAATCATCCGGAATATAATTATAAATTGTATTACCATCAATTTGCAATGCAGATTTATCTACTTGACCATAATAATTAGTATCAATGATATAAGTACCACTTTTTTCATCATACTTAAATGAAGCATTGCCGCTCATATCAAGAGACTTTTGATTCTCATTATATTCTAGCATAGCATTTATTTCATTAGGTAAAGCTAATCTAATTTTACCATTATACTGACCATCTATATTTTTTAAGAAAATAACTTTATATTCATTTTCTATTTTAGGCTTTTCTTTTATAACTAAATGATAATGAATAGCATTAGAATTATCATCTTTACCCCAAATATGATAATCATTCTTAATATTTGTATAAGAAGGATTATTTGAATAAGATGATATTAGCCCATTACCTTCGTTAAAGGTATATACAGATTCAGTGTTTCCAGTAAAATCAACTTGATAATTAGTATTATCTAATACAACCATATTATTTAAACTATTTAAAGCCATTGGCTTTCCATTATCTAATCTATAATAATTATCAGGAGTATAAGAATTATTAAGATAATTCTTTTTCTCTTGAAAAACAAAATTTCCATCTATATCATAAAAGTATTCATAATTGCCTAGCGTGGAAACAATAGTGTCTAAGATAGTACAAACATTATCCCCCATTCCGCCAGTAAGCTCTTTAGGATAAACAAAATCAACATATTCATATCCAACATCTTCATTAAAAGAAAATTGCTGCCATGCGGAAGTCTCCTCTGTATTGCTCCTTGTATCTTCTGCAACATACTTCTCATTAGTAGTATAATAATTGTTCTTATTATTGTAATATAAAACATTAGAACCACCATAATGAGACAACTGTTTTATACGAAGCGGAATGTCGCTAATTAAAATTTTATCTATAGATTCTCCACCATAGTTACACACAACTGTTTGAATAATATCATATATTTTTGTTTCAATAGAAACTGTAGAGTTGATTAAATCTTCTCCGCCCTCTGTCCATAAACCAGTATCTTTACTATGATAATAATAAGAAATACTTTTTGTAACAGTACTATAAAATCCATAAATTGTATAATCATTATAATCTGCAGGAAATGGTATATCATCACTATCATAATCAATTTTCATATAACCATATAACTGGTCATATGGATTAAATGTAACAGAAGTAGGGAAATTACCACCATTTTCTCCATTTAATAAACACATCTTATCTTTACAAGAGATTGAAACATTAACTCCTGTCATACTATGTGTTAAAGAAATTTGATTAATAACATAAATTCCTTGCGGAAACCACACTATCTTATCATATTTATCATTAATTGTATTTTCAAAACCTATAAGTATTTTAATCTTTCTATTCATACTTAATAAGTTATCAATATCTCTTAAATCATTATCAGAATCTTCTGCAACAAAATTTAAACTACATGTTCTACGAACCGCAGAATTCGCGGCTATTGATATAGAAGAGCCGGCCCCGACTCTTCCTTCAATAGCTCTAATAGGAAGTTCATCTAATGTTAAAACAATGATTTTAACATAATAAACTTTTATTCTTTCATTATCTAATTCTTTTAAGAAAGAATAATCTTGTAAATAATCATTGCTATTCATTCAATTCCTCCTATCCTATATATTCACCAGATATTACACTATAAGTATAGTCAAGCATAATCTGCATAGCCTTTTCTTCTGCTTGACCATCTGCAGTAGTATATCCAATAAAATCTATTGCAGTAATAGTTGTAATATCTCCTAATGTTAATCGCCCATTTGCGCCAATTATATACTTACTAGCTTCTTTGTTATCTTTAGTTTTGATATTAAAAGTTGCTCCAGGTTCTGCTTCAATAGAAATAGAACTTAAATTATATAATTTTCTATATTGATTATCCCAGTCAATATAATATTTATAATATATTTCATTATATAGAGAAGTATTAGGTTCAAATACATCATATATCTGTCCAATATTTCTTCTAATAATTCTTGATTTCACTGGCTTTGCAGTATAGGCGCCAATAGAAACAGTATATAAATAATCCATTTGTACAGTAACTATAGTGTTTGGATTAGTCTCTTCTGCACTTACAATATGTAAATTATCATCTACGGCAATCTCTATCATCTCGTCAAATTGATATTCTTCATTTGGTCCAAATAAGTTAATAGGTATATTATTATTATAGACTAAAGTATATCCAGGTTTTTGAAGAATATTAGATGTAACACCTTTTCCATCTTGAATTTCGATTCTTACATTTGATAATTTAACAAACTCTTCTTGGAGATTTAAACTTTCATTTTTAAAGTTATATTTCTCTTTTACTTTCGCAAGGATATTCTCTCCTAACTTAATAGTTCCGCAATATTGCCCAAGTCTTACTTCTGTTGACATTTCATCTTCTCCATATTGACCTGGGTCATAGAAATTATACTTTACATAATTCTCTAAAGTATTTTCCGCAATTTCATGCCCATTCGCAGTAAATGTATATATCATTCTTGCCAACTGCTGATTTGGTGTACAACTAACATCCATTAATCTCAGAATAATATTTCCTTCAGTTGGAGATTTGAAAAGCTTTGGTTTTCCATCTAATAAGAACTTTAATACTTCTTCACGAAAATCTTTTTCATAATTATAATTATAAAAATCAATTCCATGTTCTTGTTCATAAGCTCTATGTAAATCCGCAATCTCTTTTCCATATATTTTATTTTTTGTTATAAAATGTCCGTTCTCATCCATGTTAAAAGAAATAAGACCTTCAAGTGGAATTGTTCTATATCGAACTGCACCATTTCTTGTAATAAATGGATACTTGCCGCCAATAGTATCAGTTTTTCCATCTGATACGTTATATTTATAACTATTTATCTTTGGATTAAATTCAATCTTTAATTGTTGATTGTTCTCTCCTAAAAGAAACATATGCTCAAAATTTCTTATAACAGGTACAGACATAGACTTTAATATGCCACGACCTAACTCTGAATATGTCTGAATACCATATTTATACCAAACACCACTTTCAATAGCAAAATCATATACTTCAGGAATATCATTAATATTTTGATTTTTGATATAAATTAATTTAATATCTTGCCATGTCTTGAAATTATCTTTACTATCTGCTCTGCGCAAACAAATAACTCCATTATATAAATTTTCACTTGATGTATGTAACTTTAAGCAAATATAACCTTCTTCTTCTTCTGTTGCTAAATCTGTAATAGCTCGCATAAAATTTTTAGTTTCAGGCTTATGATGATTATAAGGACTAAAACTATCTATTGTATAAACTTCCGCATCAACCTCGGGTAGTTCATCTACTATAACATCAAAAGGAATAATTAGTTGTTTTTCATATTTATTGGTAGTCATATATGAAAATACTAATGTGTAATTCTGTCCATCTTTTAATTCTGTTTTAAAAGTATGTCCAAATTCATTTTGACTTGCTTCATACTGATTTCCATATTTAATTCCGCTATCTTCTAATAAACCTTCCTCAGAATCCGCGGAAATATAATCTTCTCCATATAATTTTAATTGATATGAATAAAGTAATTCAGTTGTATCTTTACAACTATATTTACCTTTTAAATCTAATGTTGATAAATATAAACTTTTATCTTCATTTACATTATTAATAACAGAAGAATCAAAATCTAATGTATTAATCTGAATTCTAGTATCATCAATAGCTTTAGTTAAAGTTACTGTAGACCATTCAGAAAAAGTATTTGAATTATCAACAAGCCATTGCGCCAAACCAATAGAAGAAGCTGTATAATTCTCCGTTCCACATAATCGAATTTGAATTTTATAAATCCATCCGGCTGTAAAACCTACACGACCAAGAGCTGTTATGCCTGAAGAAGAATCTTTATCATAATTATTATTTTTTAATTCATTTCCAAATAATTCAACATAATATAAGTCATTATCTGCGGCATGTACTTCCGCATTAACTATAATACCAGTATTTCTATATCTATTATTTATTCTCGCTCCAGAATTTGTTTCAACAACGCTAAGTCCGCTCGGTTGTTTAACAACTGAAATATGAGCGGACTTAACATCTGCGGCGGTATTAAATTTAGATAGAGAAAAATATATTCTGCAAGAATTGCTACTTGCAAGAAAAGCTGGCATATAACTACTTAATGTTGGTGCATATAAAGTATTACTTGCCATCGAAATATGCCTCCTTTTATTTCTCTTGTTCTTGACTATTATTCATTTTTCTAATCCCCTCTACAAGATTATGGATGTATGAATTGCCGCCTTCTTTATCATAACACGCATATCTTTTTTCAATACAATCCATTTCAAACGAGTCTAAACGTTTTCCTTGTTGACACGCATGATGTTGTTGCACAATCCAACTTCTTATATCTTGTACATCAGAATCAATTAAGTTCTCGATTTTCTTATTTTGCTGTTCATTATTTTCTTGAAGTTGTTTAACCATTATTGTTAATTGGTTTATTTTCTCACTTAAACTATTAAGAGTTTCCTGCTTTTTATACTTCTTATCAAAGTTATCAGAAATTCCTTTTGCAAAATATTGATATAATGAGATAGCTTCCTTTACCGCCAAAGCAAGCACAACTATGAAGATAAAAATTTCTCCAACAGAATAAGATTTCAATAAAGCTAACATTTAGATAAGCTACCTCCTATCCTATATTACATTTAAAATCTAAAAAATATAAATTACATATTTTAGACCAAAAAAATAAGACCACCATTACTGGTGGTCTATATCTTCTTTCTTTTCTTCTGTAGTTTGAGTTTGTTGTGCAAGTTGATATTTTTGATATGTTTCTTGAGCATCTCTATAAACATCTCTAACTACAAAAACAATTGCTTCAAGCGGAAGTCCGCTTGCATTAATATCTTCTATTAATTTTAATCTTAATTTTTCCATTATCCTTTTATCTCCTTTTTTAATTACCAGTATCAGGTACTGCTGCTAAGAAGTAATGTTGAGTATTACTTTGAATTACATCAATTGTAACATCATGAAAAAGATATGTCCCATCAGCCTGTTTTTCATTAACCTGAATTGTTTTTTGCGTAAAACCAGGTATAAAATAGCTATACCATTCAATAGCCTTCGTATGCTTTGGACCACTTAATCTTTCTACAGAAAGAGTTCCTGTTGTGATATTGTCTGCATTAATAGTTCCAGCATCAATAACACCTTGACAATCTATTTGATTTGCAGTAAGAGTTCCTTTAACATTCGCAGCATTACAATATAATCTATCAGTATCTATTTCATCAGATGTAATAGTGTGTGAAGCAATTTCATTTGCAGTAACCGCACCAGTTCTAATATTTATAGTATCTACTTTTAAGACACCTTCTTCGATAGTACAACCACCAATAGTTCCACTTGATGCAGTTATATCACCAGATATAGTAGCATTAGTTGAATATAAATGACCATCATAAGTAACTCTAAAAGGTGCCGTACTTGAGTCTGGACTTCCGCCATAAAATGCAGATGAGCTAGTACCTATACCACATTCATTATCTTCATTTACATTTAAAGCTAACCAACCCGAATCAGAAACATATAAATTACCAACAGTTCCTTCTCCATTTTCTTTAAATTTAAAATGTTTACCAAGACTAAAGCCATCTGAGCTTAAATAAAATCCACTCGATGTTGAATCTAAAGTAGTATGACTGCCGCTATACATAGAAGCACTTCTACTATCGCAAGATAAACTCTTATCTCCAATTTCCCAGCCACCTATGTGTCCTAATGTCGCAGCTAATTCACCTTCGTTATTAACACTGAATTTTCGACCTAAAGTGATTGCATCTGTTCCCACATAAACAGAATTACTATTTCCTTTTGTACCATATCTTAAATAGCTATTTTCTGCGTCATATTTTAACTCCCAATGTCTACTACCACTTCTTAAACTTCCTAATAATAAAGTATCTTGATTTACTCTAAAACAAGAACCTATACTAATACCATCTGGGCTTAAGTAGAATCCATCATTAGTACTGTCAAGAGTAGAATGATTATGACCATAAATCTTAGTATTCGCAGAATCTAAAGTAATATTTTCATCAGAGCTTGTTAAAGTTGTATTTCCAATTTTCCAACCTGCAATTGAACCTCCACCTTTTGCAGTTACATGTCCTTCTGGAGTGACTATAAAGTTACCAGAGCCGAACTCAATTTTAGGTGTTGTTAAATCAATCTGCATTCCTTGGTTATTCCTATTTTGAGAAGAATAGTTGATTGGTTTTCCATCTCTATCAAATTCTTTATAAAAATTACCACTATATAATAAGGCTTGTGATGTTAATGGGTCAATGATAATCTGCCCTCTTTTATGAAGACCAAATATTGCAGAACCATCTTCTGCATTTAAGAAAAGTGATTGCGCGCCACCGCTATATCCGAAAAGACCTACCTGAGTGTCTTCTGCGGCAGATGTCTTATTCAAATTTCTAAGTCCCATAACCATACCTGTGAATTTATTATTACTATCTTTTTTACCTGCGCCTACTTGCGGAGCTAATAAGAAACTATCTTCATCACCTGTATATATTTTATTACCATCCCAACCATTAATATTAGACATAGCATATCTATTATACAACATAATAATTGGTTTAATATGAATAATTCTATTCATTTCAACACCAATTAAGACATCGTAAGCATTGGCTTGAACGATAGCTGCTATTTTATCGGTATATAATAAACTTAATTTATTATTGTAATCAAGTGTAAGATTTTCTTTAATTTCCATATTCTCTTCTGAATCTGATAATTTTCCATAATCTAACAGTGTCTTTTTCATATTTTCAAAAATATCGCTGTATTCAGAATAAGAACTTATCTCTGTGAAATGATTTTGTAATGCGACCAGATTATCATAGGAATTTTTATATGTTGTTTTAATCTTATCAAAAGTAGAAATCATGCGGGAAACAGGATAGATTCCTTCTGTAATTGCGCTAGTAGAATCTCCAGAACAAAGATTATAGAGTTTTTCTCTTTTGCTTTCATACTTTCTAGCACCGCCTTCTTCTGCAATTAACTGATTCTTATATTGAAGAACTACCTCTACTTTATCATTATATATATTTACATAATTTACAAATACATTATAAACAGAAATATCAAGTTTTTCTTTCAATCTAGCGAGTTGTCTATCTGTTAAATCAATCTTTCTAGTCGAAAAAGAAACTGGCAAAGTTTTACCTAACAATGCATTTGTAACATCTCTATTGATATAGTTATTATAAGTAACAAAATCAATAGTTACAATTCCACCAATTTCAGTATGTTGTTGATAATATTTACTAACATCACTTAAAAGGCTTTCACTTTCTCTTAAAGTTCTAATCATATCATTATTGAGAGAAATATAATCTTTTACTTCTGTTAAAACATTTAACCAAGGTTTATATTGGAAATAGCTTAAAACATTTTTTAAAGTTGAATAATTAGTTGTTAAAGTAGTAATTTGATTTTGATAATCTTCTGCTTCTTTATCATATTCTGCTTTTGTTTTAATTAATCCCTCTTTAGTCTTTGAATCAAGAGTAAGTGTTGTCTTTATATAGTTCTTACTAATACCACTATCAAATTTTGAAGTAGGCTCAATTACTTTCTGATTTTCTGGTAAGTCTGCACTTCTATATTCTGAAATGTTTAAGTTTTCTGAAGTCTCCCATTCATAATCATAAACATTTGAGCTATCTATACTATATAGATTATCTACAACGGTAAAGTTAGAACTATTGTCCCACTTTGGATTTGTACCATCTGAAGCAAATAAGACTTCTGAATATCCGCCATTAAGCACTGGAACCGCGCATCTCTTATTACCTTTTTCATCTGTATAAATAACATCTGATTCTTTTGCACAATAAGTAATTTCAATAGGATAGTAAGCATAAATTATCCAATTCTTATTAGCAACGCTTGTATCTGTAACAGTTACTTCTGCTTGCAAAATATTGCAATATACTTCTGAAGGGTTAAATGCTACTGATGGAACTAACTGATTTTTTGTACTATCAAAAGTAAAGCAAGGATTAGTTGCTTTATCATCAAACATACTCCATGTTACTGTATATAAGGTATCATCAGTAATAACTTTACCTTGACTAAATACTCTTACATCAAGAGTTCTTAATGCTGTATCATCAATTAATTGATTATTTTGCATATCATATAACATCCATTTTGCGCTATCCGCAAAATAAACATAGCAAAGTTTATATACTCCATTTGTAGTAGGATTCTTTTGTCCATATGCGTATCCATCAATAATAATTTCTGCACTATAGTTTGTACCATTAGTACCATTTCCGCCATCTTTAACAAAAGTAAATGATGTATTATTTAACATCTCAACTCCCGCAAAAGTGGTATATAAAGTAATCTCATTATTGCTTTTTGAAGGATTGTATGTAGCGTCAATAGTATAAGGAAGATTTCTCTCGCCACGAACATAATAATAATTATCGTCTTCCTCACTAATTAAAACAGGATTAATATTAATCAAAGATTTCTTTGGTATTCTCCAAATAATATTAACAGCTAAATATTCTGTTTCTGTTAATTCATTTCCATTTGCTTTATATATTTTAAATGTAATTGGTTCAATTTCATTTAAGTTTACCGTATCTTTATCATAATATCTTGTAAAAGGAGAATCTCCATCTGAATCATAATTATATAATCTAGTTGCATTATATAAATAAGTTACATATTCATAGCTATCTACTGCGGCGATAGCTAAATCCGCGCTACCAAGGTTAATGCTCTCTATACTACTATCCGCGCGTTGTTTTTCTTCAAATACTGTACAAGTGATTAAATTGCTATCTTGCATTTTAGAAGTCGGATAAGCGCCTTTAGTAATATAATGTCCATTCTCTTTTGTATTTATATCACTAAAAGTTAAGAAATCACTATCTAAGTAAGTTCCATCTTTTGCGTATCTATCCCAGTAATATTTAAAATTACTTGTTGAATTTTCATTATCTGTAATTCCTGGATAATAAAGGTCTGCTGCAAGACTTACTTTACCTATATTTTTTACAAAATTATTGTTTCCTGTTGTTGAATATAAACTAAACTTAATATCTGAATTAAGATTTACAATTTCTAATTCACCAGAAATTCTTTCTGTATCTTTTGTTAATACACACTTATAAATCAATGATGTTTTAACATCTTCTATTTTTACTTGATAACTGTATATATTTGTAACATATTGATAAGAAGTATCTCCATTGTCATTTGTATTAACTTTAGTTTTCTCATTAAGACATTTCCAACCAAGTCCGCCTTTTGTACAATAGTCAGGATTGTTAGTTGCATTAACTGAAGCATCTTTTACAAACCAATAGCAATCATATCCGCTGATATTCTTTTCTTGTCCTTTTATCTTTAAAATTGGTTTTAAAATTTTCTTTGTTTCAAAGTAATTCTTTAAAAAGTATTCTCCAGTATCAGATTTTATTTTTAAATAATTACCTTGCATTTCTATTTCTGTTAAAGCTTGAACAACTAAAAATTGAACATCTTTAATAAAAATATCATTTGTATCAACATTTTCATCTTGATTAAAATCTCTTACAAAAGCAGAAATAATGGGGCTTCTGCGGCTATCATAAAATTCTTCATCATTTTCTTCTAATGTAAAATAATAAGTTTGCTGTGTCCAAACTTGATAATTATATGGATTACCTAACATCTTATGAATATCAAATGTTAAAGTTTTATCATTAATCATTTTATCATTATCTTCACTATATCTGAAGAATGGAAGCTGTAATGTAATACCATAATCTCCGCCAACTCTTTGACTATCTATTAATGAAGTTTTTACTTTCATAGATAAAGCATAAGTTTTATAATGCTTTAAATATTTTGGCATTAAAACTTGGTCTGCGGAATCTACATTACTTGAAAAAACATCTTTAGTTTCTGTATGAAAAGAACAAAGGTTTATAACTTCTTTTGAGTTAATATCTAAAACATTGTCTGCAATTACAAGATATTGACTAGCTGTAGAATCTTCTTCCGCGGAAGATGCTGATTCATCCGTATTATGTTTTATTAACCCTACAATCATTTTCTTTTTTGAGAAATCATTTTCTGGAACTAAAACATAGACAATATCTTTAATAGAGTAGTCAGCATTATTAGAATATACATTAAATATATTATTTTGATATTTAACAGTATAGATGCCCGCAGCTCTATCTACGATACCAGTAATTGTACATTCAATAGTAACAGATGCTTTTACTGACGCGGCAGTACTTTTACTATAAGTCTCAAATGCCGCTAATAAAGCTGAAGAAATATCTTGACTATTCTTATTTGACATTCTGTAAAACCTCCTTTTAATCTCTTACAATAATTAATTTTTCTTTGGGCAAAATTATTTAAAACTGACCAAAAAAATATTGGGGCAGTTTCCTGCCCCATTTTTTAAATATTTTTTTCATTAACTTTTTGACTAACTAAATTAGGTAAACTTAATAAAGCTTCTCTAATGTCTTGAACACTTTCCGCATTAGGGAACTCCGCAGTAACATTATAAACATTACTACTAGAAGCATTACTAACATTAGAAGATAAGTAATCAGCTCCAACAGGACGAATACTAGAAGTAGCATTTGTCATTCCTGCAAGTTGAGATAATAATGAAGCTCCTATAGAGTTTGCAATTCCACGAACAAATTCAACTGCATTAAGAATATTTTCTGTATCATCCTTATTTAAAACTAATTCTTTTTGATGTAAGATAGCAAGTCTTCCTGAATTATCCCATTCTCCAGTGTAGCCACCAGTATCAAAGGAATAAGTGTTTACTCTTGCATTATCTAAATAATATTTGTAACCGCTTGTTTGGACATTTACATTAGGGTCTAATTCTTCATCGTATCCATTGTCAGATAAAACTTGATTTATATAATCTCTAGCTTCCCAAACAGAACTAATTCTATGGTCTCTATAATCTTTTGGCTCTTCTCCATCTCGTCCTATTGCTTTTTCGCTATTCCCCGTTCTTTCATATACTGTTACTACTAAACCATCACCATCTGGTGCGCTATCTACAGCATAATAATGAACTGTTTCTTCCGGAGGGTTGTTATCTGCAATATCAGTAGCATCTCCACCTCCACTACCTCCGCTTGATGGTGTGGCAGCAGCTGGACTATAAGCAGTAGAAGCACTCTTTGCAGCTAACTCATATTTTTTCATAGTTTCAATATTCTTTTCAACAATAGACTTAACTTCTTTCCATTGAGATTCTAATTCTTTTAAACTATTTATGTAGTCATCAATTAATTTTTCTGCATTATCAATATAATCTTCAGTTGTTCCATCTAAGTCATCAATAGCATTAGATACATCATCTATTGCATTACCTACATCTGTAAAATCTTCACCTGCGGCTGCACATCCTGCATCTACATCTGCATTATAATCTCCTAATGCAGTTGAGCAATCCTTTAATGCTTCATTAACCTGAGATTTAATGCTCATTCCGTCATCTGCATTCCATGCATCTGCCATTGCTTGTGCAGTTGTATTCCAATAGTCAAGACTTTCATCATTAACTCTTTGACCAGCTTCTTGAATATCTTCATAAGATTTAATAGTTCCATTCTTTAAACCATCTATTAGCTCTTGCTCTGCGGCAGTCATAGTAGCATACTTCTCTTGGTCTGATTCATAAATCGCCCACAACTGTTCTGCTGTAACAAGGTTTAAATCTTGCTGTGTTTGTGCAGAATCCTGATAAGCTTGAGTAAGAATACCTTCTTCTCCATAATACATTTCATAGAGTTGAGCTATTCTACTTTGTCTTTCTTCGTCAGATAAAGAAACATCTTTCATAATTTCTGCATATTTAGTCCAGAAGTCTTCTTCATATTGAAGTAAATCATCTAAGGCTTGTTGATTTGCAGATTTTACATATTCGTATTTATCATTAATAGCATCTAATAAATCTTGTTGCTTTTCCGCAACATTATCTTCATCTGCTACATACTGATAAGACCAATTACCCTCTGCATTTCTAGTAAGCTTCATACTATCTTTTGAATTTTGAGCTTGCTCAAGTGCTATTCTAGCTTGCTCTACTGCGAGTGCTTTTTCCGCAAGACCAATATCATATTCTGTTAAAGTAGATTTCTTTTCAAGATTAGCTAATTGCTCATCCATAATCTTCTTTAACTTCTCTTGATTCTTAGTTCCTGTAGTATCCGCAATTAATTTATTCCATTTAGACTGTAATGAGGTTAATTGATATACTCTTTCAACATCGTCATAATTACCTTCTGATTTAGTCTTTGTTAACTCATACATAGTTCTAGCCCAATCAGTATCAACTCCGCCATTTGTAGCCATTCTAGCTTTTTGAATAATACTATCAATAGTATTATTGTATTTACTTTGAATAGTTTTAATATAAGTCTCTTCTTCTGAACGAAGGTCCTGCATAGCCTGTCTCTTCTTTTCAAGCCACTTCTCTGCGGACTTGCTATCTTCGCCATCTAATTGAACAGCTTTTTCATATTGTGCTTGATAAAAATCTGTTTGCTGTCTTAAAGATTTTAATTGAGCTAAATTATTCTTCTGTTGAGTATCATATAACTTAGCAAGTTTATCATAAGCTTGGTCTCCATATAAAAGACTAATTAAATTAGCTTGATGTTCAAGTTCTTCATTTAATTCTTCATATTTCTTATTAATATTATCAAGATGTGTTCCTACATCATCAATATAATCTAAATAAGCATTCCAACCTTCTTCATATGTTGAGAATAATTCTTCAGCATCATCTTGAAGTGTCTTATTAGCTTCTTTTAAAGCATTTTCCGCTTCTGATAAAGAGTTAAATAAATTACTAGTTCCGCCATTCTGTAATTGATTTATCTCATAATTGATATTTTCAACTTTCTGAATATCACTTGCAAGAGTTCCATCATCTAGGTTAAATGTTTGAGCTTTCTTTAAAGCATATTTAATTTCTTGTCCAGCATCACTAAATGTTGATTTAAAGTTTCTATTAATCTCTTTTAAGAAATCATTCCAGTCTCTTTCAGCTTGTTTTAAATCTAAGTTAATCTGGATATCTGTTTCCCAAATTTTAAGATTATTTTCAAGTATCTTCTTAGATTCTTCTACAATCTTATCTGTAGTATCAACCATTTCAGAATAATAAAGAGTATCATATCTCTCAAGATACTTTTTAAACTCTTCATATGTTTCTGAATCATCAACATTACCATACTGAGCAAACATAGATGTCGTAATATCTGCGTAATTTGTGAGACGACCTTCTTCATCAAATAATGCCCCATATGCGCTTAATGAACTTCTTAACTCTTCTGCTTCAACTTTTTGTGCTTCATATAAAGCTTCATAGTTAGCTTTTTGAGTTACTAATAAATCATTTACTTGATTAAGATTATCAATTAATTCTTGTCCATATAAATTATCTTGTTCATCTTCAAGGCGTTCCATTGCATGAGCAACTTCATCAATAGCCTTCTTAAACTCCCAATATCTATCGAACTCATCTTCAAAGTATTTCTTCTTTGAAGATGAAGCAGCAGAACTACCACCCATAATCTTATCAAAATGCGCATCTATGTTATCATAAACATTACCTATCGCGGCAATTGCATTTTCCTGCGCATCAATGTACATCATAACTTGTTGCATTGCTGCAGCATTATTCTGAAGCTCTTTATTATTAGTAGCTAAACCTCTAGCACTTGCAATTAAGCTTTCTGCATAACTCATTGTTGATGTGGTCAACTTTTGAGTCATTTCTAATTCCATAGCCGCATTAACTATATTATCACTTGATAAAATAGACTTAACTTTAGCTACAGTAATTTCTGCTTGGCTTACTGCCATATCTGCAAGTTTAGCCTTAGTCATCTCTTTTAAGTCAGCAGTATTTAACTTAAATTGACTTCCATCCCACTCTAAAGCTGAAAGATATTTAGGTTCAAGTTCAAGGATAGCTTGAAGATTATCCATAGTAAAGTAACCATTAGCATTATAATCCTTCATAGCAGATGTTAAAGTTTTATATCCAGCTTGAATATCATCAATAACACTGCTATTAGCTTCTTGAGCTTTCTTGCCTGCTTTAACAACTTTATTCCAATCTTCTGAATCAACAGTAAGGTCTTTAACTAAATTATCGAGTTTTTCTAACTGGTCTGCATATTTCTTATTACTAAGACCTTCAAAGAATTGCTTCATAGTATTATCATCAGTCTTATAACCTTGTTTTTGCATAACCTTTGTTAATTCAGTAAATGCGTCTTTATTCTTAAGGTCATTTAAGTTGTCACCATTAAATTCATCAGCTAATTTATTAATACTCTCTTGAGTAAAATTAGCATCTGAATCTTCTGATAATAATTCTAACTCTTTTTGAGCTTCTTTATAATCATCTATTTGGTCTTTATATGTTTCTTTATATGTCTCAGCTTCTTTTTGAGCTTCCTCTCTTGCAGCGTCACCGGTCTCTTCAATCAATTTTAACTTCTCGCCATAAAAGGCTGCCATAAGAGTAGCTTGAGAAGAATAATCCATATTATTTAAAGTTTTTTCATCAACTGATACGCCTTCAGATGTAACACCTGAAAAATCAAGAGTATTAAGAACTTGTTTCTTTTGCTTATCTGTTAATTCTGTTTTATCAGTAATTAAACCATCAATTAAAGTTTGTGCATAATCAGCCTCGCCTTTTTCTGCAGCTTCTTTAAATACATTAGGTATTTTTTCTGCAAGCGAAGATAAAGCTGTTTCAACATTTCCATCATTTTTTTCTATTGCTTCACTAAGTTTTTGAGAGAAATTAGTAAAGAAACTCTGCTCATAAGCACTATATTTATCTAATGCTTGTGTCATAGATGTATAATAATCTAAACTATTACTTAATCCATAATTACGCTTTTTATTTTCTCTCCATTCTGCAACGGCATCCTGGTCTATTTCTTTTTTTCCTAAATTTGCATCAGTTACATAACTATCAGCTTCATTTGGTGTGCCGCCTCCAACTCCTCCTTGAAGAACTCCAATTGTACGATATTTATATTGAGCTTTATCGCCTAACTCATTGACATAATCTTCAGCTGTAAAATTGTCAATATTCTTTTTTTGTTCAAGTACTTCTTTAAGTACTTCTTCAGATGTGTTTCCAGCTAAGGTATCAGCAACTGTGGCAGTTTGAGCGTATTCTTTTACGCTATCAATAGCAGACATGTATGAATTTGCCCATTTTGAAGCATCTTCGATAGAATCATAAACACCTTTACTCAATGCTTCATGAACCATACTTCTCCATGTCGCAGTATAATCTTCAATAGAATCAATAGCATCAAAGTTTTGAGCATCTATAATCATAGTTTTTTGTGCTTCATGCGCAGTATCAATAGATTCTGTTAAACCATCAACCTGGTCTTTAGCACTTGATAAATACTGTCTTAACTGTCTCGCTGCAGAAGTATCAGATTCATTCAATACAGACTGAACAGCATCCGTATCTGTTTTAATTGCAGCAACAAAACTCTGAAGATTAATATGGTCTTTGTTGATAAATTCAACTCCTAATTTTTGAAGTTGGTTAGCTAAATTATCTTCTTTAGCATTTCTTGTAACCATACCTTTTAAATCAATAGTCTCGATACTATTAACAAAATCTCTTCTACTTGAATCTTCTTCTGCACTTGCACTTAATTGGTCTCTAAGAGCTACTTCATAATTTTTCTGTTCTTGTTTTGCAGAATTAAGTGTTTTCTCTGTTTTTTCACTCTCAATAGACTTCATAGCTTCTTCAAGACTCTTATACTCTCCACTTAATGCTTTTACTGCAAGCTCTTCTTCACCATATTGCATACAAAGGTCATAGCTTTGTCTCTTTAACGCAGAAGCTGATAATTCTCCATCATTATACTTATTATATAATTCATCATAAGCTTTCTTTAATTCACTAACTTTATCTGATTCTTCTTTATATTGTTTTGTCTTTTCTGTTGTATTTTGTGCTACTCTAAGACTTTCTTCTGCTTCTTTTTGTAAATTAGCTACAACTGCTTTATGAATAAGATTATATGCGGCATACGCTGCTGTTGCGACCTGAACCGCGATACCAATCGCACCCATAGCTTTTGAAACTTTACTTGCGATTTGAACGCCACGACCTTCAACCGCTTGAGTTGTTGCTATAATATCTTGTTCTTCTTGCGCAGCAGCTCTTCTCTGTTTTAAACTTTCAGTAAAGTTTGCCCAACCTTCATCGGACATTAACTCACCAGTAAGTCCGTATATTGAAGAATGTTGACTAGTTGTGTTATTCTTAGTGATGCTATGTCCGCTTATTTGACCAAGCCATGCTCTTCTTTCATCTTTGCTCATCGCAGATAAGTTATCTGGTAATTCTATTCCATCTTCATTTAATAGACTTGTAAAATTGGATAATCTTTTTTGTTTATCTTCATCATCTTTTAATCTACTTTTTTTGCTAAGGTATTCTTTAAATGAAGTATCAATATTATTTCTTGCTTCTACTAAATTATATCTTCTATTCTCTAATGCTTGTTGGTCTTTTAAAGTGACTCTATTTCCAATAGTTCCTGAAAGCATATTTGAAAATTGACTAAAAGCTTTTCCTGTTTGTATTAAACCCGAAATGGCAAAACCTGCTTGTGTAAAAAGTCCTATGAGAGAACCCATACTTACTTTTAAATCTCCAGATATCATTTCTTCTATAGATTCAAAAACAGAATAAACACTATTAGCAGTCATTGCAAAATTACTCATTGCATTCGCGCCATTAGTAAAGTTTTCACCGATGCTTCCTACAGAAAATCCCATCTTGTTAATAGAATCAACTACTGAATTAGAATGATTTTGAACATCCAGTAATACTTTTACATGAGCTGTTAAAGATTCATCTGTATCTTCTATTATTTTATGCTGTTTATCGAGTGCATCAGACATTTTTGCAACATCAGGAGCTCCAAAACCATAATCTTGTAAAAGTCCTCTGATATTACCACTAATATCATCTCGTTTTGTAAGATAACCTGCTCTTTTCTTTTCAATTGTTTGTAGCATATGAGTATAGTCTGATTTATTTATACCTTCTACATCTTGACCAGTAATAAGTTTTTTAATATCATCCTTTTCTTTATATTCATCTAATCTCATAAGGTCATCAATCATTCGCTTATTTTCTTTTGAAGAATTATAAAGAGTGGATAATGTTTCTTGCATACCTTTTAAAGAAAATTTACCTGACTTAACTTTTTCCATATCAAATAAATTTAAAACTTTATTACTAGTAGAAATATTAGTCTCATTTGTCTCATATGCTTGTATCGCAGCATTATAATCTTTAGTAAATTGTTTTTGAAGAATTTTTTGTATTGGTTCTTGATAATCTTGAGACTCTAATGCTTTTCTTGTATCCTCTAATACTTGAGCATAAGAGTTATAATCTTCTATTTTAGTAGTTCGTGAAGGTCTACGCTCTTGCTTTGAAAACTTTTTATTAGGGTCAACTTGTTTTACCATATCTCTAAAATTTTGGTTACGCTGTCTAACTCTTTCATTTTTAGAGTAATTCTCTTGGAGATATTTTTCAGACTCCATTTCATCCATTTCACCTAACAATACTTTTTTTGCATAAGCTTCTTGTAAAGTATCTTCAGGTAAAAACTTTGAAAGAATGTCATTACGAATTTTTATATTTTCTACTTTATCTAAAGATAAATTGGTATTTTTAAATCTACTACCAAGAGATAAGACATCATCATGTGCAGCATGTCTAGCTTTCTTTTTAGTATCATAAATCCTAGCTGTGACTTCAGATTCTTCTTCTAATTGTTTTAATTGAGCTTTCTCATTGGCTATTTGTTCTATTTGAGATTCAGTTAAATTTGCATTTATTTTAGCTAATTCTTTTTTCTTCTCAAAAATAGCATTTTCAATATCATAATTTGCTTTCATATTAGCTACTTGTGCACGGTCTTCTGGAGTCTTTATATCCATTCCTGCAATCATAGCTTTATATTCTTTTTGAGCTTTCTCTCTAGTTGCCTCAATCTCTTTGCCCATAATACCAAATTTGATTTTAAAGTTATCAACAACTTTATCAACATATTTGCTTATTTGAGGACCTTGATTAGAAATTATAGTATTTGCTAATAAAATAAAAGCAGTTCTAACTCCACCAACAGAATCAATAAAATGACCAAAACCTTCAATAGCTTTACTAAGGAATTTCATTAAATCAACCATAGTTTTACTATCAATAAGATTTGAATAAATTTCTTCTAATGAAGTTTTTATTTTCTTAGATGCGGCATCCCATGATTCTGCATAAATATCAGCTTGCTGTTGTAAAGAACCTTCCGCACCTTTAGCTGTATTTAAGTTCTCTTGGAAAACATCCCACTTATCCATTAAGGCAATTAATTGACTATACTGACGAGTACCTGCAACTGCTTGTGCAACCGCAATCTGAGTATCCTTAGAGATAGTCTTCCATTTAGAACCCATATCGTCTAAGATATCGTCCATATCACGAATTTCGCCCTTTGAATCTTTGATATTTACCCCAATAGCTTCAAGAGCCTTAGAATACTGACCTAATGTTGTTCCATCATCTAATGTATTGCCTAACTCTAAGTCCTGGATACGCGCGAATAATGTTTTAAATGCAGTACCTACAGTATCTGCGGACTGACGAGTTTCTGCAACAACAGTTGCAAGAGCAGAAGTAGCATATTCATATGATAAACCTACGGTATTACCAATAGAAGCAAACTTTTCAAGACCTTCCGCAATTTCATCTGTACTAGATGCAGTTGCCGCACCTAATGCAGTAAGAACATCTGCAAAGTATTCTACGCTTTTTGAACCATCATTAAAGTTATTCCAAATAGCAGTCATGTAAGAAGATACATCTGCAGCAGTCTCTCCTGTAACACTTGCCATCTTTGTAACTGCATCAGTACGCTCTTTAACTGCGGCAGTATCAAGACCTTGCTGATAGAAGATTAATGCCGCATTTGTATATGCAGTTGTTGTTGTATTTAAAGCTTTGGCAGATTCATTTGCTTGTTTAGCAAATTTAGCCATATTATCTGAACTTTCTCCAGATACTATTCTAATTTCATTTAATGATTTATCAAGCTTTCTACTATACTCAAAAGCTTTACTAAATTCTGTCTGTACTTGATGAACGGCACCTGAAGCTACAGTCCATTTCGCACTATTTGTAAGAGTAGTAGAAAAACTCTTTAAAAGTCCTTCAGACTGTCTTAAAGGAACTTCCGCAGACATAATAGATTGCGCTAAAGATGTAAATGCTTTTTGACCTTGAGGACCTAATGATTCTAAATTCTTACGAACTTGAGAAATAGTAGTACCAGACTTATTTAAGTTTGTAACAAATTTAGATAAGTCAAGGTTATCTCCCTTGAAAGTCATTGATTGTGATAATATACCATTTAATTTACTAGCTTCTATTACAGCTTTGGAAATATCAGAAGATAAAGTATTAGTTGCTGTATTCTGCTTTGCGGCAACTGATAAATTAACTATCTGTTTCTGTAAATCTTGAATTTGAGCTTTTGCTCTTGAGGTATCGGTATTGAAACCTATATCAATATCAATTCTTTTTCTTCCTGCCATTCATTTTTCTCCTTTTTCTCTATACTAAAAAATGGGAATGCGATACGAATATCACATTCCCATTATAATTTTCTTTTTCTAAAATATTTCGAGAAACTTATGAACCGATAGAACATTTTAGCCCAATTTTGTCATAATTTCTTTTAATAATCCTAATGAATTAGGGTCTTCAACTTCCTTAATGATATTATCTAAATCTGCCTGTGTAGTAGCATAATCTTCATTAACTGCTTCTAAAATACCTAAAACAGAATTACGATAAGTATAAAAATTCTTAATTAACTCATCTGTAGTTGATTTTAAATAATCATATTCATCTCTTGGTATTAATGAAATAACTGCACTTATAGCATCATTACTTTCAAGAATGTTATATAAATTAGTAGGGTCTTCTTTTTCTTCATCTGTAAAGAAAATATCTGTATAATGATATATAACCCCTAAAGCAAAATACACAGACACTTTAAAAGGATTAGCAAAACTATTCTTTTCATCAAAAGAATTTTTTAATACATTTGTTGCAATTTCTATTTTTTCTTCGATAGGAATATATTGCTTCACTTTTATAGGGTGATTATTTATAGTTGCTCCCTCATAATATAAATCAGAGTTTACTGATATATCTAACTCTTTAAAACTTGGCATTATTAGCCCTCCTTTTATTTCTTAATTATAGTATATCATATTTTTTTTGAATTGTCAACTTGTTGTGACTTAAATATTTCTAGCATTCTATCTACTGCTTTTTCTACATCCTTATTCATTGCTTTTGTTGTTTTTCCTAAAGCATCGTATTTATTTTTATCAAAGAAGTTCTTTTCTAATTGTTTTTTAACTTCTTCTCTTGAAAAGCCTTTTGTAGTTATACCATCTATTAAATTTATAAGAATATTAAGGATATTCTGAACAGATTTATATGATTTAATAGTAGCACTAGATTGTCCTATAATAGCTTTAACAGAATGTTGTAAATAAAAATCTTCAGCATTATCTCCGCCAGCCCAAGCATCTACATTATCATGTTCCAAATTATTTATAACATTATTATATTTTATTTTTTCAAAAGTTTGATTTTGTATCATTTTTGAAGCGATTATATCAAAAGCTTCAAAAAAATGTCCTTTATTAAATTTTGCTTTTTCATTAGACAAGTTTTTATCTTTATACCATTTTTTATTGCCATTATATGCAACTTGGTACATCATTCTTTCTTTACCATCTTCATCTGTTACTTTAGTCTCTACTAAGACTTTTTTATCTATAGCTTGTTTAAATAAGTCAAAACCTTTTTTTGCCTGTGCATTCAGTCCTGATTGTTTTTCATGAAGTTGTGTATTATTCTTCATTTTAGCTTCATTAATTGCATTTAAAGCAGTATAACAAGCCACTCCAATTTTATTATCATTTTCTTTCATTGCATATAAAACTTCATAATCATCTAACTCTACTAAAATTGTATCACCGCTATCTGTTTTTGCATAGATATGATAATCTACTTTTTGGTCAGTAAGTATTTCTCTTATTTTCATAACATAAACATAGGCTTTTCCATATATCTGGGCTCTCTTTGTTGAAATTGTTTTATTTACAGCTCCGTATGTTGCTGAAATTCCTTGTTGTATACTTTTAAATTGACTCATATCTGATTCTTTCAATGCAAGTGAGCTTAATGCTGTTTTCATTTTTGCTGGAGTTATTTCATTCTCATGTCCCTCGTTTTTCCACTTTGCTTCAATTTGCTCTTTTTTATTTTGAACCTCCTCCAAAGAATCAAGAGTTTCTAAATCTTTTAATAAGTGTTTGAGTTCCTTTTGCATAGATTTTAAATTTGCTAAAATTTTTTGACTCATTTGTTGAATATCTTCAGTTTGAAAAACACCATCTAATTCTTTGATTATTGATGTTACTTCATCTTCTGTAAAAAGGGTAGAATAATTACGCATTGTCTCACCTCCTATAAACAAAAAAAAATGCGGGGTCGAGTATAATAACCCGACCCCGCTAAAGAAATCCTTGACCGGGATTCCCCGCTTACGCGATTGTATAAGTTCCAGTAGCTGTCTTAGTATTGTCTTCTACACATTTAACAACAATCTTAACTTCTTCATCAGTAGTTCCTCCTGCTGCTGTATAGTCAACTGTTACTTTATTTCCTACTACTGTTGTGTTCTCTGTTGCATCAAGAGCGTTTACAGTAGAACTTACTAATGCGCAAGTTCCTTCTGTTTTTCCGTCTTTCTGAACTGTAACATCCCATGATACTTTTCCTACAACACTACTATCAGGTTCTCCTAATGAAATAGTGTATACCGGCTCTGCCGGCTCTTCTTTAGGGTGTAGCTTTGTGAGTATCTGCTGGAACATCCTTATGATATGTTTCATCCTCTGTTGTTCCATCTGTACCTACAACCTGGATAGTACACATAACTTTCTTTGTTCTATCAAAGTAAGTATATCCAGGGAATGCATCCATTGTGAATGTGAATGTACTTGGGTCTCCACTAGAAGCCATTGTAAATGTCATTGCTGACTGTACTTTAGCTTTAGGAATTGTAATTGTAGCTGCCATATCTTTACCAGTAGCTTCACTTCTGAATAAAGTATCAGCTTCAACATAATAATATCCACCGAAATCTTCTGGAGCAATAGTGATTTCAGATACACCTTTTTTCATTGCTACATAGAAGTCTAACTTAACAACAGTACCCTTAGTAACAGCTAAAGATGCATCATCCTTAATTGTAAATTCAGCATTATCACTAACTTTTACAAGATAATCATTCTCTGTTCCTGTTGCACCTGTAAGTGTAACATCTGAATAATAATCAATACCTGCACCTGAACCATCAAGCTTTGTAGCATATACTGGAATATCTCCACAGATAGTAAGCTCTTCTTCATTTGTACCTAATTCATCATTAAGCTCAGCTAAGCTTATTTCTACCTTACCTTCATCACCAACTGTTGCATCAATAGTAACATGAACATGCTGAATTGCATTTTCACCAGCTTCAAGTAATCCTGCACCTGAAAGTACAGCAAGACCCTGTGGAGAAATTAAAGCATCTTCAACTGTGAATGTCATAGTCTTTTCACCTTCCCAAGCGATAAGACGAGAGTTACCTTTACCACCTTGAGCATATACTGTTGTTGTAGCCTGCTCTAAAGTAGATGTTTTTGCACTATCAATGAAAAATGCTGGCTGTCCAGCTTTGAAAGTTTTCTTTCCGATTTTTTGGTTATTAGATGTAGCCTTAAAAGTTACATCGCATATTTCGCGGACACCAAACTTCATTATATTTTTCCTCCTTAAATAAATAATTTGCTATGAATGGATGTCTCCCATCCAATTTTCAACTTCTTCTAAGTCTTTAGCTCCTGCAATTTTAGCTTGAACATAAGCATCAAAACTTTGTTTCTTTTGAAAACGAGTAAACTCATCTAATAATTGATAAACTGTATAATTCATAAGTTCATTTATATCTTTATGATTACCAACAGAAAGAATAGAAACATAGCGAACAAAAATTGAAACTTTTTGATTTTCATTTTCTTCTCCATTTTTCTTCTTATCAAGAGTCTCATGTCTCTTTTTCAATTTCTCAGCTATCTTGCGGGCTTGCTTATCCGCAGGGTCATAGACCGCCGCAGTGGTTGTAACTTTTTTAAGACAAAATAAATCACTTATTCTATCTCTAAAAGAAGTAAAATTATCATTATTTATTTCCATAAAGATTCCTCCATTTTGGTCTTTCAAAATAAGTTTATCTTTATCTATCTTTAATTGACAGTTTGGAAATAACAATGCTAATACTAACATTGCATCAGTTCTATATTCATAGCGCTCATGACTATTCATTACTGACATAAATATATCAAAATCGCTTTTATCCTCTAAATCATTTTTGTCCTTAGAAGATAAAAGTTCTTTAGAAAAATTTAAAAATTGTGTACCAATATTAAAAGCTCGTTCTCCTATAAGAGCAATCTCATTCATTGTTGGATTATGAATAACCGCGCGTCCCTCAATAAAGGGAATGTCATTCTTTGATAACAATAATAATTCATTAATCATTATCTTCATCTTCTTCAGGAATTGAATCATCATTTCCATGCGTTGCTTGGTACATTAAGCAATAACCAGATAAATCATTACTTAAAGTTACTTCAGTGCAACCAAAAAAATTTAATGTTCCTATTCCCGAAAGTTTTGTTTTATTTAAAATAGCATCTATATATCCAACAATCTTTATTGGTCTTAATTGATAATTTTCTAATTCCCAGTAATCAGTATGACATAAAACATCTATCTCTACTATACAGTCTCTATATTCTGGATTACTAGATTCAGTAAAATTATCAAAATTAATTCTAATATATGATTTTACTTCTTCATTTTCTTTTCTCTCAATCTTTGGACTTATCCTGATATATCCATCATCCAATAATTTCTTTATAGATAATCTGTTTACTTTATCTATATAAGCAGGATTTGTTTTGTCAATTAAACAATCTGAAGTATTTACTGCAAGTAATCTTTTTAAATAATTACTTACAGTTTTATCTTCTATAAAAAGCTTACGAATAATTGATTCCAAATCTTTTTCGCATGAAAGAAAAGAAGATTTTGGCTCTCCTTGAAGAGTCGAGTTCATTTTCTGACTTCTAACTCCCATTCTCTATTCTCCTTTTATCTCTATAATGATTTAATTGTTACATTAAGAACAATATCATCTTCATCTGGTTTCCGATATACGATATCAAATTTTGCAGATTTTCCTGTTAAAACATTTAATATTAATGAATTATCATTCGATTCAACAATTTTAACTTTATTAGAATTAACTACAAATTTTCCACCAGTATTATTTTTAATAGTATAAATGACATTTTCATCATAAGGATTTATAAATTGCGGACCGTCGATATAAGCTTCTTCAGGAGAAAATTCTTTCTCTTCTTCCTTGACTTTATCTTCTTCAATCTGGTTATCCGCATATTCATTTAGATAAACTTCAATAATATTATTATTAGAATATTTATCCGTTGCCGCAACTTGCCATCTATGCCATTCTTCTTGCTTTTCACCATTTTCATCTATATAAGAAAAACTTACTTTAACTACATTAAATCGTGAAAAGTAATTTAAAGTCTTTTTATTTTTTGTTATATGCATTAACATAGAGTAATTAAGATTATTAAAATATATACCATGTTTTTGACTCCAAGATATATCTGTTTCTATTGGACCACGAAGATAAACCCAATAATGCTCTCCATCAATATCAACTTGATAATCGCATCTTGTAATATCTCCTCTAAAGTAAGCTTCTTCAGTATGTTGCTGTAAATTTACAATCCAATATTTCTCTGTTCTATCCCAATAGAATACAGTTCCTTCAGTTATACCTTTATCAAAATCAACAGAAATAACTTTCTTATCAAACTCTTCTGTTAATCGACTAGGATTTATAAGACAATGCACTTTTTGTTCATTTTCTTTTCCCTTATTAACTGTTATCCACTCTGACTGATATGAATTATTAAGCGCGGCATGAAAAGAATTTAATTTTCCTTTTACATTACGACCATTAAGAAAACCACCGCGGCTATCAAGTCTTTGCTTCATATTATCTAAGCCAGACATTGTTTTATTTTATTTATTAGTCCTAAACATTCAAAAATAGTTGCTCTAAATACTAAAAAATCAGTATCTTCAGTTAAGACTAATAATCCTTCTAATTTACATAATAAATGTAATAAATCTGTTTGGTCGTATAACAGACTTGACATTCCACCAATTTCTACAATTAAATTTTTTAAAGGAGTCTGCCAATCATCTCCTTCTTCTCTTGAAGGAAGTAATTTAAAAATACGATTTGTAATTCTATCTAAGTTTTTTTCAACTGCTTTAATACTAATATCAATGTCGTATTTCATAACCATTAAAAAACACTCCTTTCATTCGTTCTTCTTCCGGAGAAGAGAAAGGCATCATTAATGTAGGAATAGTAGTCTTTATAGAACCATCTTTATCAACAATTCTTCTTTTATATAACTTTTGAAGATGATTAGATTCTTGTTCATATTTTTCAAGTAAGTTTTTAATTTTTGCCATATGATTTGCTTGTGATGTAAATTTAAAATCACTTCCGCTATATCTCATAACAGTATTATCTGTTGTTGACAATTGCTGTCCTAACCATTCTATAACCATATCTAATGCAATAATATTAATCTCTTCAAGAGTTAAGTCATTATGAAAAGTGCCTCCGACCCATCCGGCCGCAGGCACTTCAATATTGTTACTTTCTACTCCTTTATATGTACCTAAACTATCATAATATCCTTCTTCATAATCAAAAATATTGAATCGCGGAAATTCAAATCTAGGAATTGATACTGTTAATAAATCTTGTAAATGACTATAAGTATCTAATTCAGTCCATTCCATGTACATATCAGAAGTTACTCTTGTTAAAAAATTATCATATATGGTAGAGAATGAGGTGTATATTTTGCTCATTGTAAATAAAGCACCTCTCTTTCCTATATTATTTTCCCATTGATGTTACAACATACTTAGGAGTTGTCTTTCTTACTGGGGCTGTGCTTTTCTTTTCTTCTCTTAATGGAGTTGTCTTTCTTTTTGGAGCATCAGCTTTTTCTTCTTCGCTATCATCATCATTCATCATATGATTAATCATAATAGCATTATCTATATTTAATCCTGTTTTCTCAGAAATCATTTTTCTTTTTCTTGTATCTGGAATTTCTAACTCAACTGCTAATTTTTGAGCTAAATCAATTCCACCTGCTGGACTGAAGTTTAAGAAATCTTCAAGTCTATCTAAGCTATCATCATCTACAGATAAAAGTATACTCTTAATATCTTCTTCTGTATATTTATATTCTGGCTCAACATGCATATTTAATGCGTTTAGAGCTTCATCATCTTCAACAATTAAAAGATTCTCAAGAATATATTCTCCGCCAGGAACATACTGTAAACTCTGTAATTCCGCGAAAGGAATATTTTTTGTCTCTCCTGGTACATTCCAAAGTCTAGTAATATTTCTATCTGGAATAGAATATCCTGTAGAACCATTATTTCTATTTCTAACTGAAATTAATTTATTTCCATCCATTATCTTTTCTTCTCCTTTTATCTCTAAAAAAAATGGGGAGATAAAATTAATTATCTCCCCTATTAAATTTTACTTAGGCTGCTGTTCTCTTAAGAGTTGTGTTCTGATATACACAAATTGCATTAGAGAATATAGCTCTTACGCCAACCTTCTTATAAATATGAATTTCTTCTGAATTATCATATCCTGTGAAGCTCTTAGCGATTGTACCACCTTCAAATGCAATCTTAACTGGCTTTTCAGCACCAGTAGGAATAATAAATGCATATGATGGGTCAATAACCTTTGTTGTATTTGTTTCATCTTCAAAAGACTGTGGTAATACAATTACTGTATGTCCCTTATAGTTACCAAGGTAACCATTGTTCCACTTCTGATTTCTCATCTCATCTGAAATCCAACCCTCTGAAGGAATCATTGTTGCTGCAAATTCAAAAGTACAATAAATTGTTGACTTTCCATAAGAATCAGCGATAGAAAGTAATCTATCCATCTGTGATTCATTGAATTTACTATCTGAATGCTTATTTGCTGCCTGAACATTCTTAGCAGCTCCAATTAACTGCTTCTCAATCTCAACATAAATACATTCATCAAGACCTTCAAGAACGATATCAAGGACATCTGCCATATTTACACGACCATCAAGGAATTCCTCGAAACCAATTCTAGCAGCGCCACCAATAGCGTTAGTTGTTACTTCGTAAGCACGACCATCAAGTCTGAATGCCTCGTACATACCATTTAAACCAACCTTACCGATGAACTGTTTTGCTCTTCTACGAGAAGCTGTTGTAATTCTCTGTAAGAAAATAGGTTTATCTCCCTGTGCGAATGTCTTAATTTCAGCAAACTGAGAATATTGCTGCATAACTCTCTCTGGTAAAACATCATCGAAAGTTTCTTCTAATAATCTGAATATTGTATTCTGATTTTCTACATAAGTTCTGTAATCTGGAGCTAAAGCCTGAAACTCTGAACGAAGTGTTTCATGCATATCTTCATAACCAAACTTTTTATCTCCGAAGCTATAAGCAACAGGAGAAGCTGGATTAGCTTTAGCAACTGTCTTACATAATGCTAACATATCACTATACTGTAATGCCATTATTATCTTTTCCTCCTATTACTGTACTCTTTGTAACTTTAATCCAGGCTGTCCGTCTGGCATTGTATAAACCTTAACAACTGCCCATGCCATACCCTTAGTAGGTACTGCAGTTTCACCATCAGCGTTCTTTGTAAGAACTAAAGTTTTCTGTGTTGTTGTTCCACCATTAGTTAAATCATTAACTGTTGTTTCTGTTACTGTTGGAACTAAAATATTACCAACTGCATAATCAACACCTGTAGCTACCATGTTTGTTGTATAAATATCTCCAATATTAGTCTTTACAACTCTTGGAGCTATACCACTCATTCTATAACCATACTCTGTATGAGCTGGGTCAATTGTTGCGCTTACAGTTTTTGAACCACCACCGTAAGGATTAGCTGCCCCACCTGTTGCTGGGTCAATAACTACAGAAGTAATTCTACCGATTGCCGCAGGATTAGTAACATAGTTCTCTCCTACTCTCATCATAGCAAAATCTTTATTTGCAAGGTAATCTTCATAAACCTTAATTTCATTTAATACTAACATAGGTTCTACGCCCTCAACTTTAGGTTCTGCTGTTACCTTTCCACTTGCGTAATCATAGTACATAAATTCACCATTCTGAAGTAACTGTACTGATGTATCAAGAGGTAAACTAGCAAACATCTGACCTGTATGGTAGTAAGACATCTGGTTTTCTTCAACCTGACCAAAACCAATTCTAGTAAATGCCATTTTTATGTTCCTCCTATTTTAATTAATGCTTTTTAGCTGTAGACTCTACCGCTTTTAACCAAGCTGGTAAATCACTATCAGATTCTAAAGAATCTAAATTAAATGTTGTTGAAACATCTTTAGAATCTTCTTTGTCATCATCTAAATTGAAATTAACTTTCTTTCTTACACAAATAACTGAAAGTTCTTTTTCAATATCATCTAAACTATAATTAGACTTGTTTTCAATGACATCTTTCTTATCTTCATCGCTAAGCATATAGAAAGACTGAATTAATTCATCTTTCTGCTTATCTTCGATGCTTTTCTTGAAAGCTACGAGTTCGTTATAAGACTCCTCTAATGAAGTATATTTAGCCTGAAGGGCATCAAACTCTGACTGAAGTAATTCAAAATTTTCATTTTTCTTCTTATCTTCGTCTTCTTTTTTATCTTCACTATCTTTTTTGTCTTTATTATCAGAAGATTCTTCTTCCTTATTATCCTTAGATTCATCTTCTTTATTGTTAGAAGGTTTCTCTTCTTCATCCTGTTTCTTGAACTCTTCTATTGTATTTTCATTTTTCTTTTGAACAGTTTCATCAGTTTTGTCCTGCTCTTTTGAAAAATTTTCAACAGAAGTTTCATCAAGCTTAGTCTCTTCGACCATACTCATTGAACTTTGTCCTCCTTCTTTTTGAGTAGTTAATAATTCTTTTAATTGCTTCATCATAGTAAATAAAGTAGTAATATTATCTTCTTTACTAAAATTAGCACTTATGTCTGGTTCAGATACATTTGCACCTTCAAAACAAGGTTCAATATCATTTCCTAAAATACATAAGTTCTGAATTATTGCGTCATTTATTATGAAAAATTCAACATTAGAATTTCCCGTTTTTGCCCAATTTCCTTTTAAACTGTCTTTTTCTAATTTCATAGATTGCGGATTGTTATTATCTAAAGCTTGTTCACATTCTGGATAAGAACCAGTCCATAAAAAAGCTGTAGTCATTAAATATTCTCTTTCCGTTTCTACTCCATTTTCATCAGTATCAATAAATTTCTGAAACCAAATTTTTGCATTTGGAGCTACAAAACCATAAGGTCTTGTTGCATCACTAAATTTTATCCCATCTCCATCAATAGTAAGAATATCGCCATGGTCAAAAAAGTCTTCTTTATCTGCCCTATAATATCCAACAATAGGACAGCCTGGAAGTGTTTCTGCCATATTTCTAGCAACTTCTTTTGTGATTAAAGATTTATTGCGGTTTTCACCTACATATAAAACCTTTACTTCACATTCGGAGATAAGAGGATTAATTGAAGTGACATTTATAAATTCTGGCTTATCAATAGTAGCAACACTACGATTAAAAGCTCTTTTCATTATTTAATCCTCCTAGCTCATACTTTCTTTATTCTGTAAAGTTTTAGTTGATTTTTGGTCATCTTCTTTTTCAGGTCTTCCCGCCTCTTTTTCATTTCCATTTGCAATTTTTTTAGATGTTCTATCTAACATATCTGCGTTCATTACGCTACTTTGCATAGGTGGGATGAATAAACTAACTAAATCAAGAACTTCATTCTCAAAATAAGCAGTAGCTAAAATACTACTTTGAGTTTGACCTAAAGCTATCTGCGGCAACATCTTAGAATAACCTAATTGGGTTTGTTCTTTATATGCTTTTGAAAGTTCTTTATAATTATAAATAGTTGTAGTTAATAACTGTACTTTATATTGAACTTTCTTTGGACTTTTGTTATAAGGTTCTAGTAACTCATTTAAAAAATATTCAAATTGTAAAAGCATATTATACATTGTAGCTTCATCATTTAAAATAGATTTCTCTAATGCAATATTACCATCTGTATTAAACTGCATTTGAGACACACCCGCTTCATTATATAACTGACGCTCAACTCTTTGCAAATCATCCGTTTGCGCAGATGCATTACTATCAGTCATATCTTCTACACTAACATCCGCAAGTGTTGTTAAAACCTCTAAGCCTAAAGCATTTTTTAACATCATAACTGCATTATTATGAAAAGCCCTCATTTCATCAACATCAAAAATCATTTCTCCATTCTTGTCTAAAGGCATTTTTTGAACGACAAGTTTTAATAATCTTTGTAAGGTTTTCTTTCTATCAAGACCTTGTGCTTCATCTAAATCTAATATTAAAGGAATCACAGAAATAAAAGCAGGATATTCTTCTCCATTTGCAGTGAATCTAACTGTTTGTTTTGGGTCTAATAAATACCAACCATTTGTGTCACCTGAAAATTGAGGTGGTAATAAACCTTTTTTATATTTTACATATCCTTTAGAAAACTCTTTTGGGAATATGTTTAATACTTGTAATCTCTGTTGAATATCTCTAAAATTATCATCAAAAAATTTCATATTAAATTCAACTGCGGGTTTACCATTAGCTGAGAATCTGCTTCTGCAATAATTTGGTGGTAATTCTTGTAACACAATTCCACCGCTTTGTTCAACTTTATATCCATAATAACATCCATGTCTTAATACTTTTAATGCAATTTCACCCAATGTTTTTTTAACTTTAAAATTATCTAAAGTTGACATTGAATTATAAAAACCTTTTAATAGTTTTTCTTTATTCATATTTGGGTCATTAACATAAGGAGTAATAAAATAGTCATATCTATACATAAATGCCATATATCTTAATATTCTGGAATAAATCCCACTTGTTCGATAAAAGAAATCAGAGATTTCTCTCATTTGTTTTAAATCATATCTATCTATTGCTTGTAAAATAGTATTTTTATCAGCCAATCTTGGATTTGCTTTCTTTAAATCACTAAGTGTTAAAGTTGCATCATCAAGTTTCTTTTGACCTACTTTTACACTACTAAAATAGATATCTGATTTATCTTCAGAAAACATATCTTTGTAAAAGGTTGTCGGAGCTGAAGGTTCTTTATTGAACATATCAAAACCTTTTTCTCTAATCTCCTTGGTTCTTTCAGTCACTAATCTTTCGCCCCCTTTACTTTCTTATTATATCAAAATTTTCGTTAAAAGTCAATAACCTGCGGCTTTTAATAAATAATCGTAATCTACGAGTCCTTCTTCCCAATAAGGAACAATAACTAAAGTATAATTATGTTGTTGACAATAAATTCTTTTCATCTTATCATTGTATTGCTGGCGATATAATCCTTTAGTACCTCCAAATTTCGACTTGGCCTCGTAGTGTTGGATACCTTGATACTCGATTAAGAAATCTATATCTCCATTATCATCGAATACACAGAAGTCAAAACGCAATGGTCTTCCACTTGAACTTACTAAGTCTGGAAAACTATATTCCTCTTGAAAAGGTAAATTTGCCATTGTTAAAATTTCTTCAATTTTTATTTCTCCGCGAGAACTTCTCAAATTACTCACCTCCACATTATGTGCAATGATGTAATCCTTACTATATTAATTAAAAATAAGTACGGGCAAATTACATAAATCTGCCCGCATTTTTTAACTGAAAAACATCATCTTTGAAATATCTCTACTATGTCTATCTTTTTTCCTATCTTCTTGCTGTTTTATATAATATAATCCATACTCAAAAGCAGAGAATTTATCTTTCTTAATTCCTCTATTAGCTTGCTTAAGAATAATATTTACACCCTCGTTCTCTTCCACCAGATTCAACATCTGTTCCTTTAGTATCGTGGTTAAAGTGAATGGTATCAACCTTTCTGCACGTTGCTCTGGAGTCATTTCTTGACCAACTTTTGTAGACATTAACTTTATTTTTGCATCTCTTTCATCAATTAAAAATTTAATTTTTCCACTAGATATTTGAGTTTGACAATAGCTATGAGCTTCAGTATTGATTGGCGCATTAGCCTTAATTAAATACATCGCATCTCTAACCATATCATCTGTTTTAAATTTCTTATACTGGTCATACCAATCATCGAAAGTTCCGCCTTCTACTCCAAAAGGTGGATAATATTCTCCTGTTTTCGGGTCTTCTTGACCTATTATCATAAAGTCCACAAGTCCAGCACCTAGACCATTGGCATCTATAACCACGGTTCTCGCACGATATTTGTAATAAAGTTTTTTTATATTTATAGCTTGAACTCCAAAATGTTCTTCATCATAGCTATAAATATTAACAAGAGTCTTCAATGCTGTTCCTTGCACTTGCGGCGTTACCTTTATAACCATAACCTCAGTTGTACATCCAAAACGACCTACATCGACTGAAAGTATATAGTATGCGTTCTTTGAACTTCTTGAACTGAATTCATATTCTGGTTGAAGTAATTGACGATATTTATCAAATAATTCATTAGAGAAGAAAGCATTTTCCGCATCTCCTGACCAAATACTCCGATATTCTCGGTCAAAGGAGGCATCATTGAAAGTACCTTGTAATTTTAACTGGTCTACAAAGTCTTCACTTAACAAGCCCGCTTCAACTGGAACTTCATATGTTCCACCTAATATCATTACTTCACCTGGGTCTAGAATTGAATCAATTAACATCTCAATGAGGTGCTCGTATGCGAATGAATTCTTCCATCCCGCAGTCGTAATATATACCTGACTTTTATTTACTGTCTCTTTAGGGTCTCTACTACCATCTGCGAGTCGTCTATCAACATTAGTTGTCAATCTTTTTTTGATTGGACTATATCATCAACTTTTTTCCATCTCCAGCCTTTATGATGAATATTTATAGTTGTTCCATTACATATTGCAGCAATAGCTTGATAACTACCTTTTATTGCATTTGCTGCTTCTTTATAAGAATTATAAATTTCTAATATAACTAAATCATCGTTGCATCTTGCAACTTTCACTCCAGGGTGATTTTGTTTTTGAATAGGTTCTAATTGAAGACATTCTTCATCTGCATATCTCCATTGATATTCTCCGGTTCTTTTTCTATTTCTTCTACAACATTCTGTTATTTTAGATTGTTGTAAATTTAACTGTCTTGCTGCCTCAGTGGCACTTTCAAAAGTTCTAATCTTTTTCCCTGCTAAATTATATTGAACAACAGGTCTTAAATGGGAACTATTTAAAAATTTACCTTCTAGAACCGCTTTTTGAGAATTCTCTTTTGGCGTTACCCATTCTAAATTTTCAACATTATTGTTACTTCTATCACAATCAATATGATTCACATAGGGCTTGTTTTCAGGATTCTTAATAAAGGCTTGTGCTACAAGTCTATGAACTCGACATGATTTTATCTTATTTGGTAATGATAAAGTTACATGTTTATACCCTTGTTGAATTCTTTGTGATAATATTTTTTTAGTTATATCATTTCTAACCTCTCCAGTGCTAGAAACACTGTAATTAGTCTCTTTTTCATCTATAAAAATTTTTTTCCATTGAATCATTTTTTTAATTCCTTTCTATAACTCAGTTTTATCCCGGGATATACATACCCTCAATAAAATTAAAAAAATGAACAATTTTATTTTATATTTTTGACCAAAAATTTTAAAAAGTTGCGGTGCGCTTCGAGCTGTGGTTATTCTCAGCCCTAACCAGGCGTATTTCTCCTCTGGATAGTCTCTACACTTTTTTATAACAAATATAAACTTAGCACGGTCTCACTTTATTTATAGCCTAACCGTTAGCAGTATATCCTTATACTACACCCCATAACCAATGGGTTCACACCGTTCATGCACTAATTTATTACTAAATTAGGTCCCACAACCTTATAAGTCTAGGAATAATTATTTCGTTCAAAGCAGTTCCATCAATAAGTACACACTCTTCCATAGCTCCACCTGTACGACGTTGACCTCTGGATGACTCCCTTGCCGCAAGAATATCAATAGTAGAGCCATTCTTAAAGATATATTTTACATTATCTTTTGATTTTTTTGAGGCTCCTCTATCCCAATTAATTTCTTTATTTAGCGCGGGAATAAGCCGACAAATTTCTTCAATCTTTGCGATTGTAATACTTGCAGCTTGCTCTTTTCCACCTGTAGTTACAAATAATGCCGCACCTGGATAAAGAATTGCACGCAACATTAAAGCCATCATAGTCAAGAATGATTTACTATATGCACGTGGAAAAACTGCATAGACTCGACGATGTCTCATAACCGACCTTAAGAAAACTCTCTGATAAAAATAAAATTGGAAGTTACAATCTGGTCCTTTAATATCATCAACAAAGATATCTGGATATTCACGATAAAAAGCAATAGCCTTCCGCAATTCGGGAAGGCATTCTCTTAATCTTTCTTCTGAACAACCTACTTTTTTATTATCTCTTTCCGCGGAAAGGTCTAGTATACTTTGTAAACTCATTACTCAACCTCCATACTAAAGAGACTTCCAAAATTATCTTCATCATCATCTTCCGCGATATTATCTTTTTCTTTTTCTTTCTGTTGATGCTCTATATACTCTTGAATATCTTTATCTGTTAATTCAATCTGCTCTTTACCTTCTAATTTTGCTTTTTCCTTATTTCTCTTTTGTTCTTCAAGGATTTCACGCTTCTTAAGATACTGCTCTATCTGTTGCGCTAATCCAGAATCACCATCAACAAGAGACTTAACATAAGATTTTTCATCTGCAATAACAACATCAACCTTATCCTGCGGAGTTTCTGTATAAAATCTTGGAATAAATCCGCCCTCTTTTTCACAAAACTCTACTATGCAACCAATAGCATCAAAGTCATTACTTTTATCTTCTTTATTCTGTGCTTCCGTAAACTTCGCAGCTTTCATTTGTGCATCATAAACTCTTGATAATTTTTGATAAGATTCAATGTCTCCGCTATCAAGAGCCTGATTCATTTTTAATGAAGTCTTACAAATAAAAATTAAAGTATCTATAGTTGCCGCAGAATGTATATCAAATGAATTTGTAAAATCATTATATTTCTTTTCTAAAGTTACCCACTCTTCCGCAGAATAAAATCTACCCCATTTTGTAGCTAAATAAATCTTATCCTCTTGTGTTAAATCATTTCCAACATCTGGTAAATCAATTTCTTCAAATGGATTATTATTTACAGGATAAACAGATGCTCGCGCGGCAGCCCGATATGCCGGATTAGCTTGTCCATTCTCATATGGGTTGGGTAAACTCTCTGGCTTAGGTATAGGTTTCTCAATCTGCGTTTCCGCGTATGTTTGATATTGAGATTCACTAATTGCACCTTCATCCGCGAGCTTCCGCATATTCTCAAGTTTTTCATCTTCTTCTTTTGCCGCAGCCGCCCTATTAGCAAGTTCATCTGCTTCCCGCACCAGCCGCTCAGTATCAGACCAATGATATTTATTCCACTGATTTAATTTCATTTTCGCGAGATAACGACCAAAAACACTATTTCCAGTCATTTTATAGGGGTCTTTCGCATATTGTTTGTCTCTAATCTTATCCCATTCCCAAGGGAGATATGGAACATCAAATTTTTCCAATAGCCATTTGAATGTTTCTGGCTCCCAGTTATTAATATGCATAGTTAAGCATTGTTTACATAATTCGCTTTTACTACCATCTTTATAAGTAAAAAATTGTACTGCGCCCATTGTCTTACGACATTTTTCACAGTAATATTTCCCTGGCTCTACTTCTTGTGCGCCCATTTAGTCAACTCCTTTACATTATTTTCTTTTATTTCTACAACACTTACATATACTGTAAAAATGGTCTTTGCTTGTATTATTTTTTGAAAAGAATCTATTACTAGCTAACTTAATTTGCCCACATCTTGAACATTTTTTCCATTTTCCTTCTGCTTTGTTAGTATAATACCAAACTAACCATTTCTCTTGTGCCTTTTCCGCGAGTAATTTTGGTATCTTATTCCGCCAAAGAGAAGATATATATTCAACAGAATGATTTACTTTATATTTTATTTCTAAGTATTCTTGGATATCTACATTCTGATAGCCGCGAATCTTTAAAAGAGTAATATCATAATATATTGGATAATCATATTTTAAGGTCTCATCTATTAGATTGTCTAAATCTACGAGAAACCATTTAACATCACTATTTAGTTTATTCCAAGTTTGGATTCTTAATTTTTCATAATTACACAATACCGCGCAAATATGTTGCGGCACGAGTAAACTTAAAATACCATCAGTATGAATTTCATCATTTTCATCAACAGTTACATGTTCATCTAAATCTAATTTTGCTACACTTTTAAGGGGATTTATACAATAGATAGGTTTTTTATAAGAATTTTTTATTACATACTGGTCTTGACTTGCTTCTATGATATGTTTTTTTATTTGATATGCTTTTTTGCCTCTTGCTGTTTTTAATTGTTCCTTTAATTCTTCTATACCCTTGCGGAGTTCCCTTAACTCAGGCATTTCCGCGACATCCGCATCTGTGATTTCAAATTTTGGTTTAAATATAATATTTTTGTCATTCGCAATCATATTATATATGCCATCTTCGCCATTTTCTAATCTGCCTACAAGTCCTTCAAAAGATGTCTCTCTTACATTTACTGTTTGCATATGGTTATCTGTTAAGATTTTATTTTGTTTTCTTTCTTCTTTATCCATAGCAAAAATTATGTAGTTACTTAATTTTTCTAAGTAAGAATGAGTTAATCTTTCAGGAGGAGTGTTGGCAATAATTTCTTTTACTTTTTCTACTCTTTCTGCAGGTGATTCAATACTAAAATCCATTTTAATATAATCACTATTTTCTTTTTGTTGCTCCATTAGTCTCTCCTTATTCTTATTCTTATAATAATTATACCAAAAAAATTTTCATAAGTCAAGGACAAAAGTAGATAATTTGAAAAGAAAAAAATTTTTTGATATAATTATTATAAAGGAGTGATAGAATGATAGTCGCGGCAATTGGTTTTAATAAAATTGAAGATATTGATGCGGAAATGCAGAAGTTAATTGCGGAAAGTCAATGCTATTTATTTTATATGTTGGTAACAAATAAAGATAGTATTGCCGCTAAGTGGGCTGAATCGGTTGGTGCGCCGACTCGCTACATAAAAAATGCGGAAACCGCAGATATTATAAAAAATTGTGATTTCCTATTAATTAATTTAGGAGATGGAGATAATATTAAATTAAATAACTTATTTATGGCATATAAACAAACGGGGAAACATGGGAGAGTTGTTCGGAATTAATCTCGTATTTTAATTTGGGGTGTTTCGTATTTTAAATTTCAAAAAATTTGGGGTGTGTGAATGTACCAGCTAAATATGATTTCATCGAATTAATTTTTCATTTTCCCATAATATATCCCCGGGTAAAAGAGAAAAATTTTTTTTATTTTAAACTGCTGGCTACCTCTTGCGTATGGTCTGTAGTTTTATCAAAAAATAATCAGTACACATCAAGAGTATAGTCCCGTACATTTTCAAATCGTCGGAGCGCTTCCTCCCATAAAGCGCACCGCATTTTACTATATTTCTAGTCATTTAAACATTTCAAATTCTAAAAGTCTAATCAAATAGTCAAATAAATTTTCCCACAACTCATGCGTCTAAAAAACTAAACTATTCTCGGAGCTGAACAAAACGGTGAACAAATGTTCGGTGCTTCCAACTGGTGTATTTTCTTTTGTACAAATTGCACAAAAATATCTGTCAAACTTTGTGCATTTTGCATATTGTAATGAGTGTGCGGTGGGTGTATTATAATGGTGTCGTAAGGCAATGGCGACAAAATAAAATAAACAGTCCTTGAAAGACAAGGGCAGAAAGAGGTAAGATATGAATCAGGTAATCATAATAATGGAGAAGGAGAACCTTCTCATAGAAAGAACTTCCATTGTGGAGTTCAAAGCCCCTTATGGTAAGGGTGAGCTTCGCGCAACTTTAAACAAATTGCGTGGAGAAATCTTCGATTATATCGAAGATGACTACACAACTGTTGATTACAATTGTGTAGGTGTGTTCCTTAATAGGACACAGGCTCACATTTTTGACAGGGACTATAGTGGTCCTTGGGGCTGTGGAAGTATTCCAGCAGTCTAATATAGATTTAGCTGGCTCATCGGCTTGACGGAGAGGAAGGAATAAAATATGATTAGAGGCTTTAAAATGCCAGTGGACATGCCACTGGCAGGCTATGGTAAAGCAGAGGAAGGAACTTACCTCTGCACAGACGGAGAGGCTGTTATCCGTCTTGAGGAGGTCAAGGAGTATTCAGCAGCTCCGCACCTCTGTCAACTCCTTTTAAGAGGGGCAATATTCACTGAGGGAGAATGGTTCCCTTGGGAATATGAGGTTGATTGCCTCAATTCAGCTCCAGAGTTGGAGTTTGAGGGTGAAGTGTTAAACTTCATTCTCGACCATGTCGCTCATTGTGTGGGCGACTATGAGATTCAGACAAAAGAAGCTGAATCTTATGGAATTTATAATGGCAATACTCCAATCTTTACAAAGATTGAGAGTTATGGCAAGGCACAGGCAGTGTTCTACAATACTGCTAAAGCCTGCAAGATACTAGGTCTTAGATGTGACTTGGTGAATGAGAAAACAGGGGAGGTGATAGCATGACCTTTATAGAAGCAATAGTGATGGTGGAGCAATGCTCCACTGTCACAGAAGCCAATAGTCAGATTGACTTTGTACTTACACACATAGTCATATCTGATGACGAACTTCTTAGTCTTATGGAGTTCATTATTGGCTTTATGTCTAGTTTATTAGATAAGTGCGGAAACTGCTAATCCGCACTCACCCAGTTTAAGGAAACTAACTTAAGTTAGTCAAGCTTAATGCTTGTTAATTCAAACTAACTCAAGTTAGTCTTCCCGAAATCTAATTAGTTTAGTCTAACTATTGTTAAGCTTGACTAACTTTGGTTAGTTATTTTGAACGGCGCGCTTCCTCCCATAAAGCGCACCGCATTTTGCCTATTTGACTACTTAATTAAACTTTTCAAATCGACATTGGGTGCGACTACAAGACTAATCATATCCCATAATGAGTGACTATCTGACTACAAAAGTAGACACATCGTCACTATTGATGACTAAAAATGTAGTCAAATAACTGTCTGCTGCATGTGTTTGGGTGCGTGAAAAGCCTTGAAAATAGGGCATGAAAAAAATTTTAAAAATTTTTGAAAAAAGTGTTGACATTAAAAACTGGGTATGATATTATAATGGTGCGGTGAACGAAAACCGTAAAATAAAATTGATAGTCTTTCAAGAGAGAGACAGAAAAGAGGTTATTATGAAAAAGTTAAATTTTGGAAGTAAAGGATTAAATTTAGTACTTGTAGCTAAAGAGGGCTACAGTGGACTTTATAAGGAAAACTTACATATTAAGGCAGTTTTCAATATTATCAATAAAGACCCTGAATGTAGCTTTTCAGTAGTTGTTGAGGGGCATGAGCTTCCACCAGTCACAGCAAGCGCACCGCAGTTTAAAAATGGAATGACTGAAAAACAGTTAATTGCAGTTTTAAACTCTTACATTAGCAAATTAATAAGTCTCGGCTATTAAGCCGGGACCTCCCAAGAAAAAGAAAGCGAGGTAATAATATGATAAACATTAGGACAATAAGAAAGATAACAGAGTGTGGAGGACTTACCCTCAAGAATGGTAAGATAATCACATACAAGAGTGGTTATCAAGTAGCTACAGAGGGAGTAATGGTTACAACTCCCGAAGAGGCAATTAAAGCCGTTAGGGCATACGGTGGAAATTGCGGCTTATGGTTAGAAAATGGAGTTTACTTTGTAGACAAGAGCCACAGAGTGTCTACAAAAAGAGACGCATTAGCACTGGGTAGACAGTGCGCACAGATATCAATATTGAAGTGGGCAGACATGTCCTTAATATACTGTTAATGATTAGGGCTTGGGAAGCCAAGCCCGCATATAAAAATAAAAATGAAAAGTGAGGTTTAAAATTATGAAAAACAATAGTAAGAGAATAGTTAAGAGAGTAGCCCTGGGTTTAGTTTTAGGAACGCTTTTCTTAGGCGCAATATATCTTGAGGGTCACTGTACAAGAGAAGGAAGAGTAATCAGCAATGACAACGGATTTGTGCGGATTGCTGATAGGGCGGGCGATATCTGGGAGTATGATGGTTGTGATATCGCAGAGGGAACTAATGTCAAGATGTTATTTGATGTTGATGACCAGTCGACTAAATATGACGACATATTATTAAAGGTTTGGGTTGCCAAGTAGCGGCAACCCTCCCCAATTTGATTTGCGTTCTCTAATTTTAATTAGTTGTAATTATCTGTAGTTAGCTGTATAAAATTAAAGTTAGAGAAGACGAATCAAAGTTCGTTTTATAAAAGTAAAGTTAGCAATTTTTAACAGTTGTTAATTCAAACTAACTCTAGTTAGGATTTTATAACCCTAGTTAGATTAAGCTAATCCTTGTTAATTCAAACTAACTATAATTAGATTAAGCTAACTATTGTTAGGCTTATAAAACACTTGTTACTTCAAACTAACCTAAGTTAGACTAGACTAACTGGGCGGGCGGAGCACGTCCGGCCCCGCCGGAATTTGCCTATTATACCACCTTTTAGGATTTTTGTCAAGGGAAAAAAGTTGACATATTGCACAAACATTATCCCAAAATATTGTGCATTTTGTCACTTGCAATTCTACCCTTGACATGGTATTATAATAGAGAAGTAAGAAGTACCCACTTGAAAGGAGATTGATATTATGTGGATAGTGTATAACAGAGAAGATAGTTCAGATTGTGGTTGGGAAGTTGAGACAGAGGCAGAGGCAATCAGTCAGTGTGAAGAAGATGATAGTTTAACTTATGTATGGAAGAATAGCCAGCCTAGCTATTGTAGTTGTTCATCTTATTATGATTATTATTAGTTGAAAGGAGTTGATATTTATGATTAAGATTATTATTGCATTTGTTGTTGGAGCTATTGTTATGGATTTTATTCAATTGAAAGTTAATACTTATGAATTGAGAGATGGTCAGTTAATTATCCTCACTTTTGGAAAAGCAGTTTTCTCAAGATTTAGTGAGACTATTGTTTTTAGTAGAACATATCTTTTTATGCTGAAAAGAGGAGTAAATCCTTTCCATATTTCAGCTAATGAGACTAAATATTTTTATACGCAATTATCCACGGAGGATAAGGAAAAGTTCTTTAAAGCTATTCCTAAGAAGTATAGAGAAAAAATAAGACAAGATATTGAAAGGGCATGTAATAAATATTTGTAATATTATTTTAAAATGAAAGGAGTTGATATTATGACATATTGGGTTATTTTAGGAATAACAATAATAGCAAGAGTAACTGGTATGGAAGCCGCATATGAAGTATATCATAAGGCTTGTGAGTTAGCAGAGTTAATAGGTAGCAACTGTATGCTAGTTACTGAAGAGGACGAAAAAGTTATAACAAAGTATAAGTATGAGGAGGAATAATCATGTTAGTAAATTATCAAGTTACATTATTTTGTACGACTGGTCAATATAGACCAGTCGCCAGTATAGTCTCTTATGAACAAGAGGACGCTAGTATGGATTTATCTAAGGATAAAGAAAAAAGAGCGCCAATCATACAGAGAGGAATTGAAAAGATATGCGCGAAACGCTACTGGAAAGGTACAGTTTTAAAAAAATATGGATATACTAAATGTAAAATAAGAAAAATGGAGGAATAATATTATGAATATTGTAAGAACTGTTAAAATGTCAAAGGCGGAGCATGATGTAATTAAAAAATTTTGTAACATAATTTCTAGTGACGCAGAGTTAGATTCATATAGCTTTAATGAAATTTTTGATGATGTACTTGCACTAGATAATACAAGCAGAACAATATTCAATATTGAATATACAGATGAAGAGTAGGCGGAAACGCCTACTTTTTTTGTCACAGAAAGACCGCGCAGCGCGCGTCCGGCAAAGCCGGTATTTCACTATTGTAGCATACTTAGCGCTTTTTGTCAAGAGAAAAATGATATAAAGTTGCACAAAAATTTTCCCGAAATCTTGTGCAGTTTTGACTATTGCAATTTTGGGGCAGTCTGCTATAATGATACTTGTAAGGGAGATAACAAATGAGATTGCTAAACAACCCGAACAAAAAAAAAAAAAAAAAAAAAAAAAAAAAAAAGAAATGCTTGACAAATAGATACCTAAGTGATATAATAAGGGTATAGAAAGGAAGTAATGGTTATGGGAACAGAGACTAAGCATGTACCAAGAAAAACAGAGACTAAGTATGTCTTAAAAGTAATGAGATACTTAGATTGCATGGGAACGCAAGTTGCTTATGTTATAGATGGTGTATTTGAAGATTGTCAGAGTGCAGTCCATGCCGCAGAGAGACTACCACGCCGCCATGAACACAACAAGTTTGAAACTGGCTGTTGGAAGATAGTCAGAGCCACTATTCATTTAGATACTTTAGAAGTGGTAGAAAAGGAAATAGCCGGAATGACATTATTTATGCTTGACTAGCGCAATAAAATGTGCTATCATATAAATGTGGAAAGGAAAGGAAGCCATCAATCGACCACATTAAAAAATAAAAATCAGCTTCAAATATTATAATAAAGCGAGGTATTGCATTATGGAAAAGAAGATTACAAAGTTACAGGTTATCGAGGCTATGTTAAATGAGGAATTTATTCAGGATAATGAGATGTACAAGACATATCTTATGCACGAAAAGGAACTCCTTGAGAAGAAGAAAGCTAAGGCTGGGGCTGGTTCTGATAAGAAAGCTAAGGCTAATGAAGCACTGGTTGAGAAGCTCAAGGTTGTCCTTGACGGTTTCAAGGGTACTTCTACTCAGATTATGCTCAAGGCTATGAAAGACTTCCCTGCTGATGAAGCGGTTCAGGCGCTTTCTAATCAGAAAGTAGTTGCACTTCTCAAGATTATGGTTGCCAATGGCACTGCAAAGAGAGAAGAGGAAAAGGGCAAGGCAATCTTCTCACTTGTCTAATCTGCGGATGGGCGGTTGAAATACACCGCCCAATTTAAAAGAAAGAGGTATAGGGCATGGATAGTAAAAAAGAAGCCTTAGAGAAGTTAGCTTTAAAGATTTTCAAGGAATGTGAAGCAGACGGAGAGCCAGTCACAAAAGAAGAAGCTATGGAAATGGCGGAAATGGAAATCAAAGCTAAGGGAATAAAGAATTATGTTAAGGGTGCGGAAGCTGAAAAGAAACCGCGGAAGCCACGAGAAGTAAAACTCGATGATGAAAAAGTTGATTTTATCGAGTGTTTAAAAACCTTACTTGAGGGAATGGCACTGAATGGCAAAATTAGTAATGTCCAAACAGCTAATCCGCAGAAAGAATTAACCTTTAACATAGGCGAGAATGAATACTCGCTATCGCTGATAAAACATAGAAAGAAAAAGTAGCTGTAAGCTGATGACTAAACTAATAGTCATCAGCTTTTTATGCTCAAAAAAGACCGCCCTGTGGGCGTCCGGCTCCGCCGGTATTTTGATATTATATCACATTTTGGCATTTTTGTCAAGAGAAAAATCAAAATAAAAAATTTTTTTATTTTCCCAAAACCACTTGACATTTGCTTATAATCTGTTATAATTATAATTGTTCAAGGGAACAGATAACAAATGAGATTGAAAACAAGTATCCTTAACAAGAGCATAAAATAGAAATGAGGTATTGATTATGAAAGATGAATATGATGTAAGTATTAAGAAATTAGACCTTGAGGGCAATTATGATGATGAAGATAATCTGCCAACATATTTACACATAACAGGAGAACAGTTAGTTCTTTTGAGATGGCTTGAACGACATTGTTGGTTAGACCTTACAGAAGCAGATGTGCCACCTGAACCAGTTGATTTAGTAAGAGAAGTAAAAGAATATTAAGAAAAGAGGTATTAATTATGAATTTATTAGTTTTATTTATTATCCTTAACATTGTAAATGTTATCATTCAGACAGCTAAGTCTTTAATAACTGTCAAGTGCGGAAAAGGGGCTGCCGCCGCAATCAACGCATTAGCTTATGGTCTATATACTATTGTAGTAATATATATGATGTGCGACCTTCCGCTTCTCTTAAAGGCTTTCATAATAGCTATGTGTAATCTTATCGGAGTTTACATTGTAAAGCTGATTGAAGAAAAGAGTACAAAAGATAAGTTATGGAAAGTTGAAATGACAGTGAAGCCACATTATGCTAAAGAGTTAATGGAAACTTTAGACACTTTAAGGATTCCATATAGCTACATAGATATTGAGAAGTATATATTATTCAATGTCTATTGTGAGACACAAAAGCAAAGCACTGTTGTAAAGGCTATTGTAGAAAAATATCATGCGAAGTATTTCGTCGCAGAGTGTAAAACATTATAAAGGATTGGGGCTATACAGCCCCAAGAAAGGGGTAAAATATGTTTAGAAATATCGTTATGTTTTGTTTAATGTTTCTTATTTGTTCATTCTTCGGTATAATAATAATTAGTAACATGAATACTAAAAAGAAATGGTTAAAAATATTAGTATTTATTATAACTACAAGTATAATTGCGGGTTTATTCTCTTTTGGTCTTATACAAGAGGCAGATAGCGATATAAAAACATGGAATAATGGAATTTGTACAGAATGCGAAAATGGACATTATGAATTTGTTAGTGCTTCCAGTCGCGGAAGAGGTATAGGAGGTACTAACTATTATTATTATAAATGTGATAGTTGCGGAAATGTAATAGAAGTAAAAAATTTGTATCAGAATTAGTGCGGAAATCCGCACTTTTTCTTTACATTTTCACCGCGCTCTGCGCGACCGGCTTTGCCGGAATTTTGCATTGTAGCATACTTTCGGTAATTTGTCAAGCGATTTTATGTACTAAAATAAAAACAATTTTTTCCTAAAAAATGCTTGACATTCTCTTGTAGTAGGTCTATAATTATAATTGTTCAAGGGGAACAGAGAAAAACAGATAACAACCGAGATTGAAAACAAGTTTTTTAAAAAACCACTTGACAAAATAATAAAAAGGGTGTTATAATAAACACATAGAAATCAAAGAAAAGAGGTATCATTTAGAAATGAAAAAGAAATATTATTTAACATTGGACACGGAGACAGCTACATTACCTTTTGCAAATGAGATTGCAAAGAACCCAAAACAGAAACAGAAGATTGCGATTGCCAAGCCATTAGTCTATGATATAGGCTGGGTAATAACAGACAGATTAGGTAACAGAGTAAAGAGAGTTAATTATCTTATTCAGGAAACTTTCTTTGTACCCGCAATCTTCAATACGGCTTATTACCGCAATAAGCGTCCTATCTATGAACAGCTTCTCGCTGAGGGTAAAATAGGGGTTCGTAACTGGAATGATATGGTTGCAGAGTTACTGGAAGATTTGGAAATGTGTACTTGTACATGTGCATACAATGCCGCATTTGATTACAAGAAAGCAATTCCTTTTACAGAACAGTACATCGCACACCTTTACGCGCCAGGATATCAGTACTGGGAAGATAAGCAGAGAATGAGTTGTGAGAAGATTGTTAGGGGATATAAAGATGATAGAGAGAGTAATCCAGAGTATCTTAAACCAGTATTCAAGTTAAGAGATTTTGAGTTTCCTATCGTGGACTTATGGGCAGTAGCTTGTGAGAGATTAATCAACATTGATAAGTACAGAAACTTCTGTCTTGACAATAGCTTAATCACTAACAGCGGAGAGTTCTTTAAATCTTCCGCAGAAACTAGCTTCCAGTATTTAAACAAGAAATATGATTTCACTGAGGACCATACCGCATTAAGCGATAGTGAGATAGAAGCTGATATTCTTACAAAGGCATTAAAGAAAGGCAAGGTTGAACCAACACTCAAGGCTTTTCCTTTCAAAGAACTGGGTACAACTTATGATTATGTTATTAACAAGAGACCAAAGTCTATTCCAGTAGTCATTGAAGCCTTTAATAATTATCTTAGTCAGCAGATGACACATAATTCTTATGTAAGCAAGATTGAGGGCTTAATGTTAATGCTTGAGGGGTATTGTTAATAAGTTGGGGCTTTTCAGCCCCGACAATCTAAAAAAAGAAAAGAGGTATATAATATGAATAAAATTTTAGTTTTTGATATGGACGGAACAATAGCAGATTTCTATGGAGTTGAGGGTTGGCTTGAAGATTTAAAGAATTGTAGCACTCGCCCTTATGAGATAGCACAGCCAGTTTATGAGCCTACAATGTTAAACGATTTGATTAATACGCTCAAGATTAATGGTTGGAAGATTGTTATTGTAAGTTGGTTAAGCAAGGAAAGCAATAAAGAATATGACGCGGCTGTTCGCAGTGCTAAGAGAGCATGGCTTGAGCAGATAGGTTTCCCTTATGATGAAGTACATCTTGTCAAGTATGGCACAACAAAAGCCAATTGTACTAGACATTTAGGCGGATTTCAGATATTAGTTGATGATAATGAAAAGGTAAGACGCGGTTGGTCACAGGGTTGCACGATAGACGCGAGACAGGATATTATTGAAAGACTTAAAGATTTAATATAATAGTCAGTTGCGGGTAGGCAGAAATGCCTACCTTTTTAGTTATGACTAAAATTTTCGTCAGAAAATCATCGCCTGGAAGGCGTCCGGCTTCGCCGGTATTTACCATTATACCATACTTTTGATATTTTGTCAAGCGAAATCCGCGCATAAAATTGCACAAACATTTTCCCATAACTTTGTACATATTGTCTATTGCAATATCTACCCCAAAGTATTATACTATTCAATGTAAGGAACAGAGAAAAGCAGATAACAAATGAGATTGAAAACAAAGTTTTTCAGAAAGTTCTTGACAAACAAGTTACAAAATGTTATAATAACAATGTAGAAAGGAGTTGACAATTATAAAAAAATATGTTATCATATAAATATAGAAAGGGGTTGAGTTTTATGATTGTTACAATTGTTTTGGTAATTATTTGTTTCGGCGCATGTTCGCCAAGAGTTTAGAAAGTGAGGTAGCTGTATGATTAAAGTTTATACAAGAATAAAAGGATTAATGTACGCGGAAACGCTTGAGGAAGCAAATAAGCTGATTGTAAAGTATGGCGGATTTAAGGTTCTTCCTAGTTTAGTGCAGACAGTTTGGGGAAAGAAAGTGAGGTAATGATTATGATAGTAGATGTGAATACAACAATTGCCGCGAGAGACTTTGATAGTTTTGATGTAGGAGATTGTTTTATAGACAAGGACGGAGACTTATATTTAAAAGCTTTTCAGAAGAATGGCTGTGTAGCTGTTAATCTGCATAATGCAGAAATAATACCGCCAACAATGTTTGACGGAGAACTTCTTACTCCAATTATTGTAAAGGTGGTGAATGCTTAATGAAGATTATTGAAAGAAAAAAACTTAAGTTACTCCAGGATATCTCTTATGGTGACACTTTTAAGCAGAATGGAGAAATCTATATGAAGATTTACAATAAGACTACATCTGATACATGCTCTTATGGTGTAAATTTAGTAACTGGAGAGTTTCATGGTTTTTCAAACTTCGCTAAGGTTGAAGAAATAACTTTAAATGTATCAGAAGTATAATTAATTAAGAAAAGAGGTATGATAATATGAAAGTAAATAAATCAAAAGAACATGCAACAGTAAGTATTAGAAATCTTTTTGTAGGACAGACTTTTACTGCTCCAAGAAAAGGATATGGATATCTTAAAACTGGTGGTGAGATTGGATACTATATGAAAGTAGACCAGTCAAGCGGATTAACTAATAGCTTAAAACAGAGTGAAGATTTAGCTGTTAATCTTGAGACCGGACAGCTCCGCAAGTTTGATAAGGATTATCGAGTTACAGAAGTATCAACAGAGTGCAATGTTGTAGATGATTAATTAAGAAAGAAAGAGGTAAAAAATTATGGAAAAGAAGATTACTAAATTACAGGTTATTGAAGCAATGTTAAATGAGGAATTTATTCAGGATAATGAGATGTACAAGACATATCTCACACATGAGAAAGAGTTGCTCCTTAACAAGAGGAATAAGAACAGCAAGGATAATGAGAAGAAGTCTGCCGCGAATAAGGCTTTGACAGAGAAGCTGCTGGAAGTAATGAAAGAGGTAAGCGGAACTGCTACCCAGTTGACTTTCACACTGATGAAAGTTTACCCAGATGACGCAGATGTTATGGCATTAACTAATCAGAAAGTTACTTATCTCTTAAAGGAACTTGCGCAGGCTGGTACTATCAAGAGAGAAGAAATTAAGGGTAAGCCTATCTACTCTTTAACTGAATAATGCGGGCGGGGCAATGCTCCGCTCCCTTAAAAGGGGTGTTTAAATGAAAAATGAATTTTGCGAGGATTGCGCAGATAAAAATATTTGCAATGGAGATTGTCCATATTTTGAAGAAGAACAGAAAGAACTTGAGGAAAAAGCTAAGAAAATTAAGATAGACCACGGCGCAAAGGCAGAAAAATCTGAGAAAAAAGAGAAAAAACCTAAAACTGTTAAGGTTTCTGATGAAAAAAAGGAACTTTTTGATATGATTTATGGCGGTTTGATTGATAATTATGGCGGAAATGTGGAAATTTTAAAAGAAAATAAGTTAATCCAGGTTAAAATTAATGAAAAAATCTTCAAAGTGGATTTAATTGAACAGAGAGTGAAGAAGTCCTAGTGGCTTCTTCTTTTGTGATGTTATATGACTATTAAATTAGTTATGTAAAAGAACGGGCTGCGCCCGACCGACAAAGTCGGAATTTCCCACCCATCTCCCTTTAGGGCAATTTTCCGAGGGAAAAAGTCATTATCTCACTTTTTCCCATGTTCCCGAAATCGCGGATGTTCCTTTAGGGCTTGTTTGTGGAGGAAAAAGCGACTCCTGCCGCTTAATCCCTGTTAGCTCTCCACTCTTTTACTAATATAGGCATTGTATTATATTTCGTTTTAAATCTCTCAAGCGCGCACTTATAGAAGCTTTTTTCTTGAGAAATATCTTCTCCTTGTTGTTCACGATAGAATGCTTTGGCAGCAGCCGCTTCATCTATTCTTTCTTCTTTCAGTATATTGCGCCAATCAGTAAGAACTTCCGCAGATAACGGCTTATATGTTTTATAATCTACCCATACCTGGTGATTATTAGTTACGCCATATTTATCAAACGGTTCCTTTACATATCTCTCTGTTACAGAGCGCTGAGAGTAATGACCATATCTCTCTCTACCGAAAGAAGAAATAGCTTCGCGCGCAATTTTAGATTTACTATTAGGTTTAAATTCTGTACCTAAAGCTTTAATAGTAAAATCTTCATAATCTTTTTTCTTTTGTTCTAAGTTACACTTGCGAGGTAATTTTGGAATAGATTCGGGCATCTCTCCTTCTATCTCATAAGTGTAACGACCTCTTTCAGATTTTATTTCTTTAATGTCCATAAAATCTTGAAGATGGTCTATTAAATCATCATGTCTAGTATTCCATATATTTTTTGTAATACTATATTTTTGATTTAATTCGTTTCGTGTTAAAATAATCATTTGTTTTCTCCTTTTATATGATAAAAGACTTTTTGTCTTTTCCAATAATATATAAAAAGTATTGAATACCTTTTATTTAGTTTTGTCCAAAGAGACACCTATTTTTTCCCGAATTTTTGTGTATATCTATAATATTAACCACATACACAAAAATTCGGGAAATTCCACCTTGTAGTGCTCTTACATGCGGCATATTATTAATTTTGTGTATTTTTATGTATGCGACTTATCCAAAAAATTAAGACCAAATTTTTTCCTAGTCCTTAACTAACCGTATACACAAAATTTGGTCTTAAAATTTTAGCGTAAAATCCTTACAGGTACCCTTAGTAAGAGATAACACAAAAAATAAGCTAAAATTTTATATCTAACAAAAGCAATCGTATTGCGGGGATATGAAGAACCCTTCGCACCTATTTAATTTTATATCGCGCGGTTGCCGCGTTTGAAATATATAAAAATTTATGTTATAATATATATATAAAAGAAAAGGAGATAAAAAGTATGAGTAAAACTATTGAAGAGATGTTAGATGCAGGAATGAGTCTTACAGATATTATGAGAAAGGCTAAAGAGATTAAGAAGAAGAAGGACGCGGAGATTGACAGATTTAAGACAGAGAGAGAAGCTCTTCTTAAAGCTATCGTTACATACTTTGAAGCTGTTTCAGGTAAGAAGGATATGGTTTCCTCTGCGGAGATTGCTGAGTTAAGGAATGCACTAATCGAAGGAGAGAAGCTTATTGCTTCATTAGATAATGTTAAGATAAAGAAAACTCCAGATTTAGATTCAGAGGATGCAATCAGAGATTTTCTTAGGGGAGTTATGTAATATACCCTCCCCTTATATATACACCCCGGGATAGACGATATTCGTCTTCTTAGAATTTCAATCGAATAATAAAAAGCTATATGGGAGATAGGGGCTGCGCACAGCACAACTCCTATTTTACTATAATTTAATATAATTATATTATATTATATTTACAGCACAACTCCTATTTT